CAATAATATTGATTACAGTAAACATAGAACGATTAATACACTTTTAAATACATCTTAACAACGGACTATAATAAGTCTTAAAAATGGTTGTTCGTTATGTAGTTTAAATAATTAAAAGCGACTACGATTTCTTTAAATTATTAAAGAATAGTGTGTTCGGATAAAGAATTTCATCAAACGAAATTCAAACGTCACAGCAAGTACAAATTTGTATAAGTTTAAGTTGACGGTATACCTATTAATATATCAACCATGTGGATTAATCATGATATGAAAGTTATCATAAAAAAAGATTTAGTTGGAAGTAAATTAAGAAAAAGAAAATTATTAAAAATAAATGAAAATAGGAGATAAAGTTTTATTTACTGATTATTTTTATGAACATCATAAATATATAACAGATAATAGATATAATATTTTTACAATCAAAGATTATTTTAGCGATAATTTCACCATTATTTCTTTATATGAACTTCCAATGTATTATTTTGAACCAAAAAATTTAATAACAGTATCAGAAATTAGAAAAAAAAAATTAAAAAAATTAAAAATATATGAATAAATTCGGAGTAATATTAGCAAGAGTTCAGCCAGTACATAATGGTCATATGGCATTAATTAAAAAGGCATATGATGAAAATGAAAATGTAGTATTTTTAGTTGGAAGTGCGGATAAAGTTGACTCAAGAAATCCAATTCCAGTTAGCATTAGAATTGAAATGCTAAAAGATGCATTAAAAGAAGCTAAGTTGATTGATAAATGTTTAATAATACCATTAGATGATTTAACTTCAGAAAGTGATAATTCTATTGAATGGGGTTTTTATCTTTATACTAAAATAGTAGATCAAATTAAAGATAGTTGTTTCACTATGTATTATTCAGATGGATTTGAAATCATCACTAAATGGTTTCCAGGATTTATGTTCAAAAATAATGTATCTCTGGTGCTATTAGCAAGAGGAACTGTTGAAGATGGTGTATCTGCTACCGAAGTTAGAAAAGCTATACTGAGCAATTCTCCTGAGCTAAAAAACATGGTTCCAAAATCAGTCTATAATAACAGAAATACGATTAAATCATTTATTGAATTAAATAAAGAATGAAAAATATTTATATAACAAAAGATGAACTTGATAATTTCACAGAAGAACAATTAAATAGATTAGTATTTGTTTTTTATGATGGGCAAGGAGACACTAGCGTTATGATATGGAAAGATTTTATTGAATTATCAAAAGAATGGGAGAAAGAACTTGGAATTGGATTTCCAAAAAATTCAGATAAATTTGATTTTTTATATAAAGATAGTGAACTAAATGGTAATATAAGTGAATTTCTATATTTTGATTTTAATAATGAATACAAAAGAATTTATTTTAAATAATAATTATTATGGCAAAAGATTATTTTGATAAAGAATTTAAAAAAATGTGGATGGAAACGTGCATTGAATCTTGGAATGATCAATTTCTTGGAATATACTATACAAAACCATTTGAGGAAATTATTTATCTACATAATAATATAGAAGAATTAGAAAGATATATTTCAGCATATGAAAAAAAATATGATACTAAACTAACATATAGATTAGATAACGGTTGCTCTTATATTTCACAATTAAAATAGAGATATGAAAGAGCACAATCACAATAATGATATTAATTATAATGCTGTTATTGAACAATGTGGTTTAATATTATATAAAAAGAAAGCAATAGGTAATAAAGCAAGATTATTGTATATAATTCAAGCAAAATCTGGTAGATATGATCATCAAAGTATTATTATAATAAAAGAAATTAATAAAGATTTCATAAAAATAAATGATTCTAATGATATAGAATCAAAATTATATGAACCAGATAGATTACTTTATAACCAAATAAAAGAATATATAATAGAAGCAAATTATGAATATAGATAGAAAATTAGCAACAATTCAGGTAATTAAAGACATATTACCAATTAAAGGAGCAGATAGAATAGAGGTTGCACGCATAAAAGGTTGGAAAGTAGTAGTTAAAAAAGACGAATTTAAAGTAGGTGACAAAGTTGTTTATTTTGAAATTGATTCACTATTACCTATTAGAGAAGAATTTGAATTTCTTAGAAATAGTTCATATAGAAAAACTGATGAACAAGAAGGTTTCCTCTTGAGAACGGTCAAATTACGCAAACAATTTTCATGTGGACTAATAATGTCATTAGATATTTTAAATGATACACCTTGTCATATATTTAAATTGACAGAAGGTGATGATGTATCTGATTATCTAAATGTTGTAAAATTTGAAGTTCCAATACCTGATGAACTTAAAGCTGATGTTGTTGGTCCTATTCCTTCATTCATATTGAAGACAAATGAAGAACGCGCACAAAATTTATCTGATGATTTCGATGAATGGAAAAAAGATAATGTAATATTCTATGAAACAGAGAAACTTGATGGTCAATCTACCACTATGTATTTACATAATGGAGTATTTGGCGTGTGTGGTAGAAACTGGGAATTTAAAAGAAATCCAAATAATTTATTTTGGAAATTTGCAATTGAAAATAATATTGAAGAGAAATTAAGAATATATGGTAAAAATATTGCTGTTCAAGGTGAATTAATTGGTTCAGGAATAGAAGGCAATAACTATAAATTAAGCCATAAAACAATAAAATATTTTAGAGTTTTTAATATAGATGAATATAAATTGGAAGATTATAATACATTCGTTGATATTGTAACTAATGTATTAAATGCTGACACGGTTCCTTTAATTTGTAGTTATTATAAATTACCTGGCACTATTGATGAAATATTAAAACATGTTGAAGGCAAATCTGTATTAACAAATTCATCAAAAAGGGAGGGAAGTGTATTTAAATCAATTGATTCATCAATAAGTTTTAAGGTCATTAACAATGAATATTTAATTAATTGATAATCAACAAATTACGGGAAGATATTATATATTTATATTATATATCATGATCTTGCATCTTTTTTATAATACATTTAATATTAGTGAATTACAATGGTAGAATTTAAATTTAAAATTAGTGATGAAGCATTTAATTTATTGATGTACATTAAAGAGCATAAACAAGCAGAATATCGTGATTATGAATTTGAAAATATAGATAAATTTATAAAATCTAATAATGAATTTATTACAGTTGAACAATTTAAACATAGAAATTGTAATGGAACTTATTATTTAATCGACTTGAGATACATAATTTAGTTTGTAGTAATAATTTTGCATGGCATCCTACATTTATATTAACTGAAATAGGTAAAAAAATGTTAGAAAATAATTGTAGAAGAATTAAATTAGAAAATTTAAATAAAATATAAAAAAATGTTTAAACATGGTGATGTAGTAATTGCATTAGAAACATATGATAATTTAATTGTAATAAATAATTCTTATATTATTGAACGTACTGGATATGTGAAAAATAGAAAAAAATATTATGTAATATTACAGTATCCGCCTGGTTTTTATATAGAAGAAGAAAAATTTAAATTAGATATAAAATATCAAAGAATAGAAAAATTGAAAAAAATATGCAAAATATAATAAATAGCAGAAATATTATTAATAATATTAGTCATGATGCTCATAAATTATTAATTTATATTTATGAGAATGGTAGTGCTGAATATAAAGATCCACAATATCAATCTATCTCTGATTTTATAGGCAATTCATTATATTTGAATCTTGTTGAAGAATTTAAAATAAGAAATTGTGACGGTACACTTTATTTAATACCAGAGTTAATAAAATATTCATTAGTTGATAAATATTTTTCAGAATATACTGATAAATATATATTATCTGATTTTGGTAAAAAAATACTTGTTAGCGTTATTAGAAAAGAAAAATTAAAAAAATTAGAAAAATTATAAAAAATATGCAAAAAATAGTAATAGTAAATAGTAATAATGGTTGTACTTTTTCATTATCAACAAAAGTTATACGTAGATATTTCGAACTTTCAAATTTGGGTAAACCATATTTTTATATCAGAGATTATAGTTATTTAAATATCACTAAATATAAAAAAATTGAAGATGCTGATGATTATTTTTATACTTCATTTAATGATTTAGGAAAAGAATTAACAAATGAAAATAACATTTTTGATAAAGAAAATTATTTTGATCAAATGGAAATTTTAAGAGATGATGTAAATTTAGTTAAAGCAGTGGAAGAAATAAAACCTGACGAAATAAAAATTGTTGAAATTCCAGATGATGTTGAATGGTATATTAGAGAAGAAGATGATGGACATGAATCAATAGAAGAAACACATAGATCTTGGTTTTAATTAATTAAATAAATATATGAAAAAAGAGTTTTATAGTTATTCTGATGAAGAACAAAAACAAATAAAAAGAATTCAAGCATTTAGTTTGATGAAAGAAATAGAAATTATTAATTGTGATAAATTAGATGATGAAACGCACACACAGTTAATGATATATGTTGTGTTATTTTCTAATCCTCACTTATCATATCTTAATAAATTTAATACAGAATATACTATTGTAGGCAATGAGATTATTGAAAAAACTTATACAGTTAATAAAAAAATCGAAAAAATCGAAAAAATAAAACCTGATTATATTTTTGAAAGAAAAGAATATAAAAGAAAAACAGTAGTAGAAGGAAAGGTAGGAATTGTAAATGATTATGAAGAATATGTTAATAGTAAGAAATATTATGAATATTCAGATGATAGTTATGAAAGGAAAAATTGGAGAACTATTGAATATAAATGGAAAAATTACATTAAAGAAATAAATATATGAAAAAATTATTTTTATGTGCATTGTTTAGTGTATTATTTTTGTCTTGTCAAAAATATAAAACATATGTGACAAAACCAGTTGTTTTAAGACAAATGGTTAAAACTGAAGTATCAAATAAATCAGCAAGTGGTAGTTTTTTATTGGTTTATGGGATTTATAACTCTAAAGAAAAAACCGAATTGATGGTTAGATGTTTAGGAAACGTAGATGGTATGTATAGATTAATTGAGTTGCCAATGAAGAGCGTTAGAATAAAGATCAATAACAATATAATTACTCCAACATTACAATTTGTTTATTATAGTAATTACGAATTAAATATTAACTCTTTACTTTCTATAGGAGAATGTCCAGATCCATTTTCTAACTATAACTTCCTATATTATATTATAAATATTCCAGAAAAATATATTCCAGAAAAATTAATACCAATAACATTATAATAAATTAAATTAAAAAATTATAAATATGAAAAAATTAATATTATTTAGTTGCATTTTATTATTTAGCTGTAATAATAAAATACATTATGATGGACAAGAGTTTGATAATTATGATCAATATGTAGAATATTCCATTAATCAGTTGAAATCTCCAGTAGTAATTACTAATATTAGATCTAAATTTTATTCTAGTGATACTATATATTCTATTGTAGTTAAAGATGCCAATAATATAATTAAAGAATATGATTCACAATCAGAATTAATTGATATTATAGCAAAAACAAAAGATATTGGAGATACAATTAGATAAATAATATATTATGGAACAAAATAAAGAAATTATTTACAGAGTTGTAAAAAATATATAAAATTATAGAAATATTTATAATTTTATAATTATCACAATAAAAAATGCGATGTTATTATAGTTACTAATGTAGATAATCCTTATTATAGAATTATGAATAATGATAAAGAAAATTTGGAATATGATGAATATATTGATAGTCATGATTTAAATATTTATTGACTTATTGATTATTTAATTTATTATGGATTAATGAATAAAAATTACAAACAATTAAATTTAAATAATTAAATCATGGATGATATAACAATATTATGCATATGCATTCCGCTTGCGATATTTTTTATATTTTTAGCAATATCTACTATTTTTGGTAAAAACAGAAATAGTGGAATTGGTGGATTTAAACCACCAATATCAAATAAAAACTTAAATTCTAAAAAATAAATTATGGATTATACCGCAGTTTATTACGACAAGAATTTAAAGGTTATTTCTTATGAAAATTTAAAAGATTTAGAAATTTTTATAAATCAGAACAAATCAAGTAAATTAAAATATGTTCTTTCTGTGAATTTGGACCTTAATCTATTTAATTGAATTAAGAATTCACTTTTTGTTATTAATGTATTAGTTTTTCCAGATTTTCCAATAGAATGTTCTAATTTATAAGGTATTGATTCTTTTAAACTATTTCTAAAATATTCATTTTTTTCAAATAAGCAATCATAAGATCTTGTTATTAAATTATCATATTCTTCGGATTGTCTATCAATTGGAGTAGATATCCAATATAATTTTTGCTTATCTACCCAATTTAAATATTGACCAGCTTTCCATGCTTCAAACCCTGATAGTTTCCATATATTCTCTTTAATTTGTATATCTGGAGTCCTTAAAGACTGTACAAAGCCTTCATATGAAGCCACAGATATACCGTCAATCTCGAATTGATAAGGATATAAATTTGATAGTTTTTTTTCTAAACCATCAGTTCTAAATTTAATATCTAATATTTCCATTCTATATTATATGGTATAAAAATAAAAAAGTTATGATTAAAGTAAATATTATATTATCCGAGATTAACTATTATAAAAATAAGTTAACTGAATTTGAAAAGGAGCATATTACAATTGAAAATAATATTAAAACAGTACATATAAAATCGGTTAATGATTGTAATAATTATGTTAATATTATGAAATCATTAAATGAATATGAAAATAAATATAAAAATGCAATAGAATATAATGCTAAAATTGATATTAGAAAAGATAAGTTAAAACAATTATCAAAATATTATCATTATTGTAATAAAATTAATATTTAAAATAGTTGAGAATAATTTGTGTATTTGAATTTTTTTATTATCTTTGTATTTGAAATCAATAAAAAATTGTTTTCATGTTTAATTAAAATAATAATAATATGAATTTATTAAATGTAACACCAACAACAACAGTATCATCAACAAAAAAAGTTGATAAACTTGGATTATTAAATAAACTTAATGTAATAGAATCTGACATAAAGGATTTTATATTAACATTGAGAGTATTAGAAAAAGTTAAAATTATTGATACCCATAGTCACTATTATTCTGATAATTCTAAAACTAATTTTTCTACTAAACAAGAAATTTTCAAACATTTAGGATATGAAATCACGGATAAAGTAAATAATTATAATAGTATATTAAGAGAATTAAAAAACTTTAATATTAAAGTACCAGATAATTTAATTAAATATGATTTAGAAGTTGAAGAAATTAAATCTGGTTGTAGATATAATGGATCATCAAGTGAAAAATATAATCAAATTTTAATTAAAACAGATGAAAATTATAATAAATATCTAAATTCAAGATTAAATTCAAAACTTAGTTCTATCGTAGAAATAGCAGAAACATTTGGATTTATGATAATTCCATTAGAATTAGCAAAAAATTCAATTTTAACTTGTGATCCAAAAAGAAAATCTGTAGATATTGAATCTGCAATTAACAATTATAAATTTGCAAATTCAGAAAGATATTTTTACATTTTATGTCCAATTGGATTTTATGATTTTGAAAAACATGTAAAATCTCAAAAATACTATGATGTTTATTTTCCTAGTTCATTATCAATGGTTAGTATGAATGTTGGTATGAATTTACCATTATTCAGAAGTATGTATGAAACTATGGTAAATCTTGGTAATAGAGTAGATGCACTTGAAAATTCAACAAAAGTTTTAAAAGAGCAAGTAAAAGGAATAGAACAAAATATTTGTAGAATTCAGTCAGAACTTGAAAAAATATCAAAAGAACAAATTCGTCAGCAACAACTAGCTATTCAGCAAGCTGAACAAATTAAAACATTAAACCTTGAAGTCCAACAAGCATTAGCAAGAAGAGAAGATCCTTTATTATTTTCTACATCTTATAGTATAACTAATTTTTCTGAAGATTCTCATTGTGATGTTGCATTTGCATGGGGTACAGAATTTCCAAATGAATTTTTAGAAATGATGAATGTTAAAGGAATTAAAAAAAGTAATTATTGGTTAAAATAATATTATGAAATTAAATGAAACTTGGGTATTATATGATATGTGTATGTCTGAAATAGTTGAAGTATTTTCAGATAAAAATAAAGCAATTGAACTTTGTGATATAAATATTAAAGATTGTTATATTAAAAATCGTGAGTTAACTCATTTTTTTAAAGATATGTCTGATGAACAATATGATGAGCATTTTAAAAAATATTTTTCAAATACTTTATTTAGCGTTATTACATTAGATGAAGCTATTGAAAATATAAAAGAAAAATTAACTGATTATTTTGAATCAATAATATATCCTAATTATAATTAAAATGATTGATAAAAAAAGATTAAAAGAACACCTTAATAATGGTAAAATAGAATATGTTATGTGCGCTTCTAATTGGATAGATGATGGAATAGATTATCTTTATAAGCCATATAATATAGATAAAGGAATTTGCTATAATAGCGTACGGCATCCTTGCATATATGAGCAAACAAATAAAATTTATCCTGCTGAAAAATATGGAATGTTGACTGTTGAAGGATTTTTAACTACAAAAAATAGATTTCTTAATAGAGAAGAAGCTTTAGAATTAGTTAAATCAAATGATCAGTTAAAACAAGATTTAATAGGTAGTGTATTAACATCTGAAGATTTATGGTAAATAGAAATATAATTAAAATAGGATATATGAGAATTAATATAGATACTATTTTATGCTATTATATTGGTAGAGGTGATAAAACTATTATAATTCAAAGATCACTAGATGATATAAATGATATTGAAATAGATTTTGATAATAATATAGAATGTGAAAAATCATTAGCTGAATTAGATTCATTATTAGTTTTAAATGCTCATAATTATATAAGAAAATTAAAAATAGAAGAACTAAATGATAATAGAACGAGATAAAATTAAAATAGGTGATTATAGATTAAAAATTGATAGTATATTTGCATATTATCCTACTACAGTTGAAGAAAATGATCGTTGGTTTATTGTAATTGAACGTGACGTACCAGATGGTATTACAGAATTAGAAGTCGAATTTGATACAGAAGAAGAAAGAGATAAAGTTTTATTAGAATTAGATAAATTATGTACTATTGATCCAATGAATTTAAGAAAAGAAAAATTAGAAGAAATAAATAAAAATGGAAAAATTTAAAATAATTAAACAAGTTCACACATATCAAAATAATATTACTAATTTTGTTGTATATAAAAAGAATTTTATTGGTTGGACTCCAGCAAATATTATTTACAATAATTTTAAATATCAATATGATTCATTCTTTGAAGCTGAGATGTCAATATTTAATTATTTTGAAACTAAACATGGTGGTATAATAGATATTGATGTAAATATTTATACATACTCACCGTATTCTTTACCAATATGAATTAAAAAATAAATAATATTTTATATATAAAGATATAATTAAAAATGAAAGATAATAGATTAGTAAGAACTGAGTTAGTTACAAGAGAGATCGAAATTGATTTAACATATCATGAGATAAAAAAACTTATGATTGAAAAGTCTCCAACTGAAATTTTTGTTATGACATATAGTAGTTCCAAACCATGTATTCGTATTACTAAGCCAATATTAGATAGTGATAAAGAAATATGTGTTTGTTATGAATCATGTAAAGATAAAGATGAATATTTCCTTACATGGATAGGTTTTTATAATTTACTTGAAAAATATGGATTATCAAATATTAGATTTTAATATTTTATCAAATAAAAAAAATAAATTAAAATGAAAATAAAAAAAGAAGATTATTATGAATATAAACAAAATAGATCATTATCATCATTTAAACATGCATTAATTGTTATTGGTGTAGCATTTTTAGCATTTATGGCATTCCAATTTGGAACTAAAATTGGTCAAAATACAGAATTGAATTATTATTTAAATGTAATGAATCCTGTTGACCCAAATATTGAAGTTGGGCAAACTTGGATTTATATTCTTAATAAAGATAATCCATTTGAAGATACAATTCAAATTAAGAAAAAAATTATAGGAATTAAAAATGATTATATTTTATATGTTCAAAGCAACTCTGATAGTACAATAAATAGTAATGATACTATTAGTGAAAATGAATCTTATTTTATAATAGGATGTGAATTATTGAAATCAGATAGTACTAAATTTAATATTGAGTTTCCTATATTTAATGAAAATATACCTGAATATAAACCTGAATATGAATTCAAATTAAATTATATAAATAATTAAAAATATGAAAAAATTAGAATATATTAATGTATTTATTCTGATAATATTATGTGGTATTTTAGGGTATCTAATATCTTATCCATTTGATCTCAAATTTCAAACTATAGTTATATCAGTATTATTTTTATCATATTTAACTTTTTTTTTATATAAAAATAAAAAATAAAGAAAAATTAAAAAATAATGAGAATACTATTATATTTTATGTTGTTTATGCTAATGTCTCTAACTGGTTTATTTTGTTATTTAATATATTATCAGCCAAATGATAAATTACATATTGGATTATCAATAATAGCATTTTTTATATATTTAGGAATATTTATATATGTAGATGAAAAATCAAGAAAAATTAATTAATTAAATGAATAAAAATGAATAAAAATAATATTACAGTCAAAGTGGAGGGAGCAACTGCAATCGGCAAATCCGCTGTTACACTAGCAATAGTAAAAGCTCTTAAAGAATTTGGATTTGAAGTAGATTTAGAAGATACTGGACATAGAAATATTAATCATTTAGAGCATTCCATGGAGCATGATATATCATTTTCTGAACGAATGAATACTATGAATAGTAATACTAAAGTGATAATAAAAGAAATAACAATTTAAATATGAAAAGATATAGAAGATTAGAAGATATTTTAGTGTTTCATTGGACTGGTGATTTTTCAATTATTGATGAAATTAATAATGCAGTAAAATCATTTAATAAAGAACATCAAGATACTTTAAATGCAAGTAAAGATGTTGATAATGACGATAAAATTTTAATAATAACTCATAATGGAGAATATGGTACAATGAGTGAATCAGTTAAAATGAATGATTATATTATATTTGATGTAAATGAAATTGAAACATCATTAGGTGCATATTCTGAAGATTATTTAAATGATCATTTTATATTAATATAATGAAAAGAATAGAAGTCGAATTTAATGTTAAAATGATTATTGATGTTGAAGATAATCAGAATATAGAAACAGTTGTTAATACAATTGAAATTGGTGAATTTGATATAGATGAAGATGCCAATATTATAGCATGTAACATAACGAATAGAAATTATTCTAATTTTTTAAAAAAATGAAAATTTTAAACATAGGGGATATTCACGGATTTGATTCATGGAAAAAATTTGTAGATGATATTTCTCAATATGATAAAATAATATTTGTAGGAGATTATGTTGATGAATATCATCTAAGTAATATTACAATATTAAATAATTTATTAGATATCATTGAATTTAAGAAAAAATATCCAGATAAAGTTATTTTATTATTAGGTAATCATGATTATCAATATGCTATACGACCACCTAGTATGAATATTTTAGGACATTGCTCTGGATATAGAGCAGAAATGCATTTTGATTTATATGAAATATTTCATAATAATTTAAAATTATTTCAATTATCTTATCAATACGAAAATTATATTTGGACCCATGCAGGAATTCATCGTGGATGGTATGACCATTTTTTAATAGAATTTAAAAAAGTTTCTGATTTTGAAGGTACTATATCAGATAAATTAAATTTAGCATTTGAATTTGAGTTAGAATGCTTACTTGATTGCGGATATGTACGTGGTGGATATAATAAAGTTAGCGGTCCATTGTGGGCTGATAAAACTGAATCATGGACTAAACCATTAAAGAATTGTCATCAAATTTGCGGTCATACCCACACAGATAAAATAGTTCATCATGAAATACCAAATATAAATTCATCTGTTACATATATTGACTCCTTGCCAGAATATTGTTACATTTTAAATATATAAATTATGAAAATTAAAATATTTAATTACTATTTCGGTACCAGACTTGCATATGCTGATACTATTACTAAACTTGAGTATGAATTGAATCATTGGATAGAATATGATAAACCTGAAATTAAACAATTCACACAATCAAATACTAAAGAATATTTAATATATACCTTTTTATATTACGAAAAAAAAGAATTAAGAAAAACAAAACTTGAAAAAATTAATGAATTATGAAAACAGATAAATTAAAAAATAGATTACTTGAGTTTTATATATTAGGATTCAAAAATGAAATAGATTTTTGTGATGTACCAAATAAAGAAAATCTAAAAAAATCATATTTATTAGGAAAAAAACATTCAGATGCAGGCGATACATTTGAATCTACTGAATATTTGAACGACGATATCATTGAATATTTAATAGAAAAAGAGGAATTAAATTATTGAGGATGAATAAATTATAAATAATATTTGCAATTTGCAAATTGCAAATTTAAAAATTTTATATATAGTTTATGATTGTGAGTTATTAATTTAACTATCAATTAATTAAGTTAGAGAAGCTTAACGATTTATTATTTACGTAAAAAATGATACTGATTGTGCTATAGTTTAATAGTGCTAAATGGATAAGGAATAACCAATTCCCCCATTTTAGGTGACTTTTTTTAATTCAGTAAGACGATTAAGTTGTTTTTTTCAAAGTAAAAAAACATTGGTTACATCTATTCATTGTATTCTCAGGTGGAGATAGCTAGGTGGCGGAAAGGTTAGACGTTTGGGTAAAAGTCCCATTAGTGAGGTAGCTCAAAGATTATTTCTTATATAGGTTCGAGTCCTATCCTAACTACATTTAAAAATGAAAAGACGGATCTAAGCCAAAAAAGCATTAGTATGTGGGTTCAACTCCCACATTTTCACTAAATAATATTAATTAAAGAAAGTAAGTCAAAAGGTCAGACTAGTAAAGCCAAAAAAGCGTTTATATAAAAAATATTCATTTATGTTGGTTCGAATCCAACCTTTCTTTCAAAAATTTAAAAATATGAAATCACATACTCAAAAAAATAATTTTTTATTTAACTGAAAAGTTTGTGATGATGAAAAAACTTTTTTTGAATTTTTGAAATAATAATAAAATATTGAATTTTTTATTTGGTTAATCCATAATATAGTTGTATCTTTGTAAGCTATATTATGGATTTATTAATTTATATTATGAAACAAGGGGATAAAGTAGTTTGTATATGTAACACAAGAGGAGCCTTTATGGGGAGTCCAAGATTATATGTAGGTAAAACATATACAGTAAAAGATTATCATATGGTAGGATTTTCTGCAAATTTTATATGTCTTGATGAGCATCCACAATATTCATATACAGAAAAAGATTTTATAACTCAATCTGAAAATAGAAAAAATAAGTTAAATAAAATAAATAAATGTATAATATGAAAAAATTTAATTTAGATAGGGAGCATGGTATTTTTTGTGGAGTGTGTGCTGGATTGTCAAATTATTTTGATATTGATAAATTATTAATAAGAGTATTATTTTTGATATTTTTTAGTTATAGTTTATTACCATATCTTATAATTGCATTAGTCAAATCAAATAATGATACTGATGAACAAACATAAAAATAAAAAAGTTTCATTCGATTTTGATAGTACATTATCAAAAACTAATATTCAGGATTATGCAAAATTATTGATCGAAAAAGGAATAGAAGTTCATATTGTAACTGATAGATTTGAAAATACAACTAAATGCGCATACACAAATGATTATTTGTTTGAAGTAGTTGAAAAATTAGGAATTAATAAAAATAATATTCATTTCCTTAATATGACAGATAAACATAAATTTTTTTTAGATAATTCAGATTTTATTTGGCATCTTGATGATGATGATATTGCTATGAGTTTTATTAATGCGGAAACAAATGTTATATGTATATTAAATGATAAAATGATAGATTGGAAAGTTAACTGCAATAATTTATTACAAAAATATATAAAATGAAAAAAGGTAAAAAATTAAAAATATTCTTATGTTTTTTCGTGATATTATTAATGTCATTTTATTTAATTGATCTTGTATCATATTATTTAATAGGCGCTGAAATTAATATTAAGTATTTTATATTTGATACAATTGCTATAATATATTGGATTTATCTTTTGAAAAATACTATTAAAAATAAAAACAAAAAAAGTGAAACAATAACTAAATAAAAATATAAACCAAATAAAAAATTAAACATAAATAAATATGGAAACTAAATTATCAAAGGAAGAATTGCAAGAGCAATTGAATATAATTGAAGAAAAAGAAAAAGAATTGAAAGAAGAAATTTTTTATCAAGATTATTCTGATCTTACATTTTTTCAATTATGGAAAAATCATAACGATTGGAAAAGAATTATTATATTTGATATTATTTATAGTATTATAATTGCTGCATTATGTTATCATACAATATTATTACCAGTAATATTTATTCCTACTGCAATTCTTTTTTTAGCTTCTTTATCAACTGCATTAGACGTTAAGATGAAAATTAATAGCATTAAAAAGAAAAGAACAAATTAAAATTTAATATGAATGAAATAGAAATATATGATTATAAATTTCTAATAGTAATTAATATTATATAATATAAAATTAAATTATGGAATCAGATTCAAAATGTCCAAAATGTGGTTCATATAGATTCTACGATGGTACTAAATGTACAAATTGTGGATATAAGAATGATAATCCTGATGATGATATAATTATATGTCCTGGATTTTTTAAATATGATAAATTAAATATGATAAATATGGTGTGGGGAGTTGATAGTGGAAGTATAGATGATAAAATTTTAAAGCCATTAGGATTAGTTTGTGATGGAGGTGGATCATTTAAAAATAATGAGCTTAGTTATCATGTTACAAATATTAATAGTAATAAAAATAAAATTGATATTTATCTTACTAAAAAAGAATTTAATAATATTGAAAATTATATGAAAAAATATAATAAAGAAATTAGATTAAAAAAATTAAAAATATTAAATTTAAAATAAAAATGGAAAAAGCAACTTATTGTATAGGAGTAAATGAAGTAGGAATTAATTCATATGTAGAACATGAAATTCCTGAAAACGATGTAGATGAATCAACAGTGTTAACGCCTGATGTTGATATTAATGAATCTTATAATGAAACAGATGGATTAATTAATGATGTAAAATAAAATTATAGAATATGAATATGAAAAAAATTATAATTCTTCTTATACTTGGATTTGGAATATTTTCAAATTCATATTCTATTGATAAATATTCTATTGATAGCGTAAAAATAAGAGTAAATAATGTAAAATATGAAAATTGTTATACTCTATATGAATGGCAATCTTGGCAAAAAGTCAATGGTCAATTGTATATAGATAAAGATAATAAAAGAATAACTTTAGCATTAAATATGCCTAAAGTATACATTTATATGAATGAAAAACTTGAAAGATATAGTAATAATATAAATTTTGATTGTTTTTATACGAATGATGTTTATACGCTATCTATTTATATGTATAATAATGATACATATTTTTATATTTTAGATGACTTTAATCAAATTGAAATAATTTATAAATTAAATAAAAAATGGAAGAATTAAAACAAGGCACAAGAGTAAAATATCATGAGCAATTACTTATTGGAACAGGTAAAATTGTTGGAGTGGTAACAAATGATATGCCTTTAACTGGTAGATTATATATAGTTGAACCAGATGAAAAAGTAATTAGTGAAATTTATCATTATTCAAATATCGCAGTATTCGAAAGTAATTTAGAAGTTATAGATGAAATAAAAATAAAAAAAGCATTTTTATCATTTGAAGATAACTTAAACATTAAAGATCTTGAAATAGAAGATGGAAACCAATTTAAATGCTTTCATATTGATTTAACTGAAGGTGAAGATAATGGTATGTATATCAAACTTTGTTCTTGGGATGAAAATTTAGAGCATAAAAATTTTGATCAATTTATAGGCAAAAAAGTTAAAATAACTATTGAAGAAATAAATTAAATTATGAAAAAATTTTTAATGTCATATTTTGCAATTATTTGGGAAGTCAAATATAGTATATTGACTACATGGTTGTTTTTCTTTTTATTAGCAACGTGCAGTAAATCACCTTTTAGTTTTTTACATTTAGCGATTTCATCATTTTGTTTTGTATTAGGAATTATTTCATTTATAATTTTATTTATAACTTTATTATCAAATCATAGATATAAATAATATGAAAATAGGAGAATTAATAGATTTAAACTCAGAAGCTCATGAAATTATAAATTCCAATTTAAGTTGGAATGTTAAATATGATTTGATTTTTTCTGATGATATGTCATCAAAAGTTAAATTAGATTATTATGATCCAGACACATCATATGAAGAAGATGTACTAGCTTGGATTGGAGCCTTTGATGAATATTTAAAATATAATAACATATTAAAATGAAAAATATCGCACTTTTTTTTGGTAGCTATAATCCTTGTCATAATACACATATTAAGGTAGCTGAATGTGTATCTAAGTTAGATTATATTGATGAAGTGCAATTAGTAGTTTCGCCACAAAATCCATTTAAGCATGATTTAGCTGATTATAATGATAGATTTAATATGTGTGAGTTATCTGTAGAAAATTATGCTAATATCACAGTAAATCATATCGAACGTTATTTACCTTTACCATCATTTACCATTAATGCATTAAATGAGTTAAGTAAATTAAATCCTGATACTAAATATTATATGATAATGGGGTTAGATATTTTTTTAGATATAGATAAATGGAAAAGTTATAAGGTTATATGTGAAAAATACCCTTTTTTAGTTTTACCAAGAGATTTTGATATAGAAACAAATGAAAAATGTTTTATTTATAAGAAAACTGAATTACTCAATAGTAATGTAATTATAAATAAAGATACTGTTTTTTTGAAAGATTTTAAAATATCATCATTATCTTCAACAAAAATAAGAAATAGTGTTGCAAATTCAGAAGATATTAGTATCTTTGTACCAGAAACAGTAAATAAATATATTCATCAACATAATCTATACAAAATATGATTTATGTAACAACTACTTATTCCGATGATTATACCCATATTGAAAATGTATGGGATGTAAATGTAGATAATGTTGAAGAACTTTATAAAATTTTTATTACTGAAAAATCAATAGAGATGAATATTATTATAAATAAATATTGGTTAAATATAATGGATTTTGAACTTTTTCATAAACATTTAACAAAAACACAATATAATAATTTATCTAAAAAATGGAAAAAGTTTTTACGTTTATGGAATAAAGATAAATTCATTTTTGAAAAATTAAATGGATTAAAATTAGAATTTAAATGTTTATCTAATTAATAAAATATGCATAATTTCAGTGAACTGTTAAATTTTAATACATTAGAAGAAGGTCAAAAAAATTTGAATAAAGCGGTTGAAATTCGAGATATGATGGGAGGAGAATTATATTGGAACATAGCTAATGATGATTGTGATGAAATTTCAAATAAGCTTGTTGATCTTAAAGTTAAATTGTTCAAAATAAAAGAAAAACTTAACGGCATAAGTATTAAAGTTATTAAATTTTATTTAAGAATAAAAAAAATAGAATATTTAGATTCATCTTTAAATAGTAATGATAATAGATGTTTTGGATATTATATTCTAGATACTATAGAATTTAAATATATTGAAAATTTTTACAATAAAATTGATATAAATATATGGAAAATATAAACGAATTATCTTTAAAATTAAAGAATGAATTGATTAATGATTTAATGACATCTCCAAGAAATTTAGATGTAGAATATCTTCATGTTGGAATGAAAGTATACTCCAGACGAGAGTTGGCTAATGAAATTAAAAATGAAACTGAATTTGGATTAGAGTGGCTAGCAACATCAATAACTGTTGCAATAAATATAATTGCTAAGGATTCATTAAAAAATAAATAAAGAAAATTATAATAAACAATAAATAAAAATTAAAATGAAAGAAAAAATTAAAGAATACCCAGTTATTACGACAGAAGAATTCGAAGCAAAAAAATTATTTATGATAATTGATGTTCTTGATATATTTTATAAAAAGCATATCAAAAATAGTATAGAGTCAGTAAATATTGTTCTTAATTTTTTTGATAAATTCTCAAAAGAAAATAATATACAATGTAAAAATTTGTATGTAGTATCATTTGAATATAAAGGAGATGTAGTAGGATATTATGGATGCTGTGATATATTATCAGATGAATATTTAGAAAAATTTAGTGACTATTGCGATAATATCGGATTAGATTTAGATTATTATATCGAAGATAATGATTAATTTAAAAAAAATTAACGGAAATGAAATTATAGATTTCATTAACAAATCATATGAAGATAATGATGATCTTGATGATTGCTCACTAGGATTTCCACTTACATTTGAAAGTCAAAGAATTTTCAATGACAGATATGAATTGAGATTTATGTCCCGTTATAATAATTGGGGTAGTAACGGTACATTACAACCTATATCTGATAATATTATTGCTATTGATGAAGAAGGTAATATTATAATAGGATTAGAAGAACCTTTTGAAGATGATGAAAGTTCTGATATATTAGAAGATATACTAAGCAAATGGTTACCTACTCATGTTTTCAGTGATCAATCTGAAAATTTTAATAATATAATGATTGACGCACGTGAAAAAATTAATAAAATTTCTATTAACGATATAAATCTTATGGATAATATAATCAAACAATTAACCAATGCTAGAACAATGATGAAATAATATGAATGCTACTGAAATTGTTACAAATAGAGAAGATTTTAAAGATAAATTAAAAAAACTTTTCATTCCATCATGTATAAAGGATTTTGGTGATATAGAACCATTTAACATAGGATACGCAATGAAAAACTGGACATTTTTTTATTATTCTGTTGAAAATATTGGAATACATACAGTAGAATTAATTGAAAATAAATAATATGAAAAAACAATTTATATCACCTTTTAATGAGGAGTCTTTTGAAAAAGAATTTATTCAACATGATATTAGTAAATATGATGTTTTGTATCATGTAACAACTGAAGATAGAATAGAAAATATTAAAAATGATGGACTGAAAATTAACCAGCCTCAGTATAAATCACTTGTTGAGACAGGGATGTTGTTCTTTTCTTATCCTATACTACATAATACTCAAGATTTATTTAGATATTATGATAAATCGTATATTGTAGCACTTGATGTACAAAAATTGATTAAAGATGGTATTATTTTTTATGATGATAATTTCTCAAATCAAGATCAATCATCAAATAGAAATCATTTATGCTGTGAAGTAGATATACCAGTTAAATATATTAAAAAAATTATAGAACCATTTGAATAATAATTTGCATTGAAAATATTAATTCAATTGATGCGTTCACTCGTAATTTGCCATTATTTAAGCCTTTGCATGTAGTATCTAATGATCAATTTAGAATTGAATTTAAAGAATATAAAAATAGGTTATATTATAAAAACCGTCATATATTTATTACACCATCTGAATATAGAAAACTTAAATTAAATAAATTAAATAATTAAATCTGGCGATATATTAATTTGTACTCAGCATAATTCAAGTTTTGGGTTCACTAACACTAACTTAAAACTTTTTACTCCATTGCATGTTAAACATTTAAAATATGGAGATACATTTGAATTTTATGAATATCCAGGTAAAACTTATATATCTGAATATCACACTTTCATAAAATTATCTGATTATAGAAAACTTAAATTAAATAAATTAAATGATAAAACCTGGTGATATATTAATTTGTACTCATAATAAAGAAGGTTCAAGTAAAATTGAACTTTTCAAACCTTTACATGTTAAACTAACAACAAATGATGATCATTTTTTTGAATTTGAAGAATTTGAAAATGTTGCATACACCAGTAATTATCATATTTTTATAAAATTATCTGAATATAGAAAACTTAAATTAAATGAATTAAATGAAATCTCAAATAAAGAAATTTATTGATTATATATTCGAAAAAATACATAAGCAAAAAATAGAATTAATTCTTAAAAAATATAAAATTGATACTGATTCATATGAGAAAGGTAGGCAATTTGGATATGAGAAAGGGTTTATTGACGGAACAAAATCGAATCCACAAAAACATTACTCTGTACCAAAAAAAGATTATGATGACTTAATTATATATTTAGCATCTCATAATCTTGTACTTATATATAACGTAGATTCACCAGATGGAACTGGATTAATGGTTAGAAAAATATAAAAATAATAATTATGGGCCTTGATTTAACATTTTATAAAACAAAAGATATATATAATGAGATAACTCCAGTTATATATAAAGATAATGATTATACAGAAGATGAAGCAAAAAATTCAATAATATTTGAAGATTTTGAAAAAAAGGTAATAGAAATTTATTATCTTAGAAATAATTACCAATTACTAACTTATTTAATTAGTGAATATGGTCAAATAAAAAATGATAAAAAATCATATTTTAAAAATAATGAGCTTAATGATTGCATTGTTAAAATTAAAGAAAGTGATATATTAAATATTAAAGAAGTTATAAAAAATAAGCACTGGACAGATAAAGATGAAACTCATTTCATTGATATTCTTAAAAAATCAATTGTGCACAATAGCATTTTAATACATATTAGTTATTAATATTATTATTTAACTTTTAAGATACTACATATACCAAATATATGTGGTATCTTTGTATTTGAAATTTTTAAACAATTAAATCATATTATTATGAGTACAATGTTAATATTATCAGTATTTTTAGGAATTATTTCTGTTATTTTTTTTGGATTTGCATTTCTTGGTAAATCAAATAGATTAATGATGTATATTATTGGATGCTTATTCTTTTGTGCTAGCATGATTTTTATGCATGAATATTCTGATCATGTAAAATGTAATAATTCTAAATTAGAGTATTATATTAAAAAATAAATTATTAGAGTATTTTTATTATAACTTCATGTTATTCATTTAGTGAAATAACAACAAGAGATAAACAGGTTTGGTGAGGTTATGAAATAATATTTGTAAACCGAAGTGGAACTAAGATGCCATTGAAAAAAGTTAGTAAGTTCGGCGCAGGACTAAAAAGATTACAAGGTCTAAGTTAGAGAGGGATCCAAGAAAGAACTGAACTATGCCATAGTAGAAATAAATACCTGTAATAATTTATAAAAAGTGAATGATTAATCATTCACTTTTTTTGCGTATATAATAGTTATATAACATAAATTTAATATAATTTTAATAGTAAATCATCTAATAATATAGTGAATATTAAATATATAATAATAAAAAATATGGAAATAGAAGCACTTTTTATATCAGATGTGCATCTTGGTACAAAATATACAAAAGCTACTGAATTATTAGAAATATTAAAATATTATAAGCCAAAAAAATTATTTTTAATAGGAGATATCATTGATGGATGGGCGTTAAAAAAGAAGCATTACTGGAATCAAGAACAAACAAATGTAATTAGAAAAATTTTATCATATTCAAAAAATGGAACAGAAATATATTACATATCAGGAAATCATGATGATTTTTTAAAACATTATATATTTGATTTTGGTAATATTCATATAATATCTGAAATGATATGGAATAATTGTTTAATTACTCATGGAGATAAATATGATACTGTAGTTATGAATAATAAATGGATTGCTCATTTGGGTAGTATTGGTTATGATATCGCTCTTTATTTAAATAAATATATTAGTAATATTAGAAAATTATTTGGTTTAGATAAAAAATCTTTCAGTAAATGGTTAAAAAATAATGTAAAAGAAGCTATCAATTTTATATACAAATTTGAAGAAATTTTAATAACAGATACAATAAAAAAAGGTTGTGATACTGTAATTTGCGGTCATGTTCACACTCCTGATGATAAAATTATAAATAATGTAAGATATTTAAATACTGGTGATTGGATTGAAAATTGTTCATATATTATATATGATAAAAATAAATTCACTTTAAAATATTATGATTAATATAAAAGATTTATTGACAATTATTATTCCTTGTAAAAATGAAGAAAAATATATAGAAAGCACTTTAACTAATATTAATAATCAAAATAATGTTAAAGGAATAATTGTTTATATTTCTGATGCAGGATCAACAGATAACACATTAGATATAATTAGTAGTTTTGAAAATAATTTAAAAAATAATTTAAAAATTAAAATAATTGAAGGTGGTAGAGTATCTGTAGGTAGAAATAATGGATTGAAATTAGTTGATACTCCTTATGTTTTATTTATGGACGCTGATACAACATTAGAAAATGATAATCAAATAAATGAATATTTAAATTGTATGATAAATAATGATTTATATTTAATGACTTCTCCATTATATTGTATTGTAAATGATAAATATGCAAAAATAATGTTCAAATCTTTTAACGCTTTAAATAAAATATTATCTAATATTCAACCGTTTGCAATTGGATTGTTTTTTATGACAAAAACTGATATTATTAAAAAATTAGGTGGCTTTGATGAATCTGTTATACATTCAGAAGATTATCTATTATCTAAAAAATATAATAGAAATAAATTTAAAATAGGTAAATATAAAGTAGGACAAGATAATAGAAGATTTAAAAGATTTGGATATTTCAAAATGATAAAATTATTATCAAATGGATTATTATATCAAAATAATATAGATTATTTCAGAAAAGATAATAATTATTGGAATTAAAAAATTCTGAAAGAACTATAAGTTAAAATTAGTTGCAGCATTTTTTAGTTTAATTATTTCTTTATCTTTATCAAATATTAATATAGCATCTGGATAAATGATCCATCCTTTAGTATGACTAAAATCATAAAAATTAATTGTATATGATGCCATAGTTCCAGTTTCATAATCAATTATTTTAAAAATTTTATTTGTTAATTTTTTCAAATAATATTTTTTTAATTCTGAATTTGAAAAACTTATATTATTCACATCAAGAATAACATAATCTCCTACTTCAGGTTTATCAGTATTATTTATTTCTTCAAATCTTTTTAAGTATTTCATATGTTAAATTTATTTGCATTTTTTTTAATTTCTATTCGTTGTTTTAATTCTTCTTTTGTTTTTCCAATTGCATTTATATCCTCTAAATTAAATATTTTATTATAACCTCCATAAGGTTTATCATATGGAAAAAACTTTAATACATTTTCTGGAATTTTAAATCCATATGTTACAATTATTCTATCATCATTAAAAAATGTATATATTTGTCCAGGATGATTAAGAAGATAATCTTTTAAATTATCAAGTTCTTTTTCATCATAGTATCTTTTTAAATGATTAATATATTTTTTACTTATTATTGAAACATAATCTCCTACTTCAGGCTTATTAGTAGTATTTTCAAATGTTTTTATATATTTCATATGTTAAATTTATTTGCTTGTAATATAGCTTTTAATTCTTCTTTATTTTTAGAATATTTTATAATATCTATTGCTTTCATAGAAAATCCATATTCATTATTTGATAGAAATATTTTAAAATTATTTAATTCAAATGGAATATTATCATATTGTATAATATAATGTGTAGTTCCAGGAAATAATTTACCAGTAATTTCAACAAGTTTACCTATATTATTATTAATAAAATCATTAAATATTTTATATTTTTCATTATTATGACCTTCATACCATTCACATATGACGTAATTTCCTACTTCAAGTTTATCAGTATTATTTATTTCTTCAAATGTTTTTATGTATTTCATAAATTAAATTTATTTGCTGCAATTTTAAGTTTCAAATCCTCTTTGGTTTTAGAAAATGCATATATTTCGTTATATTGAAAATTTTTAAAATATCCATATTTTTCAATATATCCTAATAATTCTTTCATATTATCAGGTATATTTTTACCATATGATACCTCAACGCTATGTATATTATTTCCAATACTATAAAATTTAATTATTTTACCTGGATAATTAAGAAAAAAATCTTTATAATCTTCATATCTACTATTTATTGAAACATAATCTCCTACTTCAGGCTTATTAGTAGTATTTTCAAATAATTTTAAGTATTTCATATTATTATATATTAAAAAAATATAATTAAATTCCTCAATTGAAATAATTATAGTATTTTTGTACATAATATTAAATATAAATATATGGAACTAAAAGTAGTAGATTATAAGATATATAAAATTCATACCACACGTGAACAATATCGTGAGAATGCTATCAAATATGATTATGCATTAAAAAATAAAAATTGGGCTAACGATTTTGAAGGAATGATTGAAAAAAAATATTCTGGATATTCTGATGAAATAGGTTCATTTAGTGAGAATCATTATTTATTAAAAACTGTATTTGTTGGTGATAAATTTGATATAAATAAAGATTTTTATGATAAATGTAAAGAACCTTACTATAATATAGTAAATATTGAATTTAGAGAATATGGTGATAATTTGACCGATGAAATTATTAAATCTAAATTTGAAGTAGTTAAACCAAATAAACCAACTACATATCCTAAATATAATAATGAAATTAAATTTAATTATGATAAAAAAAATGTTACAATTGAAAAAATATACTTTGATGGATATCAATGGCAATATAAATTAAAGAATATTGGGCATATTTATGATTATATTTCTGAAACTACTATCAATAAATATAATTGAATTGTTAAAAAAATATAAAAATTATTTAATTTTTTGGTATATAATAAAAAATGTGATAATTTTGTAATGTAATTAAAAATTAAAATATGCAACCAGAATACGAGCACATTATTCAAATCTTAGCATCATTAGCCGCTGGCTCTATATTGGGATTAGAACGTGGATTTCATGGTAAGCCTGCAGGTTTTAAAACTATGATATTGATTTGCGTTAGTTCATGTTTATTCACTATACTATCAGTTAATTTAGTTAGTGGTGATCGTATAGCATCAAATATAGTTACAGGAATAGGATTTATTGGTGCTGGAGTTGTATTTAAAGAAGGTGGAAATGTTCGTGGTATAACTTCTGCAGCTATCATTTGGATGGCATCAGCAATAGGTATGTGTATTGGGTTTCAAAATTACGCACTATCTTTCTTTGTTTTATTAGTAGTTATGCTAGTTATGATTGTACTATTTAAGTTTGAGAAATTGTTTGATACTTTTCATCATTCTAAATTATATATTATACATTTTATATTTTCTGAATATTCATTAGAAGATTTAGAAAAAGAAATGACAGAACTTGAAATTTCATATAAAAGAAATAAAATAGGTAAAACTAATAATATTATTAATGTTGAATATAATGTAATAATTTATCCAATTGAAAATATGAAAAAAATTGATAATTTTTTAATCAATAATACTCATATAAATAGTTTTTATGATTAAATAAAATAAATAAATAAATATGTGGAATATTTTAAAAAGTAATGCTCGTAAAAAACTTGACGCTGAAAAAATTAAATTTGAATCTGAAAAAATTAAGCTTGAAGCTGAAAGATTGGATGCGCTATATAATATAGAAAGCAAACGACTAAATGATAAGATATCTAATGCATGTATCAAATTTAGAAAAAAAGAAAAAGACAGAATAAAAAAATTGAATGAAATTTGTCCAAAATGTTCTTCTAATAAAGTTGTTGATAAAATAAGTCAATTGAAAGGAGAGATAAATGGAACATCATTTGGATCAATGTCATTTGGATCAGGATATTCTTCAGGATCAATTCATGGAAGCATGGATACGTATGAAATTAATAAATGTAATGATTGTGGTAATGAATGGAAAAAAGTTACTTATAATAATTACGGTGAAACTTCATGGGATCAAAAAATTAGATTCTTAAGATTATCTATATCTAATTTTATTCAATTTCCAGATAAAAAAGAACCTTATTATGTTATAGAAACAAGAAATTTCTGGTCTGGTACTAAATTAGAAATTTTACCTTTATTGCTTGAAAAAGAACATATTGAAAATGAATATTATAGTGTTAACAAAATTATAATGGATTTAATTAAAGGTAATGAAGATATTTTAATTGATAAATTAGGATTTATAAAATGATAAATGGAATAGTTATAGATATTAAAAAATGAAAAAAGATAAAAAATTAGTCATATCTTGTGGATTACCAGCAGCAGGTAAATCAAGCATCATTGAAAAATATGTTGATTATAAATGTACATTACTATCAAGAGATATTGAAGGAGATACATTAAGTTCTCTTAATAAAAAACTTGAACAATTAATGTTAGATGGCGTGGATATTGTATTAGATGGAACATATTCAACTAAATTATCTAGGGCTGATGTTATTGAATTAGCAAAAAAATATAATTATTATATATTATGTATTCATTTTACTACAAAAATTGAAGATTGTATGTTCAATCAGGTAACAAGAATGATAAGAAAATATGGTAAATTATTCACAGAATTAAGTGAATATTCTAACTCTAATGATCCACATATGTTTCCTGTTGCTGCACTTTATAAAATTAATAAAAATTTTGAAGCACCTGAATTATCAGAAGGTATTGATGATATAGAAAAAATAGATTTTAAACGTTATTCATCAGAATATAAAAATAAAGCAATTTTATTTGATTATGATGGTACATTGAGATTAACTAAAAGTGGTGAACATTATCCAACTGATATTAGTGATATTGAAATAATTCCAGGTAGAACAGAAAAACTTTTAGAATTACAAAGTCAAGGTTATATATTACTTGGAGTTTCAAATCAAAGTGGAATAGCAAAAGGATTATTATCTAATGATACAGCAATAGCTTGTTTTGAAAAAACAAATGAAATGCTAGGAGTTAATATTGATTATAAATATTGTGGGCATTCAGTTCCTCCAATAACTTGCTATTGTAGAAAACCAGGAGTTGGACTAGGAATAGAATTTATTGAAAAATATAAACTTGATCCATCTCAATGCATAATGGTTGGAGATTTAACAAGTGATAAAACATTTGCTAAAAGATGTGGATTCAAATATATTGATGCTGCTAATTTCTTCTAATTAATATTAAAAAACATTAAATTAAACCTTGAATATTTTATATTCAAGGTTTTTTTTATACTTTTGTATTGTAATTAAAACAAACTACTTATGAAAGAGCCGAAAGATATAATTGATATTCCTACAATTGATAATATTGATTTATTCTATTCAAATAGGGATAGAGCAGAACATATGAATTTAGAACATTGTCCATGCTGTGGAAAAGAATTAAAAAATCCAGAATATTTCATCAATTCTATATATGGTGGATGTATGTATAAATCTGATGATAAAGAAGTTTATTCTGACACATGGATTATGGGTGTAGGTCCAGAATGTAGAAAAAAGTTTCCAGAAGGTTATGTATTCAAATAATTGGTATTATGAAAGATAAACTTTTTAAAATTTTTAAAATTTTTTATAATTTCATTTTATTGATTGTATATGGATATATGTTTTCACTTACAATTGGTGCAATAAAAATTACATATAATTTATATAATATTCATTATTATTCATTAAATAAATGTATTTAGAATTATATTGTTTTAGGATTAGTTTCATTGATAATTTTTATTATATTTATTACTATATTAGTTATTTCATATATTACATTAAAAACTAAAAAAAATAAAATATAAAATTATGCCAAAAATTTATGAAGTGGGCGGATGTGTACGTGACCGTATCTTAGGAGTTGATTGTAAAGATATAGACTTTACTTTTGTATTGGATGACAAGAATCAATCAGTTGAATCTGGATTCATGTCAATGGACTTGTGGTTACGTAAAAATGGCTACACCGTATATAATTCAACTCCAAGATGTTTCACAATCAAAGCAAAGTTTCCAAAAGGACATAAGCATGAAGGGTTAACTGCAGATTTTGTAATGGCTAGAAAGGAAATTGGTTATTACGAAGGAACAAGACGTCCAATTTTAGAACTTGGTACACTTGAAGATGATTTAATCAGACGTGATTTCACATTGAATGCTATGGCACTTGATGAAGATGAAAATTTGATTGATTTATTTGATGGAGTAAAAGATCTTAAAATGGGTATTCTTAGAACGCCAAGACCTTGCCAACTTACATTTGATGAGGATCCATTACGGATTTTACGTTGTGAGCGTTTTTGTATTACAAAAGGTTTCAGAATGACTGATGATATTGAAGTTGCTATTAAAAATTATGATTATGAATCAAAAATGCAAGTAGTTTCAAATGAAAGAATTCAAGATGAACTTACCAAGTGTTTTAAATTTGATACATTAAAAACAATTTTGATGTTGAATGAATTTCCTGAATTGAGAGATTATGTATTTAATCATACTAAGATGTGGTTGAAACCATCATTTCAAAAATAAAAAAAGAGTTGTGATTTAAATCACAACTCTTTTTTTATTTTTTCTTTAAACGTTTATTTAAAATTTCACTTATAACATAATTAATATCATTATTTGTTGGTTTATAACCTTCAATTGTAGTGGATTTAAAATTTTTAACTGCACTATTTATTGCAACTAAAAATTGAAGTTTTAATTCTTCTCTTATTCTCCAATTTTCAAATTCCTTTATTTCTTTTTCTTTATCTGTTTTCATAATATTATTAATAACAATGTTTCATGTAATTCTTTAAATAACAATCAATATTTTCTCTACCCACTGTATTAGCTGATTGCATTGCATATGCAGGTAGTTTTATTTTTTTCATGTCACAGTATCTACATAACCATTTCGCACACTCATAGCCATCCCCATTACCTGTACCTAAGTCATGATCAAAGCATATCGCATCAGGTAATCCATTGATCATAATCCAATCTTGAAATTCAAGTTGTGATGTTACCCAGGATACATTTACGTCTTTTCCTATTGGACTAAAAACTAACCAATCATTTTTCATTGGATCACGAGAGTCATCTAGCCAAAGTAATGTTTTCATCATTTTTTTGTAAATTTATTTTTAATTGATTTATATCTTTTTCTAAAAAAAGTTTTTATAATTGATAAAATAATAGAACCACATAAAGACAATCCTAAATAAATCAACATAAAAACAAAAAATATTTTAGTTAAACGATCTGATGATTTGGACATTTTATTCATTTATTTTTTATTACAAATATATAATAAAAAAATGAATTATTGTTGAATAATTCATTAATTTTTGTTAAATATTTTAATAATCTTGATAATAATTCATATTCGGTAAATTATTATCATGTGCATATTTTTTACCTTTATTTATTATATCTTCTTCTGATGTGGAATCAAAATTATATTCAATTCCGTTTTCATCACACCATCTTTTATAATAAGTATAATATTTATCTAATGATGTACCAGGCATCTGATTTGTATCAGCTTCGTTTAATTCTTTAAATTTTTTAACTTTCATATTTGTATATATTAAATTTATAAATTAAATTTACTTGCTTCTTTTTTTAGTTTATATTGTTTATATTGTTCTGGATATTTGTCAATAATTTCTTTTCTATATTTATAATTTAAAACATCAAAAAAATCTTCATCATTTACATTATCTTTTATGTTCCAATTTGCACCTGCTTTTATTAATTCATTCATAATTTGAATATTACTATAATATGAAGTATACCATAAAGCTGTTCTATTTAAATTATTAGTCAAATCTAAAATAGCTCCTGCTTTTATTAATTCTTTAACTCCTTCTAAAAAATCTTTATTAACTGATGTTATTAATGGAGTATTACCTTCCATTGTTTTGGAGTTTATATCAACATCAGTTTTTTCAATCAATTCCTTAATTTCTTCAATATTTTTAGTTCTAATATAAAAATATAGATTATCATTATTATAATTATTTTCAAATTTTTTTAAGTATTTCATATGTTAAATTTACCTGCTTCTTTTTTAAGTTTATATTCTTCATATTTTTTAGGATAATTATCAATTATATATTGTAATATTATTGGATTTGAACTATTAATTCTACTAAAAATATCTAATCCTTTTATATTTTTAGTATTAAGATCAATTCCAGATTTCATTATTAAATCAATAATATTATCAATTTTAAATTTATATGTGGTATAATTCCATTGATTATTATCTACAATATGAAATAAGCAATTTTCATTAACTCTATTTGTTAAATTTACATCTGCTCCACTCTCAATTAACAATTTAATGATACTATAATTTAATTTAATTACAGCCTTAATTAATGGAGTTCTACTTTTACTAGAATCAAAGCAATTAACATTAGCTCCATCTGTTATTAATTCTCTTACTTTTTGTAAAGATGATTTAGATTCAGAATATTTTAATAATTCATCATCTAATTCTTTCTGAGTATATGTTATTAAATGTTTCATATGTTAAATTTATTTGCTTCTTTTTTAAGTTTGTATTTTTCATATTGCGTAGGATATTTATTCATAATTTCTTTTGAATGTTTTATAGTTAAATAATCAAGAAATTCCAATTCATATTTATTAATAATATTCCAATCAGCTCCTTCTTCTATTAATAATTCCATAACATCATAATGATGTCTATCTGCAGCCCATATTAATGCACTTTTATTATCACAATCAACATAATCAATATTGGCGCCAGCATTCAATAGTTCTGTTGATATTTGTGCATATAAATTATAATATTTAGATATATTATTTTTTATATAACAACTTAAAATTGAACATTTAATTAACGGAGTTCTATTCATCCAATTTACATCAATATTATCAATAATACATCCATTATCAATAGCATTTCTTATTTTTTTTAATAATTTTATAGCATCTGATTCATAATATATTTCATCTTCTAAAATATAATTCAAATCAGAATTCATTATAGAAATCTCAAATTTTTTTAAATATTTCATAAGTTAAATTGTTTTGCTAATTTTCTATCTGGATATTTATTATAAAACCAATTCCAATAACCTTCCAAATCATTATATGGTAAATTATTATTATAACATTGAAATTGTGTTACAGATTCTGGTAATTCTGGCAATTCAGATAAATTATTATTCTCGCATAAAAAATATTCTAAATTACTTGGTAATTCTGGCAATTCTTCTAAATTATTACCACCACAAGATAAATTTATTAATGATTTTGGTAATTTAGGCAATGTTTTTAATTTATTCTCATGAATATATAATCCTGTTAATGTATCTGGTAATTCTGGCAACGTTTTTAATTCATTATTACCACAAAATAATTCTTCTAAATTACTTGGTAATTCTGGTAATGATTTTAATTTATTGTGATGACAATCTAAATATGTTAATGTATCTGATAATTCAGGTAAAGACGTTAAACCTTTATTAGCAAGATTGAGTTTTGTTATTATATTTTCAAATCTTTTTATATATTTCATATGTTAAATTTATTTGTATCTTTAAGATATGGTAATGCTTCTTTACTTGTTAACTTCCATTTTGAATTTAATGTTGTAATATTTCTAATTTTATCAAGTGTCATACTTGATAAAATATTAGGTTGTATATATCTATCTATCTTAAAATCAATTTTCATAAGAATATTATATTCCTGTACATTAGCTGCATAAGCTATAATTTTAATAAAACTTTTATGATAAAATATATCATAATCTATATTATTTTCATCTAAAATATCAATGTGCTCATATAGATCTTCATATACATTTTCATATTCAAAATATGTTTTAAACATTATATTATATCCATTTCTATCTATTTTCTTATCTTCATATTCTTTTATATATTTCATAAGTTAAATTTATTTGTAGCGTTATTTAATTCCCATTGATAATATGTAGTTTCTTTTAATTCTTCAAATTTATCTTGAGAAACTTTTAACGATGATGATATAAATATTTTTTCAAATGAAGAAGGATATGTGTTTATTATTTCCCTTCCAATATGAATTTTTTCATTTTCTTTTAATTCATGTTGATCTAGTTCACATATATAAGAAATAATATCTACATTCAGTTGAATACATTCATCAAAAATTTTTGGAGATAAAATTCTGCATAGTGCTAAATAATTATTTTGCTTGTTAAATTTCCAATTATAACTACCGGATTTATATATCATATAAAATCCTGAAGGATATTCAGTTATAAAATCATTAAATTGAATTTTTGATTTTATTTTATCTTTATAATTCTCATATATTTTAATATATTTCATAAGTTAAATTTTTCTTCTGCTTCTTTTTTAATTAAATAGTTATTATATTCATTTGGATAATTTTTTATAATATTTTCATATTGCTTATCAGTCAATAAATATGTAAAATAGTAACCTTTATTATTTTTAACATTCCAATCTGCTCCTGCTTCAATTAAAATGTTAACTATCTGCATATAATCATGCTGTGCTGCATAAAATAATGGAGTACGACCATCAATAGCTTTAATATTTATATCAGTGCCAGTACGAATTAAATGTTTAATTCTATTAATATCACCTTTTAAAATTGCATTAAATAAATCAATGCCTTTATCTTCAAATAATTTTATATATTTCATATGTTAAATTTATTTATATTCTTCCAAAGTTCTGGATCAGTTGACATTCTAAAAAATGGTTCTTCTTTAAAATTATTATGAGTTATCCAATTTTCAACAGTAAATTTATTAATATCACTAGATCCATTATAATATCTAAATGGTGGATATTCTAAATCTTCTATTTTTGCAAATGTATATGTGATTCCATTATAATCAATTAATTTAACTAAATATTTTTTATTTTTATTATAATTACTATTAAAACTATAATATGATCCAATATTAAGATTTAATTCTATTTTTTCAAATGTTTTTATATATTTCATATGTTAAATTTATTTGAACTTATTATCAAATCAAAATCATCTTTATTTATTTGATTTATTATATAATCAACATGTTTAGCTGTTATGCTAAATGTATATATACAATTATATTCATTTTTAACTAAATCTAATCCATCTATAGTTTCAAAATATTCTTCAATAATATTAAATTCATCATGAATATTTGATAATTTCAAATAAGTTTCTCCTAATATTATAGCAAATTCAAATGTTGTTGAAGAAGGTGTCTTTGAATAAAAAGATATTTCATTATGATATTTATATATTTTATTATAATTTGAAGTTAGATTAAAATCTAATGATAATATAAAATTTACTAAAAAATTCATAAAATAAGCACTATTATCAGTTAAATCATATTTCTCAAATGTTTTTATATATTTCATATTATTATTTATTATTTATTATTTATTATTATTATTTAACTTTTCAATTGCTTCATTCATAATATCATCTGTTATACCTAATTCATGAGTGGTTTTAACAATATGTTTTTTATTAAATACATCATATAAATCATGCTTATTATCATCTATAATTATAAAATTACTAACTATTTTATTATTTTTCAACCAATCTTTTATATCGGCACCTCTTTTTTTAGATTTGTCATTTGGAACACAGTCATATATTTTATATTTAAAACCTGCTTTTTTCATCATATCTTCTATTTTACTTTTAGGTTTATCATCTCTATATGATGAAGATAAAACAACTTTAGCATCTGTTTTTTCAATTATTGTGTTTAAATTACTCATGGCAGTTTTACTCCATTTATCAGGCTCATTAAAAAATTTATGATAATTTACATCAGAATTTTTATTATAAGGAATAAGTGGTCCATCAATATCTTCAAATATTACTTTTATTCCTCCATCTTTTTCTTTTTCTTTATCTTTTTCAATAGTTTTTATTATACCATTAAATGATTCTAATCTGGAATAATTTTCATCATCTGCATCTATTATTATCCAAGGAGCATTTTTAGTATTTGTTTTTTTGAAAATTTCATTTATATATTTAGTAAATTCGTCCCATTTATCTAAAGTTTGTTCATCATTCTTACTAAATTTCCAATATTTTAATGGGTTAGATTTTCTTAATTCAAACCTCATTTTTTGTACATCCTGAGATATAGAAAACCATATTTTTATAAGTATTATATCATCATCAATTAATTTATCTTCAAAATTATTGACTTCTTTCATGAATTTATTATATTTATCTTCATTTGAATATCCCATTACAGGTTCTACATAACCTCTTGTATACCAAGATCTATCAAAGAACACAATTTCACCGTTTTTAGGTAACACTTTTTCATATCTTTCAAACCAATTATCACTTTCTTCTTCTGAAGGAATACCAAAAGTTTGAACTTTAAAATGCTTAGGATCAAGAAATCTTGTTATATTTCTAATTGCAGATCCTTTTCCTGCTGCATCTCTACCTTCAAATATAATTAACACTTTTTTATTATTATATACAATCCACTCTTGTAATTTCAATAATTCTATTTGATATTTATATTTTGTTTTTTGATAATCATCAAAAGGTACTTTATTTATTTTAATATCTATTTTATTATATGGTTCATATGACTTATCAGTTTCAATTTTATTGTAGAAAAATTCATAAGTGTTATCTATATATCTATCAACATTATCAAGATATGCTTTGAAAACACTATCTGCATTCTTTATATTAATATCAAATGAATTTGTTATAGAATATATTTTTAGAATATCATTAGCAAATTTACCTAATCTCATCTGTTTAATTATATCATCATCTACATTATTTAAAAAATCTTTAAATAAATCTTTAAATTTACCCATAGTATTTTTATTATAATTATTTAATAAATATGTTTTATATGATTCTAAATCTTCTTTAATTTGAGTTTTATAGAAATCTAATGTGTATTTTTTATCAATAGATTGCTTCAAATTTATAATTAAGCTTTTAAAAGAATGAATAAGGTTTTCCAATTCATCTTTACTACGATGAAAAAAAGCTTCATTTAGTTTATTATAATCATTATAGTTTAACATTAGGCACTAATATTTTTATTTGTATTATATATAAAAAAATAAGATCGTTATTTTATATTAAACTATTTTTATTTATGAATAATTATTTATATCTTTGTAATCTTAAATATTTTTAATGCTTATGATAAAAAAATATCATAAATATTATATTAAACTTTATATTAATTAAAAAATAAAAATATGAAAAATATTGAAAAAACTAAATTTGAAATTAATAGTATAGACTTTAGTAATTTGAATGACACTGATTCAAATAATTTAAAAATAGAGTTATTGAAATATAATGATGATGAATTAAAAGAATTATTATTATATATAATGGACGATAAATTATCAATAAACATAAATATGGATAGTGATCCAAATTTAAAAATACTATTTGATGATAAAAGAATTATGAATATTCTTGAAACCATGTATGATGAAAATAAAAAAGAAATGGATAATATAGAAAAAAATACTCCAAATTTTAAAGCTATATTATGCGTTGGATTAGGATATGATATTTCAGGGTTGACTGATGAAAATATTAAAAATATTCTTGAAAATGAATTTGGTGATAAATCAAAAATGATATTAACAGCAATGAGATTAGCATTCAAATTTGGTAAATGCTCTAATGAATAATAAAATAATATTTATTAAAAAAGTTCAAGTAAATTACTTGAACTTTTTTGTTTTTATAGTTTTCTATTTTTTATTTTGTAAAATTGAAAATCATTTGGTAAATTTTTATTTGGAAAATAATAAGTTAATGTATCATTAGTAGGCGATATTATTTGTTTGTAAAATCCATTAGGAACATGAGCACCAGATTTTAGAATTAATAAATTTCCAGTAAAATCTAATACAACTTTAACTGTCAATTTTTTATATTTAGTAAATAGAGTAGTTCTTTCATAGTTTTCTAAATGTTCCCATGTTACTCTATTTAATGTATAATATTGCAAAGAGCAATTTAAATATGAAAATGTTTCATATAAATGATTTTTAGTATCAGAAAAAGTTGCGGCTGGAGCTAAATGTCCTTTATCCCATACATTATTCAAATAATCCGCATTAGTTGAAGTAATTATACCTGGAACTTCATAAAAATCCATTCCTGCTCTTGAAACATTCTTTGTCACATTAGTTATATAATAAATAACCCAATTAGGTTGCTTATATACCTCATTGTATGATACAGTATAAATGTCGTTTTTGACTATAACATTAGTTCTTTGAGAAAAAGAAAATAATGTTGCAAACATAAAAATTAATAATATTGATAATTTTTTCATAAGATTTTTTATTTTATATATTAATATATATAAGTATCAAAAATAAAATTTATAAAATATGAAATATATAAAAACTTTTGAATTCGTTAGCAGAGAAGTAGATTTACCAATAGGATATTATGTTATTCCTGCTCTTAAAGGAATAAATTATGATATTCAATATAAAAATAAAATCAGTAATAATATTTTTCAAATAATAAATAAAAGTAAGACACAATTTAAAATTGATTTTAAAGATTATTATCATGAAGATGGGTTTTGGATTGACAAAAAAGATGTTTATAAATTCTCAGGAAGTAAAAAAGTACTACAAGATAAATTGGAATTAATGAAACAAACGAATAAATTTAACTTATGATAACAAATTTTAAACTATATGAAATAATAAAAAAATCTCCAACTAAAAAAGCATTAGCAAGAGATTATAAAATAGGAGATTATGTTATATGTGAATGTAAAACATCATTTACATTTCCTGAACTTCCTGAACTTAATGAATTTACATTGAATAATATCGGACAAATAATAGATATTTTGGATATAAGAAGACGTAGTGATATTTATGTTGTTCAATTTGATTATATTCCAGAAATATTAAGACCTGGATTCCAAATCAAATATAATAAAGCTGATATAAATAAAAAATATGAAAATTCAATAACTTTTAATAGAGAAGATATAAAATATTTATCAGATGATAAATCAGATTTAGAAACATTAATATCAGCAAATAAATTTAATTTATAATTTATTTATATAAAATATTTTTCATATTTTTTGCATTATCTGATTGACCATCAAACGCTTCTACTTCCCAAGGACGTTGATCATAATTCATATCTGATATATCAACCACTTCATTCAACCATAAATATGCACCACTTTTGCTAATGATTAATGTTTTATCATAATATTGTTTTAAATGAATTAATTCATGAGATAATATAGTAATATTTTGACTTCTATCATAATTTCCAATAAGAATATAATATATATCATTAGAATCCACTATATATGCTTTTAATTCAATATCTTCTCCATTAATTTCTTCTGATGTCTGTTGAATATTTTTAATTATAACAGTTACGGTATCAATTTTAAGTGATCTTAGTCCTGATTCTACTATAGTATCTAAATATGATTTATTAGTTAAATTATAAATATGATGATATTTATAAAATTCAATTTTATCAAATGGTTTATCTTTAACTGTAGATAATTTATAAATTATAAATGTAACTATTAGTAAAGATAAAATTATTATTCCAATTTTTATTATTTTGCTCATTTGTGAGTTATTTTTTTTAAAGATTCAATTATTAAATTTATATTAGCATTAATCCAACCGCATAATTGATTAGATATTATATTCTCAGTTTCTCTATCCTTTTTAGCTAAATTTAACCAATATGATAAAGGTTTTACTGCTAAATTATATTTATTACCACCTAACCATAAAGAATTGATTGTAGCAGAATATTTATTTGTTGATCTATTTATTCCATTTGGATTAACTTCTATGTTTTTTATTACATTAAATATAGTATTTGTAGGATCTGATTTTTTTAATTGAATTATCATTGCTTCATCTTCAATAATCTCATCATTAATGAGTCTATTTAGAGAATTTATTGATATTATTGATTTAGTAACTACTTGTTCAGTTAATTTACCAATAGGTAATAATAAATTTTTAAGTTGTTCTATTAATTTATTTGCTTTTATTCCTGCGTTATACCTAGTATTTTCAGGAGTAAAACCATCAGTTAGTACATCTTCATTGTATTTATCAAAACTTTTTATATTTTTCATAATACCATATATATTAAAAAATAAAAATCAAATATGCAGGACGATAAAAAATGGTTAGAAGATATTAATGACGATATGATATGTGAAGTTTGTGGGCATAAAAATAAAAATTGTACATGTAAAACTCAAAGAACTAATAATATAATTATGACAATTGGCGTTATTCTTCTTGTGTTAGCTTTTCTTGCATTAGAATTTTTAGTATAAAAATAAAATAAATAATATGATTAAAGTTTATATTGCATCTCCTTATACAAAAGGAGATCCTGCAGTTAATGTCAAAACTCAAATTGATATGGCAGATGAATTAATAAATAAAGGATTTGCGCCATTCGTTCCATTATATTTCCATTTTCAACATATGCATCATCCCAGACCATATGAAGATTGGTTGAAATTAGATTTAGAATGGATAAAAAGTTGTGATTGTATATTAAGATTACCAGGAGAATCAAGCGGAGCAGATAAAGAAGTTGATTTTGCAACTAATAATGATACATTAGTATTTTTCTCAATGAAAGATTTATGTTTTTATTACGATATAGAATATTAATTTATTGATATATAAATATTTAAAAAATATTTTAAAATTTAACACTAAAATATTTGGTGATATGAAAACTTTTAGTAATTTTGCATCACAAACAAAAACAAATGTAATTATTTACAATCAAATCAACTAAGAAAAATAATAAATATCTTAGTTGATTTGATAATTTAATAAGAGGACTTGAAAAAAATTTCAAAACTTTAACATTAAATATTTGGTGAAATGAAAACATTTTTATAATTTTATTCTACAATAAAAAAACAAAAATTTTTAAGTAATAGTATTGAAAAAAAAAAACTTCAAAACTTTATCATTAAATATTTGGTAAAACAAAAAACTTTTTGTAATTTTATTCTACAACAAAAAATATCAAGTAAGAGTACTTGAGAAAAAAAGTTCAAAACTTTAACATTAAATATTTGGTAAAACAAAAAACTTTTTGTAATTTTGAACTACAACATCAAAAGAAAAGTAATTATAAAAATTATATTTTAATTGAAAAAAAGTAGAAAAAACTTTCAAAAATATTTGGTAAAACAAAAAACTTTTTGTAACTTTGAACTACAATTCAAAAAGAAATATAGTTTTAAAAAATTAAATTTCAATTGAAAAAAGTTCAAACTTTAACATTAAAATATTTGGTAAAACAAAAAACTTTTTGTAACTTTGAACTACAATAAAAAACAAATCAAACTTCAGATTGAAAAAAATCTAATGGTACAAAAACCAACTCAAAGCTTGCGAGAGTATAGATAGTGCAAATGAACACACTTAGATTAATGTAATAATAATTTAGTAGTAAGGAAACAAACTTTAATCTTGAAAAAGTTTATAGTGAAACTTGAAAATAAATTTAATATTACAAAAGTAAATATAGTAAGTTCAAACTTACTGTTTCTAATCTGTGAAGATAAAAAGGACTGAAAATGATTTGATTTTTATTTACTCTTGTAAACGTACTTGAGAAAAAATAGAAAATACTTTCAAAAATATTTGGTAAAACAAAAAACTTTTTGTAAATTTATTCTATAATAATTTAAATCAAAAAATCAGATTTAAACAAGAAATATCAGCGAGATTTGCGCTCTGAGTGTATATATTTATAAGAAAATATATATCAACCAGATGAATGAGAAGCTCATAGTGGTGAGTCAATGATAAGATTATAATCTTAAATAATCAATATTATCAAAGATAGACAGTCCATTGAAACAGATATATAAGACATGTAGAACTTATCTTGTTATAAATATACAAAGCAACCACACCGTGGAGATTGAATATTGGAATTAAATTTCGAATATGATAAAATCCTAATGTTAGATGAGACGTGACTAACTACTTTCATTCCACTACAAGGACTGATTATTGATTAAATTATAAAATGTTGGAGATAAGCACACAGGGTGCATCATTATTAGAATAATCTAATTTGAAGGGGCAAGTGTCAATGACACAAGGTTCAATTCCTTCTATCTTCACTATGAATATTGATTTCAACACTGAAAATCAGAACTTGTTCTGAAAGTAAGTTCCACTATTGATATTCATAACCAACAACAAGCGAGTTTTGGTTAAATAATAAATATTAAAAAATGTATATTAATTAATTGAAATCTCTTGAAAAAGAGCTGTTAATTTAAATAATATGATTTAATAACATTATTTAATCAAAATTCCTTGGATAAAAACAAGTAGGAGTACTTGAAAAATAGTTCAAACTTTAACATTAAAATATTTGGTAAAACAAAAAACTTTTTGTAAATTTGAACTACAATAAAAAAGAAAATCATAATTCAGATTTAATAGATAATCTAATGGGATAAAAACCACCTTGAAGCTTGCAAAAGGAAAGATAGTGCAATTAAACACTCTTAGATTGATAATGATAATAATCGTAAGATTATTAAATTACAAGAATAAATATGATAAATGAAAATTTATTTTTTCTAAGCTGAGAAGCTAAAAGAACTGATAAAAGATTTTTTTTAATACTCATTTCAAGTAAGAGTACTTGAAAAAAATGTAGAAAAAATTCAAAAATATTTGGTAAAACAAAAAACTTTTTGTAATTTTGTACTTAATAAATAATAATCATCTAATTGAAACTAGTTTATTGCTTCCATGTGATACTTCAATTTATGATTAGTAAGATTATTATTAATTTAAAAAAGTATAAAAATTCAAAAATATTTGGTAAAACAAAAAACTTTTTGTAAATTTGGACTACAATAATGAAACAAATCAAATTTCAGATTGAAGCAATAAAAATATAATGGTACAAAAACCACCTTGAAGCTTGCAAAAGGAGATAGTGCAAATGAACACAACTTATATATTAAGTATCTTGCTGAAACAATTAAAATCTAATGGGATAGAAACCACCTTGAAGCTTGCAAAAGGAGATAGTGCAATTAAACACACTTAGATATTAAATATTGTATAAGTAACTAAAAAATCTAATGGGATAGAAACCACCTTGAAGCTTGCAAAAGGAGATAGTGCAATTAAACACACTTAGATATTAATGAAATTGAAAAAGTAATAAAAATAATCAAAGGCAATAGCCACCTTGAAGCTTGCAAAAGGAGAGATTAATATTACAAAAGTAAATATTGCAAAAGTAATAAAAATTCAAGGATTTATATTACAAGAGTAGATATAATGAACATAACCAAATGTTTATTGTTCCAATGATAAAGTTCTGTGAAGAACAAAGGACTGAAATAGATTTGTGACATTTTCAAGTAAAAGTACTTGAACTTTTAAAACAACATGAATTAATATAAAATTATGTAGGTTGAAATTCCAGGAAAGTGGATCAATAATGAGCAGAAAGTTAATGTCTTTCTATCGCTTTTGTTAAGTCTTATTTAAAATTCTTCTATATTAATTCTGTTGTTTTTTTAAAGCGTTCTTTGTAAAATTGAAAATATTTGGCTGTCTGTAGTCATAAATAAACTACGAAAGTAGTATAAAGTGAGTTATAGTTGTTTCTATAACTTGCGGTATTAAATGTGCAGTTGATTTTATTTTTTCGGAAATAAAATTAATTGTAAACAATAATACTTGAGCAGACAATCAGGATATCATTAAACCTTGATTATCGAGGGTAACACTGTAGAGAAAGTGGTTTAATGCAAAGGCTATGTGGGTAGTCTGAGTGAGATGGGAACATCAATAAGAATAACCTGAAGGATTATTGCAAGAAATACGATTTCCAGTTGTGTAATTGCGTTATCCAATATAAAAGTTGACTTAAAACCGAAAGGTAAATTAGATTGTAATACAATGTACAGGTGGTGCTGTAATTAAGGTTACCTTAACATTACCAAGTGTTACGAGAGTATCTTAGTTGACTTAAAATATGGAGGTAGGGATATCTCAGAGAGTAGTTTAGTATAGCTCAGTTCAAAAGATTGAGAAGCTGGTTGTCGAACCACTACTTTCATCATCCACAAAACAAACTTTAACTGCAAATTTAATGCAAATTAAAATAAACAAATAAAGGAAAAGAGTTCGACTGTTGTTAGTGATAGGTGACTACTAGTTATGAGAAGCAATTCGTCGTAGCCGTGAAAGACCCCAAGTCCAACATGATTTTTAAGAAAGTTCTCTAAATCCGCAAGATTTAATCTGGAAGGCATTCTAGATGAGTAATGATTATTAAGAGAGTAATTAACAACAAAAGGAGTGGTGAATCTAATTGACCGTCATTGGAGGAGTACCAATTCAAAAGATTGGTGGAAAAGAAGCAGAAAAAATAATAGTTTCTAAAGTTCTTCTCTATAATGCTGTATTCTCAAGCAATATAAAATAAAAATCCTATCTAATTGAAAAATTAGATAGGATTTTTTATTTATAAGCTATTTCACTTATAAATACACTTTATAAGTTATTTCACTTATAAATTGAATTTGTTTGCATCTTGTTTTAATTTATAATCTTTCATAAATTCTTCAACTTCGTCGTCAATAACTATATATTCTCTGTTTTTTAAACATAATCTATCATCCACGTACTTTCCTTTTTGATCTAGATACACTCCAACATCACCATTACAGGAACCAAATGGATGAGTAAGAGTACCAGTTAAATACTCATCATCCTCTTTAAATTTGATTTTAGTGCCTACTGGATATTTAGATCTACCTGCTAATATAACATCATCATCTAACATTGTAAATTGATGCTCATTAAATTTTAGTATTTTCATATTACTATATATTAAATTTTTTAGCATTAAATATATCAGGATGATTTATCTCTAACCATTTGTTATATTCATCTAAATTGTTATAAGGTAGGTTATTACCTTCACATACTAATATTTCTAATGTCTCTGGTAATAATGGTAACTCAGATAAATTATTATTACTACAATTTAATGTCTTTAATGAATATGGTAATGTCGGCAATTCTTTTAAATTATTAGAATAGCAAAATATTTTTTTTATTGAGTGCGGTAAAGTAGGTAACTCACGCAAAACATTATTAAAACAAGATAATATCTCTAATGTCTCTGGTAATGTTGGCAATTCTTTTAAATTATTATTATAGCAATATAATTCTGTTGTTGTATCTGGAATATTTGATATTATAAATAATCCTTTATCATTTAATGTCAATACATTATCCATTATATGTTCAAATGTTTTTATATATTTCATATATTAAATTTATTTGTATTTTTAACCATTAAATAATTTGAATATTCTTCTGGATATTCTTCTATAATTTCTTTTCTATATGCAGGAGGTAAATAATCTATAAATGTATGGTCAATATCATCAGTTATATTCCAATCTGCTCCATTTTCAATTAAAAACTTAGTTATTTTTAATGCTTTTTTATCTCTATAATTATAATTAGAATTCACAATTAATGCAGTTTCACTATTATTATTTATTTTATTTATATCTGCTCCTGCTGTTATTAAATCTTGAATCATTTCTTCTTTTTTATTTCGTACTACTAATATCAATGGAGTATTTCCAAAATTATCAGTAGTATTAACATCAGCTCCTGAATCAATTAAAATTTTAAATATTTGATATAACCCATACCTTATAGTGATTATTAAAGGAGTATCTCCATTACTATTTTTAATATTAAGATTTATATTTGGGATTTTAGATATCAATTCTTTAATTTTAGGTGAATCAATTTCATAAATATATTTAAATATATCTTTTTCATCATAAAATTTTGTTAATTCAAATTGTTTTATATATTTCATAAGTTAAATTTATTTGCTTGTAATTCTAATTCTAATTCTTCTTTAGTTCTAGCATATTTTTCAACATCACTTGAATTTAACTCTATATGATAAACATAATATTTTCCTTTTTTATCAAAACATTCAATTAGTTCATCTGGTACATATTCATATCCAAACTTAATCCAAATAGGATTGGTTCCTCTTATATCAATAATTTTACAAATATTATTTTTAAAAAAAACTGATATCCCTTGGTTTCTAGGTTCAAAGTTAATTATAGCATAATCTCCTTTTTTTATATCTCTATTTAATCTTTCAAATGTTTTTAAATATTTCATATGTTAAATTTATCAGTATTTTTATTAAGTTTAAGTTCTTTAACTATTTCTGGATATTTTTTATCAAGCCATTTTTTCAATTTATCATCTGTAATTAAATCATAAAATGTTTCACCTTTATATTTTATATTATAATCAATTCCGTTATCTAATAATAATTGAATCATTTTCTTTTTTTCATATATATCTCCTTCACCTGTTATAACAAAAAATAAAACTGTTTGATATTTTAATATGTCATTTAATTTATCAATATAATCAGGTAATAAATATATAAATCTTTTAAGATTACCATCATAAGCGGATTGCATCAGGGCATTATAACCCATTCGTATACCCATTCGTATTAAATCATTTTCTACTGCTGAATTCCACATATCTAAATCATGAGATTTAAATACGTTAGTAAACCTATTTTCAAATGTTTTTAAATATTTCATGTAACTATATATTAAATTAAGTTATTAAAAAATAAAAATAAGAATATTTTATATTAATAATAATAATCATTGAATTATATTTATTATCTTTGTATTCTAAATAATATAAATATTATGAATGTAACAGATGTAATGTTAAATGTTATTTCTTTATTTGATAAAGAAGACAAAGTAAATTCAGATTATTATCATAATGGTAGTGAAACTGGACCAATATTAGAATATGATGTTAGTTATGATAATGTTATTGAAGCTACATATGGATGGAATGATTATGAAGAAGGAGAAACTACACAAATAAAAATTTATTTCACAACAGATGATATAAAAGTAGAAAAAAATATCTCTGGTTCAAGTGTGATGTGTGATGACCCATATGATGAAGATTCGAATTTTGTATTTTCAAATGAGATAGATTTTATAACTTGGTTAAAAGAAGAAATCTAATGAATTACGATGAAACATTTGCTAAAAGAGATAAATTAATAATCAAAGCAGATTCTATAACAGAAAATTATTTAGAACTTGCTACAGAATTATTAGAAAAATCTAATAATTTTTTACATACTTCTAGAATAACTCACACTGATATTGATTCTGATGGCATAACATTTGAATTTTGGATAAATGATTATGATTTTCCTCAAGGAAAACGTCAAATTCTTATAACTAAAGAAATTTTAGATAAAAATATTAATTCTTTTTTAAGAAAGAAAAAACTAAAATTATTAAAATGAATAAGCCAGATAGAAATCAATATTATAAATTATACTCTACTGTTATAGTTTGTAATTCAGTTGGATCATCATTATGTAATAAATGTAAAAAAAACAATCAAGAGTTTTCAGTTTTTCTTGGATCTGATACTAAACTTAGTACTTTATTTGGATATTATTGTAGTGATTGTTTACCATTACTTGTAAAAGAAGCAAATATTAAAGGTCAATATAATTTTGAAAAATATTACAATAACGCTTGTAAACGATATTATGAAGAATGTGTTCAATATGTAAGAAAAACAAAATTAGATAATCTAGGTAATATTATAAAAGAATAATAATATGAAAAAAATTAAAGCTGAAGCTGAAAAAATTATTGCGATAATTAAAGATCCAATTAATGGTACAATTCAAACAATAACATCTATATCCAAAGATACGTTTGAAACAGAAGATGGTAAAATATTTTATTATGATAAAGATGCAATAGAATATGAAAAAAAATTAAAATATGTTAAGTAGATGATATTTATTTGATATAATAAATAATTAGTTGTACTTTTGTAGTACAAATTAATCATTTAAAATCATATAATTATGAGAATATTTAATATTGAAAATTTATCACAAAAAGATGCAATTGAATTTTTAAGTAATAAATTAACTGATAAAGTTGAATATGTTAAAGTATCAAATGCTTGCATGGGAAATGATACTATTATATTGACATTATCTTTTGATAAAAAAGAAAATTGGCATTATGGTTATATCCAAAACTCAAACTATTTAAGAATGAATATTGAGCAATCTGGTGAAGTAGAAATATTTGAATGTTCATTACATCAAAAAGGTTCTTCAAGAAGAGAAAGATTAAATTCTAAATTCCGTAAATGTACAGTAAAATCAATGGAAAAAGTTGTTGAAAAAATAATTATTTTTGTTGAAAAAGTAAATTCAGAATTAAAAATATGTGAAATTAATTAATACAATTGTATGAAAAATAACTATTTAAATTTATATGTAGATGATATTAAGATAACTAATATTATATTTAATCTTTTATCCAAATATAATAGTAATATGTCTAATCAAGATTTTAAAAATAATATTATTGAAATAGACAATATTCAATCTGATGATTTATCTGAGTATGATGATGATTTGATTTGTGATTTTTATGACAATAAATTATCAAAAATTTGTAAAAAACAAATAGATTTTTATTTAAAAGATAATACTATGATGGCAAGAGGTGAAAAATTTTGTGATTATATGCGGTTTATTAAGGGTATAAATTATTAAAAAATAGAGATATTAAATATCTCTCTTTTTGTTTTTTATTATTTTTATCCAATCTTCTAATTTATGTTCTGGTATCCATTTTAATTCACTTTCAGTATCAGTTTCAAATTCTTCTGAAGTATATCTTTCACCTCTTCTTTTAGGAATAAATTCAAAATCTCCAAACATTTTAGCAACATCAATAATCGTAGTATTTATTCCAGATCTTAAATACCATTCATGATTCATATTTGTGAATGATGATAATACTACACCTCTCACAATGTCCTCAATGTGTGTAAAATCTCTACTCTGAGTACCTGGCTCAACAACTGTACATTTATTACCTTCTTTAATTTGCTGCTCAAATATACCAATTACAGTAGCATAATCACCTGTAGTTATTTGTCCTTCTCCATACACATTAAAAAAATAACAAATTTCATATTGTAAATTATACCAAGTATTATAATTTTTAATTAGTTCAACTATTTTTGCTTTCATCCATGAATAAGGAGCTAAATTTTCATTTTCTCCGTTATTTCCAAATTTAGAAGAAGATGCAGAATATATTAATTTGGCATTCCATTTTCTACATAATTCCATTATTATTGGAGTTCCATATAAAATAGTTTTTTCTACATATTTAATATCATCAAAAGATTTTACTATTCTTGAATATTCACCAAAATGAAATACTACATCAAATTCTTTATCTTTAAATATTTCAGGAGCATCCCATGTATTACCATCATAATATGTTACCCCATCTATATGATTTTCTTTTTTGCCTGTGAAATAATTATCTAATGATGTTATATTTATATCTTTATAATTTTTCTTTAAATATTTAATAAGATTAGTTCCTACAAATCCAGCGCCTCCTGTTATTAATACATTATTCATTCCTATTTTTATTTTTATATATTTATTATATATGGTCATAAAAACAAAAAAGATGATACATATATATCATCTTTTTCTAAATATGCCTGATTTTACAGGACCTTTTGAGCTTAATTGTTATTCTTTCTTGGATATCAAAAGTGCTAATTACACTACATATTATTTTTAATCTACTCAATAACTGATCATGATGACCTTAATAAAATCTATATAGATATCAATAAACTTAATTTGTTAGTATCTTCTAACTGATTTTCATCACATTTGTGAATGAAAGATGGTGTTAATAAACTCAATTTAGTAGTATCTTCTAACTCACTTAGGCCTACAGATAACTCTATATTCGGTGTTAATAAACTCAATTTGCTAGTCTCTTTTAACAATGAATCGACAGCACCCGAAATAACGCCAGGTGTTAATAAACTCAATTTGATAGTCTCTTCTAACCAACTCTTTATAAGTATTTGAATAACATAATAATTATTATTATAATTCTTTTTAAAAAATGTCCAAATTTCATCATAGTCACAATAAAAATAGTTATTTATTAAATCCTGCTCGAATAAACAAATACCTGAAATATCAATATGTATTATTTCTTTATTTTCAATTTTATATAATTTAATTTTTCTAACTAACTTTTCGTCATAAAACCAATATATTTTTTTTGGATAATCAGAATGTTTAACTGGATAACATGAATTAAACTTATTCCAAAACCATTTTTTTAATTCTTCTTCTTTCATGTATATTATTTTTTTAAATCTCGTTTAATCATTTCTGTTAATGTTTTAACTTTGCAATTATCAGCAATAGGTTTTTGTTTAACATATTGATCTAATTTTCTATCTAGTACTTCATATTCAGTTTTTTTAAAAATCATACGTGAATTACAACTAAATCCACCTTCACTATTATGCGCAGCCAGCGCAACTTTTAGTTTTCATTTTTAAATGTTTTAATATAATTGATGGCATCTTCTTCAGTCCATTCTCCTGATTTTATTTTTTCATCAGTTACTTTCTTTATATCACCAACCATTCTACCAGTAGTAATATTTAACATTCCCATAATAATAGTTCCTGTTATTGGTGATCTCCATTTAGATTCATTATCTTTCTTACGAACTTCCAATATTCTATTTTTTATTTCATCCAATCCTGATATAATACGTTGTCTTTTATCATCATATTTAGTGGTTATATCACACTTACAGAACTCAATTAACTCTAATACTATATCATGTCCAACTTCTAAATCTAACCTTCTTATAGCTGATTCTGTTACATCCCTATGCATCTTTACTCTACCATGATATTTGACCATTCTATAAACATAATCAATAGTTTTCTTATTAGTTATATTAAATCTTTTTAATATTTTTTTTACCATTTTTGCACCTACATTTTCATGATCATGAAATGTCCAATTTCCATCATCATTTTTAGATCTAACAGAAATTTTACCAATATCATGTAATACTGCAACAATTTTCATTTTTAAGTTATCATTATCATATTCAATCACGTTATTAAGTACGCCTAATGTATGGTAATAATTATTTTTATGACCATTAGTAGTTGTATGTAAATTACATAATTCTGGTAAAATTATATCTAAATCACCATCTTTATATAACATATTAATAGTATCAGTTAATTTTTTTGACCGTAATAAACTTAACGCGTTTTTCATTTTATTAAATTAAATAGTAATTACTAAAAACATTTTTGAAAATTTCATAATTATTACCTACTGAGTTTCTATCATTGATAATGGCAAATATAACTTTTTCAAAATATTTAGAATATCCTTCATTTACTAATAAATGTTTGAACATTTTAGCCATTTCTTCAGGATCATTTTTGAATACTCCACATCCAAATGAACCTAAAATTATAATATCTACATCATTTTTAATAGCAAGAGATAGTATTAATCTTATTTTTTCTTTGGTGAGTTCTTCATAATCCCATTTCGTTATTTTTTCAGAATTAATATTAATTGATGATATATTATCTTTTGTAATTGTATCAGAATAATCATTAAAATCAACTTCTACATTATTAAGATTTAATGCTGCAATAGTTACAACATCTGACTCAACTTCATTTATATAATTATAATTTACATCTTTGAAAAACACAGCATTCTTTGTATATAACGCTTTATCGTCTCCTAATGGATAGTTATCAGTATTAATAACATGAGTTAAATTTGAGCATCTAAATAAGCATTCTTCTTGTGCTTTTGATCCTCTTGCAACTCCGCCACCTGGATGTTTATATGATGCCATATTAAGAACGCAAGTTTTACCTAATTTACTATATTCTGTAACTGCAGATACACTATCAGAATTTATAACCTGTATATTTTCATAACAAGGAATCCTAATATCTGACATTAATCGTTCGTCAAATAAATGTAATGTAGTTTCTGAATTTAGCATTTCTGAACTATGTGATTTGGTGTCTTCAAATACATGTATCAATTCTTGATTAGTCATTTTCTATATTTTTTACTGATTTAAGGCTTAAAACTCTAAAATATTTATCTCCAAAAGTTTTATCTTCTTCTGTAATAACTTCCATTTCGAGAACTTTATTTTTTATTCTTTTTGATTTACCATTCATTAATGGTAATCCATAATCATAACCAGAATAAGATTGTTGAGAATATTCATTGAATCTGAATTCAAATGAATTGTCTCTATAATTTCCTTCACTATTTAAAGAATGATAAAAATTATGTGAAAAAATACCAGAAATTTTATATTTTTCATAAGTTTCTGCAATTATTTTTTTATTATCAAATTCTTTTTTTTCATGTTCAATATTTTGATCAAGTAATTCTTTTGATGTAAATAATATATCATTATAAAAATAACAACCTAATTCAATTAATCTATTTTTAACTATTTCATAACGTTCACCATAAACACCAGTTTCAAAATACCATATCAAGTAAGATTGATCTTTACATTCACTAATAAGTTGACTTTCATATTTACCAAAATGAAAATATTTATCTGGATATTCAAATTTTGGCTCTTTTGACCAACTTTGACTTTTTCCTTTTAATTCTTCATCAATTTTCACGTCAGGGTAAAGTTCTTTTACTTTATCTAAATCAAAAGAAATATTTTTTATATAATTATAATTCTGTTTAATACCATATTGATATGATTCAGTGTTAATTGTTCTATACAAAGGTTCTTCTGAATAACTCCAAAGAGTATAAAATTTATTTGCAAATCCAATTAGTTTCATATGTTTATGTTTTAAATTATTGATACACAAAGATACTACAAAAATCTGATATATAAAAATATATAACAATTATTACCATTATATTGTAGTTAAATATTATTAAATATAAAACATATCAATCTAATATTTATATAAAGTAAAAATATAAAATTATGGGATTCAATAAAAGATTTATATCAAAAGATTCACTTAGAAACATTGCAAATTTAGATGATTATTTAAGTTTTTTTAATTATTTTAAAAGTGATGTAGTATTATTTGAAGATACATTCTCTCTTAATATTATGAAAGATTTAAAAAAATATAATATTACTGATAAATATGAAATATTAAATATAATGAATAAGTGCAAATGAAATATTTATGCAAAAAAACATACTCAAAAGAAATTATAGCTGGAAATTTTTATGATTATTATTTAACATCTACTAAAAATTATGTTAAAATTGAAGAGTTATATTTCGTTGCTAATAATAATATGTTATCAGAGCCAAAAATTTATAAATATTTTTATACCGAAACAGAAATACGAAAAATAAAATTGGAAAAATTGAAAGAATTTAAATAATTTATTGTATCTTTGTTTCAAATAAGATAATTTATGAGATATCTATGTAAAAAATATTATATTGATTTTATTGTAGGAGAATATTATTATTCTGATAATATATCATATAGAAATATTAACTATAATTATAAATATATTTTAATTAATAGCACTAAATTTATTTTAGATGATGATGACACTAGAATAGATCCAAAATTATATGAATATTTTAGTAATATTCAAGAACTACGAAAACTTAAATTAAAAAAATTAGATGAAATATCTATGTAAAAAAGCATATAATGAAAATTTTATTGTAGGAAAGTATTATTATTCTGATAATAATATTCATTCTGATAATATGTCATATAGAAATATTAACTATAATTATAAATATATTTTAATTAATAGCACTAAATTTATTTTAGATAATAACACTATAATAGATCCAAAATTATATGAATATTTTAGTAATATTCAAGAACTACGAAAACTTAAATTAAAAAAGTTATATGAAATATCTATGTAAAAAATCATATCCAGATTTTATTGTAGGAAAATATTATTATAGTGAGAACTATGATTATGAAGGTTTTATAATAATAAATCAACATATGTTTTTTGACTTTCCTGAAATTAAAACAGGAAATATTCATGACTATTTTGAAACAATGCCAGAAATTAGAAGAAAAAAGCTAGCAAAATTACAAGAATTCAAATAATTTAAACATTCGTTTATTTTTTGTATATAATACAAATTTAAATCGGTTTTTTATTTAATAATTTATCAATGATGTTGTAGTTAATGTCAACCATATTTTTTCTTTATCAGTATCAAATAATACTTTATTATTTTTTTCTAAATAATTATGAAAATCTTCACTTTCTATAATTTCAATAAATGAGTCAACATTTTTTTTATCCATAACAACAGATAATCCAGATAATATTAACGTAGGAGATTTCATTATTTTATAATGAATTTTGCCCTTTATAAATGTAATAGGTAATATTATCTGAATCTCATTTTCATTCAGTTCTTTTAATAAGCCTTGTTTTCTACCGTATCCGTACCATGCATCATATTTAGATAATTTAGTAATATTACCATTATCTCTTTTATTTAATTCATATTTATTATCTAATAGATATTTATATGCTAACGGAAAATCTTCAATTAAAATATCTTTAGTTATAATTTTATTATTAATATAAGGATATATGAACCAATAATCTTTTTTAGTAGTTGATTTATATGCCTTTTTACAAATATTTTTTTCTATTTTAATATTAGAATCATTTTTATAAACATAATTATCATCAGAATAATCAAATTTGTAAATTTTATCTCTAAGTGTTGCTATTCCGCCATTTGCATATTTAATTATATTTTTTAAATTATTTGATGTCTCTTGTTTAAACCAATTACAATTTTTCTTACTTAATATCTGTGAAACTGATTCTGTTTCATATTCAAAAGTATCATTAATTATATCATTACAAATTATTATACATGTATAAGCTGAAATATTATCCCAAATTTTATTATTTTTATTATCATATATTTTTAATAATCTATTATTTATAATTTCTCTTAATATTTCTCCTGTTTTATTTATTAAAAATGAATTAGGTATAATAAATCCTACTTTCTTACTAATTTTTAATGATTTTTCAATAAATGCATAATATAAATCTATATTTCCTTTTTTAATAGTTTCAAAATTTAATTCTTTTAATTTATTAACATAATCATTTTCTAAATTTTGAATTCTTACATATGGAGGATTTCCAAATATGATATCAAATTTCATGTCAACAAATAAAAAATCACTATTTTGTATATTTACTAATAATAATTGATTATTATATCCTAATACATTAAAATATCTATTTAATAATTCTTTTAAAATATTTATAAAATTAATATCGATATCATAACAATATAATCTATTTTCAACAAAAAATATCATATCATTTAATTCGACATTTTGTTTTCTAAAATATTCTAAAAGACTAAACACAAAAGAACCTTTACCAACACTTGGTTCACAAATAATATCTGTTATTTTTGGCTCTAAATATTCAATTATTTGTTCACATACTATACTTTTTGTAAATACAACTCCTTGTTTTTTTATTAATTCAATATCATTTGAATCAAAATTATTACTTTCATTTATTATTTCACTTATTATTTCACTTATTTCATTTTCATTCATTCATGTTAATTATTTTTATCTATTTAGTATATTTTCAACATTTTGTTTATATATTTAATATGAATTTGTTAATATATTTTACATCGTAATAATATTTATAATAATAATTTATAAAAAAGTCATATTTTTAAAAATTTATTGTATCTTTGTAAAAAAGATTAATATGAAATATCTATGTAAAAAGACATATTTATCATATTTTATATTTGGTGAATATTATGAAAGTGAATTAGGTAGAGATAATACTATAAACATGATCATTGATAGTAACTCATGGATACATTTTAAGTTAGATAAAAATTCAAAGTTATATGAGTATTTTTATGATGAAAATCAAATTAGAAAAATGAAATTAAAAAAATTAAAAATATTTTAATATGAAAGTAAGAATGTCAAGCAAAAATGATTATGATTCTAAATATGATTGGAATTGTTTTTGTCAAGGTGGAGAATCTGGAATCGTTTTACCATCAGGTAGTTTTGATAAATTATTTTCTGGAAATCCAATAGAAGGATTATCAGAAGGAATATCAAGTAAAGAAACTTATACTACCGCATTTTTTGAAGCATTTCCTAAAACTCCAGATTGCTTTATTCGTGGAGAAGGTAAAACAATTGAAGAAGCTGAAGAAAGTGCTTGGAAAAAATTTCAAAAGATTATAACTTGTAATCATGAAATGGAACGTAGAGATAGAACAGATGGTTATGCATATTGTAAACATTGCTCATATTCAGCGACTGTATTTGAACCTTTAACTAAATGTTGTAAATGTGGTAAACCAACCGCATATAGTACTGATTATAAAGGTAATTATTATTGTAAAAAACATCACTTTACAAAGCCAAAAAATCCAAATCATTCAATGTGGGAGATTGAGCATAAAAGACTTTCAAGAAAGCATAAGAAATTATTAAAAATATGTGCTAAAAAAATGTTTGAATCAGAAGGTCATTATGGTAAAATTAAATTTAAATACTTTGCAGGAAAAATTCTTACTTGTGATGGGTATAGATTAGATATTTTATTTAGAAGTCAAGAAATAAAGTTTATACAAAAATGGAAATAATTAAAAAAAGCATCAATTAAATTGATTCTTTTTTATAAGTTAAAGTTTGAAGATGCTAAATGAAGAGGTAAATTTTCAGTTATAACATCATATAAAATTTTGAATTCATCAATTATATCACCCATTGTTTTAGATTTTTTAATAATATTTTCTATTATAGGTGAATATATTTCAGTTAATTCAGTGTATACGTTATCTGGCATTTTCCTAATCTCAATTTTTGATGGACCTCCTATAAATCCATTAATTGGTGATGTATGATATTTAATTCTATTAACTGAATATTTTGGATTCATTGATTGCATAGCTGATTCCCTCTCTTTTTCTGTTATTATAATTTTTCTTAATTCAGGATCATTTAAGCATTCAGATTTTTCTATTATTTGTTCAATAATACCATAAATTGGAGAGCATGACCGATAATTAGTACCATAAGTCATATTTCCGTTACTGTTATTTATAGTAATATTAAAATCTTTATTCTTATATAAAGTAATTTCTCTCTCTTTCTGTTTTTCAAACGTTTTTAAATATTTCATATAAATAGTTTATGATAATTTTTTATATTGATTATCTGTTATTATTAATATATAATCACCTTCAGTGGTTGATATATTATATACACTCTGATTATTATTTATAGCAGATAAGATATCAAGATATTCATCTATCATATCCAAATCTAAATTTTTTTCAGATAATTTAGATGTCACGATTTCTTTAGTTATTTGTGATAACTCTAATATTCTAACTTTCATTAGTGTATATTAATATTAATTTTTAATTGTAATACTTTGTTAATGATTATTATATATTAATTTTTATAAGTTGAATTTATCTGATGTCAGTTCAAAATCTTGAAGTTTAACCTTTCCCATAAATAATGCATGATCTCTATTATCTGGTTCTAATTTTAAAATCCATTCAAAATATTCATCATAATCATCTGTTAAGCTATTATATTGTTTAACTTTTTCTTTATAAATATATACAAGAACATTTTCATTAGTATACCAAAGGCACCAATCTTCAATTAAATCATCTGGTACTCCTATCTTTTTTAAAGACAATCTAAAATATGGTTGCAATAATGTTACTTGCCAATATTTATCCTCATATTTCCAATCACCATATTTTTCAAATGTATTTATATATTTCATAGATTAAAATTTTTTGCTTTTATTTTATATTCTAAATCTTCTTTATTTTCAGAATAATCAATAATACTACTATATAAAAATTCTCTAAATCCAATATTATGATTAAGATTATAATTCTCATATCCAAATAAACTTGCAATCTCCATAGGTATATCTTCGTATTCAACACTTACTGTATTGAAATGATATTTTATTTCAATTTTTATAATTTTACCAATAGTATTATCAATAAAATCAGTCATTTCTTTATTCTGCATGGAAGATTTCATTAATACATAATCTCCTACTTTTGGTTCATCTTTAATATTTTCAAATTTCTTTATATATTTCATAAGTTAAATTTATTTGCTTGTAATTTCAATTTTAATTCTTCAATTGTTTTTCCATATTCCACTAATAATTCGATATCAAAAATTCTTGTACCATCATGAAAAAATAAATCTATATTATCTGGTATATTTTCATATCTAACTCTACATTTATATTTTTTTAAATTTGGATCGAATTCTACAGCTGTTAATCTACCAAAATTTTTAGTTACAAAATTTATAACGCTATTAGTACTATAACTATTCATTAAAACATAATCACCAACTTCTGGTAAATCAATATTATTTTCAAATTTCTTTATATATTTCATAAATTAAATTTATTGGTATTTAATAATAATTCAAAATTTTCAATTTCTAATGAAGTTAAAAATCTTAAAATTTGTTCTTTAATAATTCCAATTTTACATATTTCATTTTGAACTAAATAAAATGACTCGTCTTTTTTAATTATTTTAGCATCAAATGTATAGTTATTTTGTCTATATTTTATATAATCACCAACTTTACAATCGTTAGGATTAAATAATTTCTTTTCAAATCTTTTTATATATTTCATAAGTTAAATTTATCTATATTATTATATAATCCAGGAATACTATAAATATTTCTAAAATATTTCGGAGTCATAAATTTTTCCTTCTTACAATCATAAACAAAAACTACTTCAATTTTTCTATAATCTTTTAAAAATACATGAATATCTCCAAATTCTGCTGATTCACCATCGTAATTGACTCCTAATACAAAATCTGGTCCTTCACTTACATAATCAAATTCATATTGATTGATAGCATTTACTCCATCTTTTATTGATTTTGGAGTACCATCAAACCAATCGCAAACATCTATAGCAGCAGAGATATAATCATTATCTGTTACATCATCAGCCATTCCAAATGCATATTCTAAAATTTGATGATTTAATGGTATAGGATCATCAGAAGGTAACGGCTTACCATTACAAAAACTAAGTGCAATTTCTGGTGTAACTTCTAAATAAAATTCAGCATCATTTTGATCTAAACTTTCAAACCTTTTTATATATTTCATAAGTTAAATTTAATTGTTTGATTAACTTGTTCAGGATCTTTTAATATTCTATATAATTCTAACCATCTTGTTATTTCTTCATATTCATCATCATCATATCTCCATTCATTTGGTAAAGTTGGATCATGAACTATTTCGTCATCATCATAAAGAATTTCAAATTTTTCTCCTATTAATACATTGAGTTCTTCCTTCGTAACTCTTATTATTTTTTTGCTACTCAAAGCATATAACGCTATCATGCCTTCTAAATGATTTTAAAAACTTTTTTATATCATCTTCTTCATCTGAATCATATCTCCATTCATCTAGATGATTTGAATCATATCTAATTCTTTCATTATCATAAAGAACTGTAAAATCATTGTCTATTAATGCATCAAGTTCTTCTTGAGTTACTTTTATAATTTTAGAATCATTATCTAAATTTATTAAATTAATCATATTTTCTTTTTTCCTTGATTCAAATGTTTTTATGTATTTCATAAGTTAAATTTATTTGCACTATCATTAAGTTCAATTCGGTTATATAATTCTTCTGTTGTTATTTCTTTACCAAATTCATCAACTAATTTATATGAAAAATTTAATAATCCTTCTTCAAGAATAATATGCTCAATTGTATATTGTATTAACGATTTTTTATCATTTTTATAATCCTTTTCATATTGTATATAATAACTATCTTTAATCAAATCATCAAAAGGAATATGACGTTTATCAACTGGTATAGTAACAATAGCGAATATTCCTGTAATGCTATCAGTTGAATTTTCATTAAATTTTTTTATTTTCATATTAATAATTGATTTTATCTATATATAAAATTTATAAGTTATTTTTTATATATAAAGATATGAAACATTTGAAATTATATGAGGAATTAAAATTCAATGAGAAACAATACCATACTTATGAACTATTGAATCTTGTTCAGATGCATGATTTAGGTTCAAAAGGAGAAGCTGAAATGATTGATATGATAAATTCTGGACAAATAGATTTAAATTTACAAGATCAACTAAGTTATAGAACAGCTTTAATATATTCTATGATTAATAGATATGAAAAAGTATTTGATGAATTGATAAAATCAGATGTGAATTTAGATTTACAAGATGATAATGGAAATACAGCATTAATAATCTCAGCAATAGGTAGCACTGGAAGTAGTAGTGATTATTATAAATCTATAATGGAAAAATTAATTGATGCAGGAGCAGATTGGAATAAAACACAAAATTATGGACGTGAAAAAGATTTTCTTGAACATATACAAGATAACGAATTTAAAAGACATATATTAAAGAAATATCATAAACAATATGAAATATATTTAATGATAAAAACTTCTGAAAAATTTAATATATGAAATATATAAAAACATTTGAACAAAATTTAGATTTAAATAATGAATTAATAGACTCTTGTATAAATAATAATATAAAAAAAGTTGAAAGTTTAATAAAACAAGGAGCTGATGTTAATTATATCAATAAAGATGGTTTCAACTCATTAATATATTCTGTTAATAATATTGATATTTTAAAAATATTAATTAAAAACGGAGCGGATGTAAATATCCAAGATACTACAAATCAAGGTTATACACCATTATTACTAGCATCCTCTAATAGATTTATGTTTCCTTATATCGAAAATTATGATACTATAAAATTATTAATAGATTCAGGAGCTGATTGGAATGTTAAAGGTAGAATTGTTAAAATTACTTTTTTTGATTATTTACCTACTGAAATTAAAGAAAAAATTAAAAAAGATTATCCAGATAAATATGAAGATTATTTATTACAACAAGAAGCTGAAAAATTCAACATATAAAAAAAGACTCAATTAAATTGAGTCTTTTTTAAATTTTAGAAATATATTAATTTTTAATTTATTACTTCTACATTAGAACAATTCAGTCCTTTTTTACCTTCAACTAGATCAAAACTGACTTCGTCATTTTCATATATTTTGTCTATCAAATTTGTGATGTGAACAAAATATTCCTTACCTGTTTCTTTTTCGGCTACGAACCCATATCCTTTTTCCGAATTGAAAAATTTTACGGTGCCATTTAATTTACTCATTATTTATTATTATTTTTATTATTGTGGATAAATTCCACATTCTATATAGTAATAAAAAATAATAAGTTTATAAATATTTGAAATAATTATTTTTATAAGATTTTTTGTTACCTGATAATACTTCCCATATTCTATTAGTTTTAGTATTAAAATACGACGCACAATTTTTTACACTATTAAATTCTTTAATTATTTCTCCACTTTCTGATATTTGAGCAACTTTTTTAGATCTTAATAATTTATATTCTTCAGTCATAGGTCTTTTTTTTACACCAATCATAGCTTTACTCATTTTCAATTTAACTTCATCTGTTCTTTTTTGACCAGTATTCTTTTTTACCCTTTTTTCAATAGTTTCTTTACTTTGCTGTTTACCTTTTTTTGAAATGCTTATTTTTAATTTAGCTTCATCACTCATTTTTTTACCTTTATTTAATATACTTAATTTTAATTTAGTTTCATCACTTGTTATTCTACCTTTTTGTGATTTACTCATTTTTAATTTAGTTTCATCTGAAATATTTATTCCTTTTAATTTTTCTGATATTATTTTTTTTGTTTCTTCACTTTGTTTTATACCAAAGTGACTTTTGTTTCCAATACTTTTTTGCCTTAATATATCTTTTGTTTTGTCACTATGTTTCATTCCTAAATTATGTCCAGCATTAGGTAAAATATTATATCCATTTTTACAGCAATCAAAAAAATCAATATAATATTGTTCTCTAATTAAAATTTCATTAATACTACATTCTTCTAAAATTGTATATGTAAAATTTTCAATACCATATTTATCATAAGCTCTTTGTAATTTAATAGAATGATGTTTATTCTTTTTTAATTGATTCTTATGTTGAGTAAATCTTCCTTTAACATTTATTGATGATCCAACATAACATTTATTATTTATTAAATTTGTTATTTTATATACACCAATAATCATTTTTGATTTATTATTTTTTCAATAAAATCTTTCATAGCATTTTCTATGAATAATGATTTATTAATTGATTTCTCTTTTGAAATCTTATCAAATTCTTTTGATATTTCTTTTTCTATTGTAAATGTTTTTTGAACTTTCATATATTGTTTTATCTGTATATATAAATATAATAAAGTCAAAAACAGGCAAAAAAAAAGACTACAGATATTTCTGTAGTCTTTTTAAATAAATAATAAGTTTATTATATTTTAGATATTTTATTTAATTCGTTTAATTTGAATTTTCTTTCTAATTGTTTAGGAATTTCATATTTGAATTCGTAACCTTGACTTCTCAAATAATCTATTGCTATTAAAGGAGATATACTTTCAGTTATCATTCCGCCCCAATTGCCATTGTTTCTATGTAAGTTAATAATACCATTATAATATATTGTGATATAAGAATCATTCACATTATTATATGCAGTTGATGTTGTATTAATTTGAACTGCTAATCCATAATTCCATTCACCTGCAAGATAATCAATAAATGGCTCACCGTACATTTCGCATATTATTTCAACTTCTTCTTTGGTTATATTTTTTAAATCTTTCATTTTTTAGGTTTTTTATTTTTTATTATTAATTCAACTATATAAAAAAAACTTACAATTATTATAATATCAAATGTTAAGCAGAATCTCCACCATTCAAAAGAATATGCTTTTATATTTATAAAAATAGCAATTTTACTTATAATCATGCCTATAATAATGCTAAAAATATACATTGTTTTATTTTTCATAACTATTTTTTAATTTTAAATAAATTTGATAATATTCTTCTTCTGAAATTTTATCAATTTCATTATTTATCAATTTAGAATCTTTAGGTTCAGATATTACGTTATCACGTTCAATTTGTTTTTCCTCATATTTCTTCAATTTTACTTGAATTGCATCATGTTCATTTTTTTGTTTAAGACGTCTTTTTTCATGATAATCTATTGAATTAATCAAATGATTATATAATTTAGTTTCTTTATATCTTAAAAATCTATTCATATTATTAGTATTTAAAGTTAATGTGCAAAGATACAAATAAAAATTGAATATAATATAAAAATTAATAATATTTAATATAATAGGACAGCAATAAAAATATATATAATAATGTCGCACTTAAAGTGACGAGGTTCATTTTTTGGGTTATGTTAGTTTAGAGTCATTATGACTTTGGAATTGTTGAAAAGCAATGAATGAATTAGCAAACTAAAAATAAAAAAAATAAAAAAATTATGACAAACAACAAACTGTTGGACAGGAACCCTTCTGTTCAAATTTCTAGCAAAAGAAACGAATTGAAAATTTATCAAGGTAACATTATTTACTTAAATAATGGTGATAACTTTGAACTTAATTTTTTCAATCCAACAAATGAAAAAATTGGAGTTAGTATCGAATTTAACGGAATCAAAAAAGGAGATTCTTATTTAATTTTAAATCCTGGTCAAAATGTATTTTTAGATCGGTTTTTAGATGAACAACGTAAAATGTTATTTGAAACTTATAACATTGATGGTAATAATAAAGAAGCGTTAGAAGCGATTGAAAAAAATGGATTAATTACCTTTAATTTCTATAAAGAATATTGGAGAAGTAATAATACTAATGAAGTAAATGTAAATTATGAATTTCCACCTAAGCCTTATAATTATAATAATCTTAATAACACTGGAACATATTATGGAAATTATTTTGGAAATTCTTCAATAACATCATTAACTGGAAATTCTATAAGTTTTTCTGGATTTTTTGATACTAATAATTCTAATTCTAAATATAATTCAGATACTAGTTGTGTTTATACTCAAAGTTGCAATTCATTAAATAATAATATATTTAATTCATCAAGTAATATTGGAGGATCAACATTTACATCTAGTTTAAATATTAATTCTATTGAAACTGGTAGAGTTGAAAAAGGAGAATTATCAGATCAAAAATTAAAAAATGTAAACGTCGAATTTTCAAATACATCATTCTATTCAATATCTTATAAACTTATGCCTTATTCTTCTAAATCTCAGAGTATCAATGAGATACGTGAATATTGTAATGAGTGCGGATATCGTTTAAGAAAAAGTTCTTGGAAATTCTGTCCGAAATGCGGAACTAAAATTTAATTTATAATATGAATAAGGTAGATATAGTTTGCATATTGGATATGTCTGGCTCAATGGGGTCGATAATAGTAAAAGCGAGAGAAGGATTTAACAAATTCTTAACGGAACAAAAGGAAAATGGAAATAAAATAAATTTTTCATTGATGTTTTTTGATACAAGTTTTTATATGCCATATAAAAACGTTGACATTAAAGAAGTAAATGAACTTAATGAAAACACTTATTATGCTAATGGTGGTACTAGTTTATATGATGCGTTAGGATTTGCTTCAGATAATTATATAAAGCAACTAGGATCAACTAAAAAAAGTAAAAGAAGTGATAAAACATTATTTGTTATATTAACAGACGGAGAAGAAAATTCTTCTACTATATATAGTCGTGATATGATTAAATTAATGGTGACAGATATGAGAGAAAATTTAAATATTGAATTTATTTATTTAGGTGCAAATCAAGATTCATGTTTTGTCGCAGAATCAATGGGAATGAGTAGAAGCAATTCATTTAATTATGATGCTACGAATGACGGAATAATAGTAGCATATTCAAATATTTCTGCTGCAACGACTTATTATACCGAAAATAATGTAAAGGATAATCTTTTCCAAAAATAAAGATAAAATAGTGAGATTTAATGAACCTTAAATAACAAAAAAGAGAATCAATTGATTCTCTTTTTTTATAAATTAAATTTTAATGCATTTAGATAAATTTCGTAATTTTCTTTTGATATATCATTTATAATATTATCTATTTCTGTGATTTTTATTCTACCTAATTCTGAATATTTATCCATTATATATTTTATAAATTTTGATATTTTTTCTATTTCTGAATCTATCCATCCTGGATTATCTAGTATAGTATTAATATCAAACAAAAAATAATCATTATTTGTGGATAATCTTAAATTTAAAAAATAATTTCTTTGTATATCATTTTTATTATAACTAAACGCATAATCACAATTATATTCATATGAATAAATAATTTCATTTTGATTTTTATTTATAAAATTATGTATATAATAAGCGAGTTCTTGAATTTTCTCTTTACTATTTGATTTTTCAAACTTTTTAATATATTTCAATTTATTTAAATTTTATTTTTCCTTTTGCATTGGTTTTTTTATCTATTTCTTCTTCATCGATCCATATTTTAACTATTTCTTGAGTTTTAATATTAAATGCTTCAATATAATAATCTGGTGATTTTAACTCATCATTTACATCTAAAATATGTACTAAATTTTCAACTTTCAAATTATTCTCAATCAACTTAACGAAATCTCCTTTCTTATATTTAGGATTTTTTTCTATGTATTTAGCATTTTTCATAAGATATTATTTTTTTAAAATATGTTATAAATTAAATTTATTTACTGTTTTATCAAATTCTATTTTCTTTTTATATTCATCTACATTAAAAGTTTTATATTTATCATTTGAATGATGATATATATTACCATCATCTCCTATTTCAGCATCTACATTTCCTAAAACATCACATAATTTAGTAATGATTGTTAAGTTTTCACTATCATTTATTCTTTCAAAAAATCCAGATCCATGTCCATTTCTTGTCAACCATAAATCATTACCAATTTGGTCATCTGTCATATCTTCAAAAACATCTCCTGCTGAATTAATAAACCATTCAACTTCTTTTACAATCTCATCTTTAGAATTTTCATCGATATCATATATATTTTTTCCTTCCCATGGATCATAATCTGTTTCATGACCTTCTTCAGTCCAAATTAATGCTGTTATATAGCTATCAACAGCAGTATCTATATCGTAATCATTTTCAAATTCATTAATATCATGATATTCTTCGAAATCTTCATCATCGTCAAATTCTTCAAATATTTTTAAATGTTTCATAGTTTTACATATTAAATTTGTTTGCTGTTAATAATAGTTCAAGTTCTTCAATTTCACTTGAAGTTAAATCTCTATCAATCTCACTTTCACCTATCCAAAATTCTTTTAATTCTCTTGTCTTTTTATGAATAGATATTACTTTATATCTTGGCTCATACATATCATCATCATTTTCATCAAAATCTGTATCGTTAACTTCAATAATTTTAACAAATGGACCTACAACATTCAATTCACTTTCAGAATCATCTAATTTTACATAATCTTCTAATTTTACATAATCTCCTACATGTTGAGATGTATAATGTCCTACTGGTGATAATTCGTCATCATCGTCAAATTCTTCAAATATTTTTAAGTGTTTCATAATTTTTACATATTAAATTTATCTACATTTACAATATAACTATATTCATTTATAATTTCAGGATTCAATATATTTGATTTCATTATTAATTTATAATTTTCATTATCATTTTCAATTAAGTATTTTTGAAATTCATAAGTTTTAAACCATTCTAATATTTTTCCATTATATAATTTAGCAATTTCTAATAAATTTATATGCTTTCTATAATATTTAAACCAAATATCATAGTCATAATCATAAAATGCATATTTTTTTTCCATTTTTTTAAACATTTCTAAATTATCTGTTTTAATCCAAATCGGAAATATATCATCAGGACTGTCTACATATTTACTAACTACATCATCAATAGAGTTTTTTAAATTATCAAAATTAAGATGACTATAACTATCTTCATATTCAATAGTTTCATATCTTAAGTCATCAGAATCATATATATTAGATAAAAATTCTTTAATAGTTTTAACATTTAATTTATATTTTATCATATACTTAATCATAGTTTTATACTCAAAAACCAATTCTATCTGATATTTTTTTGTGTCACTATCATGATTAGTATTATCATTAATATTAAAAGGCATTTTTTCTAATGCTTTCTTTGCTGCTATTTCTACTGCACGTTCATGAGCCATTGAAATTTCACTTTCAAATGTTTCTAAATCATCAGTTAAATCTAAATATTTAAATAAGTCTGCTATTTTACCTTGTTCTGTAGGATCTATATTATCGTCAAAATAAAATAACTTGGATAATTCTATAATTTTATCATTAGTTTCTTTTTTTGTATAATTACCCAAATAATCTAATTCTTCTTTATCAACATAGAATTCATAATTATTATTATCTCGAGTTAATTGTAAAATAGAACTTATAGAACCATTTTCGATATCAAGTAAATTTTCAAGAACCTCAATATTAATAATTAAAGTGAATCCTTTCTCATCATATGAAAATTCTTTTTCATATGGATAATGATAATTTTTTTCTGAATTTATTATTGCTTCATCTTCATCGAATCCAATATATTTGTTGATATCTTCTGGTTTAAATTTCTTTGATGATAATACTTTTATTAAATTTGGTATATTATCTATATTATCTTCAACATCAGAACTTTCTGTTATTGGATTATTTTTTAAATATGCAACTTGTTTAGTTTGTTTAAATGTTAAGTCACTAAGTTTTTTAACTTTAATATTTATTTCATTATTTAATTCTGCTTGTGTTTTTCTATCTTTTTCGTTTTGAACTCTCTTTCTAAGTTTTTTGAGACTATCTTGCATATATGCAATCTTATCTGCAATGTTATCATCAATTTTGAAAGGTTTTTCGTTATTTATTTTGATTGGAGTAAAATATTCATAATTTTTAATATATCTCATAATAATATATATAATTTTTTATAGATTAAATTTTTTTGCACTTATTTTAATTAAAAGGTTATTAATATATTCTTTTAATTCTATCATATCGTCTGAGGTTTTAATTGTAAAATCTCTAAATATAACATCAGGATTATATTTTTGAAATTTATTTTTATACCAATTCAATTGTAATTTACTCAATATATCATCTCTATTATAATCATCCGATAACGGAATTATATGTTCCATACTATTATAGTTATATGGTAATAAATTAATATCATCAACATGATTTAATATTATAAAAAAATATATATCATTAGTAAATAATTCAAATTTTATTTTTTTTGAATTTAAAAAATTAATAATATATGGTATTTTTTCAAAAAATTTATCACTAATAATTACTCCTGGTAATTTACCATATTCTCCTCCAACTTTAATATCGGACGGTTCTATTACTTTATAACTTTCTAAATATTTCATATATAAACTTTATTTTATTATATTATTATATATAAAAAATATAAAATCATTTGTGGGTATGCAAATTAATTTATATATTTGCTTAAATAAAAATAAAATAAAAATGGCTAAGAAAAAAGATTCATATGTCTGTTCAGAGTGTTTAAATGAATTTCCTTCAAAGGAAATTTTTGCTGCATTAGTGCCCAATAGAGAGTATTATACAAATTATTGTAAAAAATGTTTAATTGATTTAGAAATTGATAAATGTAAAGCATATACAAGTAGTACATTCAAAGGTCCTTATATTTTAGTTAAAGATATTGGCAGTGAAAAAAAAGTAACGAAAAAGAAAACAACAACGAAAAAAACTACTAAAAAGATTATTAAAGAAAAATAATTATTTTTATGAAAGATAATAAAGAGAAAATAAAAAAATTACGAAAATATTATTGGGATAATTGTAGTCATGCATCAAGAGAAGAGTGGTCAAATGAAGAAAATGATTTAAAAAATGATATATCTTCAATATTTGGCAAATTTGATGTCACGGAAGAAAATATTAGTGATGATGAAATAGATAATTTAAAAAACTTAATAGATAATTGTGCTATAGAAGTTAAAAAAAGCAAAATAAATAGTTATTTAAAATATTTAGATGAAAAAATTATATGGAGATGTGAATCACCATATAACATTATTGAAAAAGAAAAAATTCAAACAAAATTTGATTATTTTTATAATTTAGATTATGATAAGATAGAAGAATCAGAATTGGATGATTTTTATGATTTAATTCAAAATTTTATGTGGAGTAAAAATGAAAAGAATTAAAAATATAATAAGAGAATCAATAAATGTAAAAGAATTAATTTATTCTGATGATACTTTAATTAAAACAATAGAAGATATTACTAATTTGATGATTAAGTGCTTTAAAAATGACGGTAAAGTTCTTTTATGTGGAAATGGTGGAAGTGCTGCTGATGCTCAGCACATTGCTGCAGAATTATCAGGTAGATTTTATATAGATAGAGATCCATTATTTGCTGAAGCATTACATGTAAATACATCATATTTGACTGCTGTTGCAAACGATTATTCCTTTGATAATATATATTCAAGATTAATAAAAGGAATGGGTAGAAAAAATGATATTCTAATTGCAATCTCAACCTCAGGTAACTCTAATAATGTTTTTAATGCTTGTTATGAAGCTAATAAATTAGGAATGATAACTATTGCATTAACAGGTAAAGATGGTGGAAAACTCAAAGGAATAAGTAATTACACAATTAATGTTCCATCTGATAATACACCAAGAATACAAGAATCTCATATTATGATTGGACATATCATATGTGAAATGGTAGAAGAAATAATGTTTAAAAAATAATAAAATCAAATGAAAATACGAAATGGATTTGTAAGTAACTCATCATCAAGCAGTTTTGTAGTAATTAAAGATTCTTTAACTAATAAACAAAAAGAAATGATTTATGATTATCAAAGTTATGTTGAGTTTTTTAAAACTATTGATGAAATATGTATAGATAAATTCGAATATTGTGATACTGATCCATGGAGAATAGTTGATTATAATGATTTTATATTTGGTGAAACTTCAATGGATAATTTTAGTATGCAAGATTTTTTAGATTATATAAAAGTTGATCCAGATTCAATTAATTGGAACGAAGGATATAATGACGAGCCATATCAAAGTCAATTAGATTTTATAACTGAGTCAAAAAAAAAGTTTCGTAAAAAAAAACTTATTAAATTAAAATATAAAAAATATTAAAATAGATGAAAATTGAACCAAGTAGTTTTGTAGTTTCAAAAAAAGCGTTAAGTAAGAGACAAAAAGATATGATTATTAATTATGTTGATTGGATAAATATATTTATAACAAATGAAGATGATATTGATAAATTTAAAAATTATGAACCAAAATCTTGGAATATAACAGAATATAATGATTTAATATTTGGTGAAACATCTAAATATATATTTGATATGATTGAATATTTAAAATATATAAGTGTTGATAGTAATTATATAATGTTTGATGACGGATGTACTGAACCAAGTGAAAATCAACTTGAATTTATTAGTAATATTAAACAAGTAATTAAAAGTTCTGAAATTGAAAAAAATGAAAACATAAAAAAAGATTTTAAAACATCAGTAAATAGTTTAGATTTTAGTAAATCAAAACCTAGTATTAATGGCATAATTTTTAATCAATCTAAGTCAAAAAGGCACGAAAAAAAGAAAAAATGAGTCAAAAATTTTTAAAATATAATTTTAATGAGGTTGATAATTCATCAAATCTACATAAGTATATTGATAAATATAATAGTTTAGTACTTTATATTTTCAAATCTAGTTGGGAAAAATATTATATTTGTGTAGAAGAATGGGGTGATGAAGAAAAATCAGAATTAAAATGCTTAACAGTAAAAGATATTAATAAAATTTATGGAATAAATAATTTTTTAAGAAAGGAAAAAATAAATGAAATTAATGAAAGCTCATTGTAAAAATAATTTTTATCAATTTGAAAAAAATAAATATTATATTATTAATAACATTTATTCAGTATTTGATAAAGATGATTTTATATCAATTGAAGATAATGAACATTTGGTATTTAGATTTAGATTAAATAAATCTATGACATATGTTGATGATTTTATAGGTGATAATGAATATTATTTTTATGACTATTTTTGTTTTTTAAATGAAGAAAGAAAGAAAAAATTAGAAAAACTATCTGAGTTAGAAAAAAGTTAGTAATTTTTACTAACTTTTTTTTATATATATTAGTATGAAATATTTGAAAAAATTTGAAAATTATGATTTAAGAGGAGAATATCCTGATATGTTTGAACCAAGAACAGAAGAGGACGAGCCTCAAATTGTACCAGGGTTTGAAGATGGTACAATAGATCCAGATGATGATGAGGTATATCATATTAGTAGTGAAGTTAGTGAGAAGGAACAATATGAAAATTTTAAAAAAATAACAAAAGAAAGAAATTTCAAAGAAACTAATAATGAAATAATTATAAACATTCACAAATTATATCATGATTTTTATATGTCTATTTATAATCCTAATAAGCATTATTCAAAATTTCTAAGAGAAGAAATTATAGGTAAATATATATCAGATGGAGTAATTGATTTTATGACTGATATAAAATATCATGGTATAATAAAAGGATTAAACTTTCAATATATTAATGAAAGTGCTCTTGTTTCTGCTGAATTAGTCGGAATAGATGAGTTAAAATACGAAAATTCAATATGTATGAATATTATTACTATTGATAAACTAAAGACTAATGCAAATAAATTCAATTTATGAAACATATTAATAAATTTAAAATGAATGAGAAAAAGTCAGATAATATACAGAAATATAATATAGGAAATTATGTTAAATTAAAAGCAATAATTTTTATTGATAATATTCCAAGATATACAAAAATAATAAAAATAGATCCAACTGTTAATGGCTATTATTATTTATGTAATGATCCTAATAACAAAACAATTTGGGTATCGAATGATGAAATTGAAAGAAAATTAACAACTAATGAGATTGAAAAATATGAATTAGATTCAAATGTAAATAAATTTAATTTATGAATAACCACAAATCAGATATAGTAATAGAGCATGAAATAGAATATCATTCATTAAAATTTAATTCTATAGATAAAGATGATGTTAAATTTATTACTAAATTTATACAAAAATATAAATATGTGAAAATAATACATGAATTAAATAATAATATTGAAATATCATATTATAAAAATAATGCATTTCATAATGATTTCGGACCATCTATATTATATAAAAAAGATAATGAAATAATTATTAATAAAAAATATTATTTGAATGGAGTTGAATTAAGTTATGATACTTGGAAAAATGGATTTCGTAAATACAAATTATTAAAATTAAAAGAACTATAATTAAATTATAGATTTTTATTTAGATGGAGTTGAATTAAATTATGAAAAATGTAAAAATAAATTTCGTAATTATAAGTTATTAAAATTAAAAAATCTATAATTAAATTATAGATTTTTATAAATTAAATTTGTTGGTAGATTTTTTTATCTTTAAATAATCTTCAACCTCTTTTTTGCTTTTAGAATATAATTTAATATCTTTAATTCTAAATTCATGTTTTCCTAGATTTTTAATAATAGGATTTGTATCATTATAAAACTGATTTATCTCTCCTATCATTTTTTTAGGTATATCTCTATATTCAATTACATATGTATTTTTCTCGTTTTGTCTAATAACTCTTCCAATGTTATTATTTATATATTCATCAAAAATATTGTCGTCATCACTATATCTATTACTATTTATTTCGCATAATACATAATCTCCTATCATTGGTTCATCTGGAATCTTCCAGTCAGATTTCAATGTAAACATATATGCATTTTTCATAGTTATTATTTCATCTGTTTTAATATCTTGAACATCTACATAAGCATTATATAATAAATTAGTTGTTACATTCCTATAACCTCTTCCACTCCAATATATTTGTATAACTTTATATTCTCTACCATATTTAATTTCTTTTTCATTACCATATTCTAATTCACCATACTGAGTTATTCTACCTGTATAGTCACGATATGCGTCAAATTTTGTAGAACAAATTACAATATCATTTACTGAATATACAATATCATCGTTACTCTCATATTTTTTTATATATTTCATAATTTAAAATTTTGTTTGAAATGATACCATATCTTTTGTTTTATTGGGCATTACATCAACTGGCTCAAGTGTACCTCCACCTTTTTTCTTTTTCTTTTTCTTTTTCTCTTCATTTTTATATGATTTGTGCTGTGGTTTATATGGAACATATTCAACACCAACATATTCTTCAAATGTTTTTAAATTTTTCATAAATTAAATTTTTTTTGTATCATATATTATATTTTTTAGATTTAATATAAAGTAATATATTATCATCTTCAATATCTACATTGTAAAAATTTATAATAATTCCTGGAGAACCTTTTTCGTTTAATGCTCTTAAATAACCATAACTAAAACCATAATCACCTATTCTTAATCCAATTGAATCACCATCATTAATATAAAAATCATTATGTATATTTATTTCAAGCATCTCAATATTATCAGATTTTTTATAATAATGTTTATTTGTATTAATATTAATAGTAAATCCAACTGCTTTTGAATTATCTTTTAATATTATTAATTTTTTAATAGCTTCATGCATACCAAAAAATTCACAAAAATCAAATAATTCAATAGTTATTTTTGTTTCTAATGATTCAAATGTTTTTAAATATTTCATATGTTAAATTTATTTGCAATAATATTCAATTTATATTTTTTTATTTCTTTATCAGTTGCTAATTTTAACTCATTTGAATATGCTTTATATAAATTTTTATTTCTACCATTAAATGCCCATTTTATATCATCTGGAATATTTTCATATTTCACATTATATATAATATATTTTGGTATTTCAAAATGCTCAGTTATACTAACAATTTTTCCTATATTGTTATTTAAAAAATCATATAATTGTGGAGTATATGATATGTATTTAACTATTACATATTGACCAACTTTAAATTTTTTACTTATATTTTCAAATGTTTTAATATATTTCATAAGTTAAATTTACTTGTCATTTTATATATTTCATATTTAGAGTCAAAATCATCATTTGTTATTTGTTCAATAATATCATTTATATTACCAATTATATCAAATTTTATTCTATTTGAATATTCAGAATAAATTTCTAATCCTTTTATAGTTTTAAAATATTCTAATATATATTTATAAAATGATTCATTATTCTCTATTCTAATAGATAAATGTTTACCAAGAATATTATCTACTGATATATCAAATAATAATCTTCTATCTGAAATAAAATATTCTGTTTCATATGTTCTATTTTCAAAATAATTTGAATAATTAATTCCATAAAAACTAAAAAATTTATTTAAATGACTTAATATTTTTTTATATCAGTGACTTCATTAATGTCTTCATATATTTTTAAATGTTTCATATATTAAATTTTTTTGCCGCTATTATTGCTTCTAACTCTTCTTTATTTTTAGAATTATAATTTATTTCATTTCTAGACATTACTCTACAATATTTATCTATATCGCCTTCTTTCATAAAAAATTTATCTTTAAATTTTTGAGGTAAATCATCATAATAAATAGCATATTTGAATTTTCCATTATCAGGAATATATTTTACATATTTACCTATATTATTTTTTTCAAATTCAATAATATCTTTATAATTTTCTTTATCAAACATATCAGGAATTTCCTTGCATATAACATAGTCTCCTAAATTGAGTCTTTTATTACTAGTTTCAAATGTTTTTATATATTTCATATGTTAAATTTATTTGTAATTGCGAACAATTTTATTTTTTCATTATCTATTTGATTAATAATATCATTAACATTTCCTTCAATATAAAATTCATATTCATCACTTACTTTTTTATTAAATCTTATTCCTTTTATTGTTTTCATATATTCAGGTATAGATGAAATAATAATATCGTTACTATTATTAAATGAATCTAAAACAAAGTATTCATCATTTCCCGTCATTATAGAAAATAACACTTTTTCAGTATTCTTTAAATAAAATGAGAATTGAATATCTTCGTCTTCACTAAAATTAACGCACTCATAACCAAAATTCATGATAATTTTCCTAATATATTTTGCAAATTTAGGTAAATTATCTTTCATACGTTTAATATCATCGTCTGTATAATATTCTCCTTCAAATATGGTATATTCTTTAATATGTTTCATATGTTAAATTTATTTGATTGTAATATAAGTTTTAATTCTTTTTTATTTTTAGACCAATATTTTATATCTTCTTTATTTAATGCTAATATATTATCTCCATATTCAGCAAATTTAAAAAAACTTAATTCATCTGGTATATGATAATATTCTATCAAATAAGAATCATCAATATCATCATATTTACTCTCTAATATTTCAATTAGTTTACCAATATTATTTTTAGTAAAATCGTTAACTTCAGTAAAAAATTCAAGATTACTATATCCTATTACATAATCACCAACTTCTGGTTCATTTACATTCAATTTTTCGTATTCTTTTATATATTTCATATGTTAAATTTATTTGTTTGTAATATCATTTCTAAATATTCTTTATTTTTTGAATATTTTATTAAATCTTCTTTTTTAAATCTAAACGAAGTATCATTATTCATAGATTTATATATATCTATTTCTTTTGGTATATTATTATATTTTACTAAATATGTAACAATATTATACATATCTTTTTCTATTTTAATTAATTGCCCTATATTATTTGTTACAAAAATATTCGCAGGATGATCATCATCAGCGTTTTTCCATTTTGCTAATATATAATCACCAACTTCTGGCTCATTTGAATCTTCATACTCCTCATATAATTTCAAATGCTTCATTATGATTCAATTCTTTTTAGTAATTTTGTTATTAAACATTTAGTAATTAAGTCATTATTTACTATTTGATTAACATCAGCAATAGAAACTCGTATACATTTAGATAATTTTTCATTTTTTGATCCATCAGTAGGTGGTTTCATTTGACGATAAGTATTTACTGGTAGCTCTAAAAAACAAAGATATACTTGATTAGTACTATATTTATCTGTAAAAAAAGGTCCTTCAATATCAAATGGATATAAATTATTTAAAACTATACCACCTTCTTCATATAATTCTCTTCTTATTGTTTGTTCTGGAGTTTCATTTTTTTCTATACTTCCTGTAATTACGGTTAAATAATTAGTTACATTTCTAAGATTTGGTATTTCTCTATTTTTATGTTGATATGCTGTAAGATATTCTAATCTCATAAGAAATGTTGCCTCATCTCTGAAATATGGTAATATAGCAACACAATCATGACCTTTTAGTATTTCATTTTCTTTATATTGAATCATATCTAAATATTTACCATTAAATAATACTTCTTCATCTGGTATAACTGGTATGTCTTTTATTTGTGTAAATTTTTCCATTAATATTCTTTTTTCTTTATATATTAAAAAACTAAAAGCTTTTTTTTATCTATAAAAATAAAAAATAATTTATAAAAATGAAAGATAATAATGTAGTTCAAAAATTAGAAAAATATGCTGAATATTTTAGTGATGCAATAGAATCTAAATTTATAAATTTTTCAGAATCTAAATATAATGAAGCATTAAAATATATTAATAATATAATTTCTAATAAAAATAATTATGATTCTACAGTATTTTTATATGCCGAATATTTATTATCTATATTAACACATAATAAAATATTTAGAAAATATAAATTAAAAATATTAAACCAATACTATGAATCCAATAATTAATATATCAGAACTAGATAATGATTTATTCTCTATATCTCCTGTAAATAATTTAAAATGCGAGATTAATTATATAGATATGCAAAATTATGTAAATCCTATGACTACTCCAGCTAGTTTAACTAGGATGTCATATCCAAATCTAAGTGTAAATCTTTGTAGTAAAACTATAAATCTTATAAAATTAACATTTGATATAAATAAAAAATATAATGAAGAACAAATAACTAAATATTTAAAATCTGGTATAATTAATGAACTAAAAAATAAATTTATACCTATAATTTTAGAATTAGGTAATAAAAATAGAGAAAATTTAAAATTAGATTCAAAAAATGATGATTACTTTGATATTATTATAGATAAAATAGAAAAAAAATATAATCAAGAATTACCTAATGATAAACAAAAAAAAATAAAAAATAATATTTGTTCTAGAATTATAAGTGCTAGTAATTATATAACAACAAAAGGTAGATATGGTCATCCTAATTTTTATATTTCAAATTATAAAACTCATAATTGTATAAACAAATATATTTATGATATAAATAATATTAAATATGAAATAGTTAATTCAATTAAAGAAAATTATATTATTCTAGGTAGAAAAAATTCAATAGATAATAATGGAGTTCATTGCTTTATATATTCAGATAATAATAAAAATATAATATTTAACAAAATTGAAACTCCATATAATATAACATATGAAATGTATTATTCAATTGAAACTATTGGTGGTTCTGCAGAAAATCAATTTTTAGTAATAGATACAAAAGACATATCATATTATCGACGTGAAAAAATTAAAAAAATAAATGATAGCATAAATGATTAAAGATTTTAAACTTGAAATTGTAGAAAATAAATATTCAATCAAAATAGAAAATATAGAATATTTTATTTATGAATCTTATATTAAAAATGGTACTGGCTATACCTTTAGAATATATACAAATTCTAAATGTAGAACTAAACGTGAAAATTATTTTATTACAGAAAATTATGATAATATTGTTGTGGTTGGTAAAAAATATAATTATTTATTAATTAAGAAAAAAGATAGTTTTGAATATGATATCACATTATATAATAAGGATATATTAAAACTCGAACTTGATTATACTCACGTTAATGCACTATTTATGTATATTTATATCAATGATAAAAATATTGCTTCATACTATGGAGATATAAATAATCCAGATAAAATATTTTTGAATGAAATTGAATTATGTAAAAAAATTATCAGAAAGAAAAAAATAATTAAATTAAATGACAATATGGTTTTATAAAAAAATAGGAAGTAAAAAAATATATTGTAGTAAATCTATAACTATAAATTTTCATATAAAATATTTTTTCAAATTCAAATGTTATACAAATGGTGCTAAAAAAGGAAATATAAAAGATATATGTTTTGATTTAAATATTCATTTATTTGGAATATTATTATCGTATACTAATTGGGATTATAATTCTGAATATAAAATTGATAATATTAAAACTATACGCTTGAAAAAATTAAAAAAATTAAAAAAGATAAATGATAGAAATAAATAAAATATATAATGAGGATAATTTGATCACTATGAACAGAATGTCTAATCAATTTTTAAATGGAATTATATGCAGTCCGCCTTATAATTTAGGCAAAAATCCTAATCATAGACGAAAAGATCAAGATGATTTCAATTTATATGAAAATAATATTGATAATCTTACTATTAAAGAATATTTAAAAATAAGATTAAATGAATTTAAAGAATTTGATAGAATACTTAAATATGATGGAGTAATTTGTTATAATATGTCATATTCAGGAGATAACCCTATTTTACCAACTCTTCTTTTAAATAAGATTAATGAAGAAACTAATCTAACACTTACAGATATTGTAATATGGAAAAAGAACTCAGCCAGTCCATTTCAAACAAGTCCAAACAAAGTAACAAGACTATGTGAATTGGTTTATATAATTGTACATAAAGATTATTTAAATACATTTAAAGCTAATAAAGAAGTAAGTTCGATAAATGAAAGAACTGGCCAGAAATTTTATAAAAATTATACTAATCTTATTGAAGCAAAAAATAATGACGGATTTAAATCTGAACTTAAAGCATCATACTCAAGTGAATTTGTAGAAAAATTAATAAATATATATTTTCCTGAAAATTCTTTAATTTATGATCCTTTTATGGGCATCGGAACAACAGCAAAAGGATGTATTAATAAAAAATGTGATTTTATTGGTAGTGAAAGAGTTGAAAAATTTTATAATGATTCTAAAATAAATGTAAAATATGATTAAAGAACTAGCATTACAATATAATTATATTGCAATTATATGTAAAAAATATAATAATTTTTTAGATTTTATTGACATGGCAACAAAAGAAATAGATTTTTCTAAAACCTTATCTGAACATGATAGATTTTTTGAAAATAGAGAATATATTTTAAAAAATTTCCAAAAAGGATTAAATAAAAAAGAAACAATTGCGTTAATTGATGTTGAAAGATATGATAATTATACTGAATTTAGATTTTATTGTAGAAATTATAGTGATTATAATGATTATCCTGATTGGAATATGTATAAATTTATAGATTATAATATCTTAAAACGGAAAGAAAAATTGGAAAAATTAAAACAAATTTGTAATAATTGAATATAAATAAAAAAGAAAATATAAAATGAATTTTAGATTAAAATATAAAAAAATGACTATTGTAGATATTGAAGTATATAAAAATGATAACTATATTGAAATAGATTCTGTAGTTTGTATTGAACCGTATTCTAATTTGCTAATTGAAGTATATTTAGATGATTCAAATAGGGTTACAGAATTTATTGAAACTTTTGATAATTTACAAGAATTAAGAGGCTGGTTATGGGAAGTATATTTTATGGATAATAAAAATACGATTGATAAATATGATGATGTAGTTGATGATATTAATAAAAGATTAACAGATATAGCAGGCGAATATAATTTATTTTTTATGAAAGATTAATATATTCAAAAAAATAAAATTCAATAATGTATAATTTTTTTACTTTACCTGGAATTATCATATATTGCGATTTATATATGGAAGATAATAAAATAATGATTTCTAATGATTCTTCTTATATTATAGTCAATCCTAAAACAGCATTATCAATAAAAAATACATTTCTGAAAAAAGAAAGAAAAAATAAATTATTAAATATTAGAAGTTTAGATAATAATATATCATGAAAAACTAATGACAGCACATCATGAAAAACTAATAACAGCACATCATAAAAAACTAATGAATATGCATAGAATGTTTGGAGAAATAAAAGAAAATAATGTCTATTATTGCAAAGAATGCAATAAAATTTATAATAGTTGTTATGAATTAGAAGGTGATTATATGTGCTCAAATTGCTGGTCTGAAGTTAAAGTTATTGAAGAAAAAAATATAACAGCTTTCATACGAAATAAAAGATTAAAAAGATTAAAAGAAATATCTAATAATGAGTAATTATATAAACACAGCACTAAATTTCACTGGATCTAAATATAAAATTTTAGATCCAATATTAATAGAGATGGATTATGAAAAAGATTATTTTATAGATTTGTTTGCAGGTAGCGGAGTTGTAGGATTTAATGTTGTTGATAAATATAAAAAAGTATTACTTAATGACATTATAAAAGATTTAATCGATATACATAAAGAAACAATTTATAATTCTGAAATGTTCATAAATAAAGTTAAAAATTTATGTGTAGAAAAAGATGATCAAGACGGATTTAATAAATTAAGAAAAGAATACAATGAAAATAATACACCAGAAGGTTTATATGCTTTGATGTTATGCTCAACTAATAATATGATGAGATTTAATAAAAAATTTGAATATAATCAGACTTTTGGTCGTAGAAATTTTTCAAATAGTACACAAAAAAAATTAGATTTATTTATTGATTATATTCAACCATATAAAGATAAAATATTATTTTCATCAAAACATTTTTCTGATGTTAAAATATTAAAACCTTGTATGGTATATTTAGATCCACCATATTTAGAAACTGAAGCTGGATATAATAATTATTTTTCTAATAGTGATGGTAATAAATTATATGATTATTGTAAAGAGTTAGATAAAAAAGGATGTTCTTTTATGATGTCTGGAGTTGTAGGCGAGCATAAAAATGGCAAAAGATCTAAACTTATAGATGATCTAATATCTGATGGCTATAGATATAAAATTTTAGATTTCGACTATGAAAAAGTTGCTAGAAATAAAAATACAAAAAATTCAAAAGAAATAATAATAATGAATTATTAAAAAACTCAGTAAAAATTAAATTTTACTGAGTTTTTTAAGTTTTTCTTCTCTTAACATTATAATTGATTTATCATAATATTTTTGATATTTATCACGATGTTCAAAATTATTAGTTATCCAAATATAACTATTTATAAATTACCTACCAAATAAATATAGATATTATTATTTGAAATTAATATTTTTTATATATAAGAAAAATAATATTTTATATCGTGCCAACAATAAAAATAGCAGCAAATAGAGTAACAATAAATACATCTGGAGTATCATCATCAAATGTATCATCATCATTGAATGGTAATATGAATTTAATAAAATCCCAAGTGACTCAAAAAACTAATGATTATATTAATGTTAAAAATGCTGTTAATATATTAGAAATTTATTCTAATTGGAATGGTTATATAAAACTTTATACCGAAGTTCAAAGTAATTTTATAGTTGGTGACACTGCATATATTACTTATACTTCAACAAATACAGAGCCAAATATATTTAATCTTGAAAATCCTTCTATACCTGATGAGGGAAGTAATAGATTTTATTTAGGATATAAAATATTATACGTTAATCAATTTAAAAATGAAATAGTAATAAATAGACATTATAATGATATACCGATTGGTTATTCATTAGCAAATCAACAAATCAGTAAAATATCATGTAGAGGTGGATATTTATATAACTCTGTATCTGATGGAGTTGTATTTTATAACTGTAGTATTCTTAATGCTGGATTTGCTACAATTAGTGGTATTATTAGTATAGGAAATATACCGATATCAGGAGCATTAATTACAGTATCAGGAACAAAAATAATACATACAACAGATTCAAATGGATATTATATCATAAATGCGGCATCAGGAGATAATTTAATAAAATGTTATTCTCCTGGATTTATAATAAATACTATTAATGTGCATATCAATTTAGATGAGAAAGTAACTCAAAATATTTCAATGATTGAAGGTAATAATAGTATAACTATATCATCTATTAATATACAACCTAATTTTGGTACAAATATTATTTCTACATGTTCAACTAATATTATTAACTTTACATCAACAAATTTAGGATATTCACAAAATATTAATTATAAATGGTTTATAACAAGAACTGGAATTAATATACCAGTTGGATCTAATAATAGTAATTTTTCATATAATAATTTTAATAACAATGATATGATTTATTGTACAATTATAGATAATGATTTTATTGATGTTTTAACTGGATATACCAGTAATGTTATTTATATTAATATATTACAACCAATATTTGAAATTACCGCAGATAAATATACTATAAATAGTAGTGATAGTGTTACATTTTACGCAAATATTCAATGTTATTCAAATCCAACATTTCAATGGTATATACATAATACACCTGTCGGTACAAATAGTAATATATTTATTTCTGTTCCAGGTGAAATAGCTAATAATGATATAATAAGTTGTTATATGGGATCTATTTCTAGTACTAATAATATAAGAATGATTGTTATATAATTCAAAAAAAATCTTTACAATTTGTAAAGATTTTTTATATTTTCTAACTTATATTTTCTCATATATTTTAATCCTTCTGATTTATTTTTAACTAAATTATATAATTTAGTTGATGATAATGATTCAGGTATTTTAATTATTCTTTCATATTTCGCAATACCAACTTTATTTATAAATCCAACATGTTTCATTAGTAATATATAATTTTCTCCAGTAGTATAAAAACCATTTTTATATAAATCTTTTCTTGTGAATTTTTCATGTGAATTTACAAAATCTTTAATATCTCTCCATATAGTACTACACAAATCATTAGTTACCATTGAAATATACTATATTGTATACCAAATCCTATACTCCATCCAAATTGTGGATTACCTAAATTAGGTAAAGTATTCAATCCAAATCCTACATAAGGACCAAATCCCCATTTTTTTGCTTTAATTGGAGCTTGAATTTGTTTATCAATAAAATATCCTCCAGTTAAATCAGTTATTTTAATATTTGGAGATTTAGATATTGCAAATACTTGATATTTATTTTTCAAATCTTTAAATCCATAAGTTACACTAATACTAGTTAAATTAGTATCAAGAACAGTAACATCAGGTTTTAATGTCCATTTCTTGGTATCTTCATTTGGAATAGCATAAAATTTGCTCATACCAACAATTTTTTGCTGAAATCCACTATCAACATAATTAGTTGAAAACTTCAATCCATAATGATTTGTTGTACTATCTAAAACAGCTAAATTGTTAGATCCTTGTATACCACCAAGATTACCTTCAACATTAGTTTGTATTGCAGATAAAACATCTCCTTTAACATTTTTTAATTCATTTGATAATGATTTATTATATTGTTCTAAATCAGATAATTTATTTAAAACTAAATTATCTTTAGTAAATTCATAAGCATTTAATTTAGTATTAAATACTTTTGTAATACTATCAGTCATTGCTTTAACATTTTGAGTATATAATTTTTGTTGAAATTCTGCGTTTGCTTTTTCATTTTTAAGATTTGAGCAAGTCTTAAAAAGAAATATTGATAACAAAATGATAACAACAAAAAATAACAAAGGGTAATATTTTTTTATAAAAGTTAAAAAATTTTCCATATTTATTTTTTATTTTTTTATTATTAAAAAACAGATAAGTTTAATTTAAATGAGTTTTTCAATAAAAGTTTTTTTATTTATATTTATTTGATTGATATCATAGCCATTTAATGTACCATAATTAAATGTTCCTCCTCCAAAAAATCCTTCAAATGTTCCACCATAAAAATTACCGCCAGTCCAAGATTCAGGATAATTAGATACATCTAATGATATTGAAAAATCTCCGATATCACTAAATATTACAGTACATCCACTATTAGTACTTATTAAAGTCGTTGTACTACCTGATACTAAATACCATTGATAAGTTGAATATGCAGTATATCCACTAACTATAAAAAATGTTACTGGTTGACCAATATCAATATTACCTGATGGTAATCTATCTATTATTATTTCTGACATTTATTTTTATTTTTATTTTTATTTTTATTATATCAACATTAAACTATTCCACAATATCCATCGACTACAATTGTTATATAATTACCTGTTGGATATGTATAAGAGCAAAGTGTTAATGTACCTAGTTTCTCTAAAAATTGACTTTGAGTTTGATGTGTATAATTTGTCCAATATACATAAGTATTATTTGGACTATTATTGGTGACAATATATTGTATCATTTGAATTACTGTGGTTGTAGTTGTTGTAGTTGGAGGAATATATGAAGAATTATCATAAAAGTATGAATTCGAATATACAGGAATCATACTACCTATACCTGTTGCTAATAATATAAATGTTAATCCTGTACTAGGAACTCCAACCAAACTAAATTGTCTTGGAGAGATAGTATTTCCAGCTAATTGCTTATCAGATGTTGAACCTGTAGAATATTCATAAATTATGATATTATTTGCTCCAGATGGACATCCATTAAAATAAATATTAAGATTATTTTCTAATGAATTATAATAAATTCCAGTTATATTAAATCCTTCTGATGTAGTAGTTGTAGTTGTTGTAATTGGAATATAAGTTGTAGTAGTTGTAGTATAAGTTGTAGTAGTTGTGGTTGTTCCAGTTATAGGATATATTACAGATATAGATAATGAATTAGATATACCAGAATTTATTAAAGTTGATATAAATGTTCCATCATTCCAATAACCGTCATTCCAAACGCAATCAAGCATATTACCATCACTATATACACTATAATCAAAAATACAATTATTTGAATAACAATTAGTAAAATTACCATTTTTAATATTTGCATATGTAAAATTACTATTTTTAAAAATTCCATTATGAATTTTTAATCCTAATGAATTATTCATACTTTCCATCGTTTCAATATTATTATCTTCCATAATTAATATATTACCATCTTCACTTAGCATATTAAAACTTAAAGATTTTATATTAACATAAAATCCATTATATATATCTCCACCATAAAAATTTACATTATTATATTTACCATTATAAAAACTACCTCCAATAATATTTAAATTTGATATATTTGCATTATATATATTTGCATTATATATAGTATAAGTATCTGAATCATTTTCAATATATCCGCCATTAATATCTACATTTCCATCAATATTACAATTAAAAATTGTACCATTATTAATGACTACATTTGTAGTATCACCAGAAATATTTGAATTCGTCATAGCGCCACCATTAAAATATCCTCCATTAAATGAACCATCAGTAAATGTACCATCATTAAAAACTCCATCTTCAAATGTACAATCAATAAAATCAGCATAACGAACTAAACCATCACTCCATATAATACCGTTAAATGTTCCTCCATTAGCTGTTCCACCAGACCAAAAAGTATTTTGAAATGTTCCTCCATTAAATGTACCACCATACCATCCATATGGATTATCAAATACTCCACTATTCCAAATTCCACTAGTCCATGGTTGAGTCCATTTAATATCTGAATTTATATTATTCCAAAATCCATTATTAAAATAATTAGTATCATCTAAAATACAATCAATAAACTTACCATCATCTATAGTATAATTTAAAAATGTACAACCACTAAAATATCCATTTTTTATATAATTAGATTTATTAGTATTACCATTTATATTACAATTAATAAATCTACCAGTTTCAATATTACAATTTGTTAATGTACAACTTTCAACTATATTATAATATGTAGTATCATCTGATATTATAGTAGATGTTTGAGATGTATTTGTATTAATATTACTTAAAAATTGTGAATTATATCCTTCACTTGTAATAATAGTTTTTATTCCTGCATATTTATCTATAAATGTCATTCCATAGATATTAGTATTTTTAAAACCCCCTTGAGTTACGTTCATTTAATTTATTAATTTTTTCATTATTATATATAAAAAAATATAACTTATAAATAAAAATATTTATATATACTAATATGAGAATAAATGAAAGAAAAAAAGTTATAAAAGAAGCGTTAATAAACTCATTTGTTGAAGAACATAACTCTTATAAAAATACTGTCAATATTATTAATAAAGAATTATCTGATAATGGTATTAAATATCAATATTCATATGACGAGTTTTGTATCGAATTTTTAAATCAAACATTAAAAGAAATTGAAAATGTAGATATATTTAATTTTGATGAATATGATTCTTTTTATTCAAACTTTTGGGTATTTAATTTATACAATTTAAAAAATATGTTATCTAATAAACTAGATACACTTGGATATAAATATGAAGATATTTATAAAAAAGATGTTAATATGAATATTTTATCAGAATAATTATATTTTTTGAAATTAAATAAAACTTTTTATATATTCTCATATATAAATTATAAATGTTGCAGGAATTAAAAAAATTGAAACATTTAAAGCTAAAAGGCTATAAAAAAAAATTAAAGGCATGAAAGAATTTGAAAATGTCGATTTATTCGACGCAATTGACGCACAAAGCGAAACTCTAGATTTTCTAGAAAAAAAAGGTGGTAGTTTAGATGGTATTTATCGTCCTAAAATTACAGACAAAAAGAAAGGTTATGTTTCTACTATTAGATTTTTACCAAATCTTACAAAAGATGGTAAAGTATCATTATCAGCAATTGAAAAACATCAGCATTATGTTGATTTTAAAAATCATCCAGAACTTCAAGGTTACTATGATTGTATGAAAAATTTCACAGATAAATGTGATATTTGTACTATGTACTGGAAGTTGAAGAACTCAAAAAACGCATCAGATGTTGAAAAAGCAGATTTGATTAGTAGAAGTACTAAATATTATTCTTATATTTTAGTAATTGAAGATGAACAAAATCGTGATTTAGAAGGCAAAATTTTAATTTATCCTTATGGTTACAAAATCAAAGAAAAAATTAAAGATCAAAAAGATGGTATATCATCAGATGCTTGTAATGTTTTTGATTTGGCAAATGGTAAAGACTTCAAATTGGTTATGAAGCAATTAGGAGAATTTCCTAATTATGATTCTAGTACTTTTTTAGAAGTATCTCCTATTAAAATTATGACTCCAAAAGGTTTGGTTAAAGTTCCAATTGAAGTTGATGAAAAAACAGGAAAAAATAAAATTACTAATCCTAAAGTTAAAGAAAAAGTAATGACGTTTTTAAAGGAACGTACAATTGATCTTGAAGATCATCAACCAAAAGAATGGACTTCTGAAGATAGATTTAAAGTAACTCAAATACTTGATATTATTTCAGGTAATGAAACATCTTTTGCTAAAAAAGAAGCTGAAAATTCATCTAATGATAATGTATCAACAAAAGAATCAAAATCTAGTAAAATTAATGATGAAGCATTTGGAGATGACGATGATGACGCTAACAATTTTTTTGATATTGATTCATCAGAAGAATAATTAAACTCACATATAAATTAAAAAAATAAGTTACTATAAATAGTAACTTATTTTTTTTTGCTTAATTATTAAATAATTATGCTGTTGTAGTTGTTGTAGTTGTAGGAGCATGAGTTGTAGTTGTTGTAGTTGTAGGAGCATTAGTTGTAGTTGTAGTTGTAGTTGGATATGCATAAATACTAATTGTTCCTGATACAACAGTAACGCCAGATAAATAAGTATAATCAACATAAACATCGTTATCAACAGGAATTGTAGTACCTGTAATAAAATTATCTGTAATTGTTCTAATTCCAGTAATTGTAAATCCTGGATAAGATAAAATTGCTGAATCGTCTACGTGAAATGAATATCCTTCACCGTAAGGAGCTGTATTACCAGTTGGTTGATAGCTATAAAATGCTCCGTCTATAATTTTTGTTTGTTTCATATTTTTTAATTTATTTTTTAATTTCTATTATATATTAAATAAAAAAACTGATTTTTTTATAAATATTTTTATTTTCTTTTTTTATATATATAATTATAAAAAAATGATATTTTATGATAACTAATTTCAAATTATTTGAAAATAATGAACAAATAAAAATAGGAGATGTGGTTAAATGTATAGATCATTCAGATACTGAAGAGTTATTAGAATATGGCAAATTTTACAAAATTGAAAATATTATAACATATAGGAGTGGTGTTACACAATACAATTTTTATAATATTAATTATGATTGGAATGATAATAGATTTAGATTAGCAACGCCAGAAGAAAAAATACAATATGAATTAGAACAATCAGCAAATAAATTTAACATATGATACATATAAAAACATATAAAATTTTTGAAAAAACATCCCTTATTAATATAGGAGTGCCATATTCTGTTATGAAAAGTATGCAGAAAAATTATGAAATATCAAGTGATGCAGAATGGAAATTATTAAAAGTAAAAAAAGATATTATAAAATATTTAACAGAACCTACTAATAATCTAATAGTTTCAATTTGTAAAAATAATATATTTGTTTCATTCTCTTATGAATCAGAATATTATATAGAAACATTTAAGTTAATTGAAAAAGATGATTTTGGAAATGAAGATTGGGGAAAAGTAGATAGAGTAAAAACAACAATATCTGATATTTTAAGTAAAATTAAAAGAGGATGTAAATCATATGTTATAGTATCAGGAGGTTGGTTACCTGAATATTCATCTGAACGAAAATTAAAAAAATCTGAAGTTGAATTTGATGAGGTTACAAATCAATTCAAAAGAGATTTTGCTGAAAACTTTACAAGAATTGTTAAAAATATGTACGGTAAAAAAGCTAATATAGTATCAGATATTATTGTAAATCATTTAAAAAATGTGCAATTTAATATAAGTGATAAAGAAATTCGTGAAATTTTATTTCTAAATGTAGAAAGAGCAAAAAATGTAGATGAATTTAAACAAAAATCAAAAGATAAAGATCCATATAAACTTTATAATGAGATAATTATGAATAACAGCCTGACAATTTTTGATGAATATATTGTCACATTTGAAGATGAAATGTCAGATAAATATAAAGAATATTTAAATATTCCTATTATGATAGAAAATTATACCAGAGATAAGGTATTTACCGCTTTTTTATATTATCTTTACTGTAAAAAACTGATGAAACTATAAAATGAAATATATTAAAGAATTTGAAAATATTAGTAATGATGATATAAAAGTAGGAGATTATGTTTTAATAAATATTAATTATAATTCTACAGTTGTTGGTTCAAAAGAATTTATGAAATTTATAAATAATAATATTGGTAAAGTTATAGAAATATTTAGTCCTAATAAGTTATATAATAATATAACAATAGAATATAATAATGTTCCAGAACGTATACGTAAGATATGGTTTATAGAAGAAAATGGTAAAATAATAAAAAATGTTAGATATAATAGAATAGTTGAACATGGTAAAACAATTGAAGAATTAGAATTAAAATTACAAGCAAATAAATTTAATTTATGAAATACGTAAAAACCTTTGAAAATATAATAGAAGGAAAACGTCGAAACGATGTACTTGATATTATTATTGAAGATAATTCATTAAAAATGAAGAAGCTATTAGATAAAAACAAGATAAATATAAATGATAGAATTTATAAACTTAATGGTATAATTTTTGGAGTATCTTATGATATTAAACGTACATTAGATATAATTCCAGATATCGATAATGCAAATTGGACATTATTAATGATTGCATCTTATATTGGAAAAATTGATATAATTGAAACATTAATAGAATTTGGAGATGAAGAATATATAAATGAAAATTATAAAGGATTAACAGCGTTAATGTTAGCTTCTATGAATAATAAAATATTAGCAGTTGAAACATTAATTAAATTAGGTTCTAATATATATTTAACTAATGATAAAGGTCAAGATTTCTTGGATATTTCAACAAAAGAATTTAGAAAAGAAATTATTGATACTATTGATGATGAAAATGTTATACGATTTATTACAGCAAAAAAATTTAACATATAAAAATAAATAAAAATATGAAACACGTTAAAGCATTTGAGTCATTAACAGAAAAAGAACAAGAAAAAGTTGATTTATTAGCAGATTTGATGAGTAGAAATCCAAAAAGTGAAGACAATGATTTTTATATTTTTCTTGCAAAAGATACATTTAAAGAAACTAAAGGAGGATTATATAAAAAAGAATTAGAAATCGAAAATATGATTAGAATTACTCCTGATTATCATGGATTATTTTCAATTCATGGATTAGAAATGAGAGAAAAATTTCAAATTGATAGTAAAATATATCATATATGGTTACCAAAAGAAATGAGAACGGATATTGAAGGTAAATCTGACGGTGATATGAAGCCTTGGCTATTAAAAATGATAAATAAAAATAAAAGTTACGGAGCTGATGAATATGGTAAAAAAGTTTATAAAGATGCAATTGATATGAGAAAAAATGCTTCAAAATTTAACATATAAATATGGAAAAATATACTAAAATATTTGAAGAAGCAAGCAAAGAAAAATGGAATAATTATTGCACAATTATAAGTTATATTGATGAAGATGACAATAATCCAGATGTTTATCTTTGTGATAATGAATATCAAGGATTTATTTATCTTAAAAATTTAATTTATGATGAATATGCTGAAAAATATAATTCAGAATATTGTAGCAAGATATTAATAGAATTTAGTACTGCTGATAATCTTAATGATTTATATGAAATTTTTTGTAGTAAAAATCATAGAATGAGAGTATATTTAATTTATTGTGAATTGAATGAAAAAGTTGAACTTAATGACTGGATAAAAGATTGGGAATTAAAAAATACAGCAAGCAAATTTAACGTATAATATGAAATATTTAAAATATTTATGAAACACTGAATAATAAAAAACTATTCATTTTTTGAATAGTAATTATAAATTTTTAATCAATTCTTTAAAATGTTTATCAAATATGATTTTAACTTTATCGTAATTAGATTTAGAACATACAATTGAATCATGTACAGTAAATAATATTATATCTGGATAGGTATCATAAATTTCTTTTATAACAGTATTAAATATAAAATCACTCTCCATTTTCTGAAGTTCATGTGATAATTCTTTATAATTATTTCTTTTATCTTTAAATTCTAAAATGTACTCATAAACAGATGGATACAAATTTTGAAATATTCTATTTAATTTCTTATTTGTTTTTAAATTATTACCGAACAGAACTTTATAAATAAGTTCTTTAGCTTCATATCTTTCTTTTAATTTTGAATTTTTAATAATATCTTCATATATTAATCCTTCTTTTACTAATTCAAAATATCTTTTAGTATCACCATTTATATATGACAATTCTTTTTTTAATAGAACAGCAAAAAATAATGGCTGAGAATTATTAATATCAATTTCTGAAAGATTCTCATTATTAATACTTAAATATTGATTACGAATTTCTTTTTTAAGAATTGTAAAATTTGTATGGAATCTACCATAATCATCAAAATTAAAATAAATACTTTTGGAATTTATATTTTCAATTGATATTAAATTTTTTTGATATTTAGGCTCACACATTTCACCACTTTTTCGTCTACAATCAAGTAGTTTTAAAGCTCCTTCATAATCAATATCTATCTTGTTTAATGATTCTATTAACCTTGCTCTAATATCTACTTGGATAGAGCTAAAACTCATCTCTGTAATAGATGTCTCATACCTATTATTGATTTTTTTCAATAACATATTATCGTAATTTTTCCATCTTAATACATCATAAGTATAATCAATACACAATTTATATGTCTTAGTTTTTTTACCTACACAATAATTAGATATCATAGTCATGAAACCTTGCTCACATAAATAATTTATATAATAATTATAATATTCTCCATATCGTTTTTTTAATATTATTGATGATAATTTAAATTTAGAATCTGTATTGTTACTGAAATAATATTTGATAATAAGTTCATGTACTATATTAATAAGGTACGAACATTTCAAATTTATACCTTTATATTCTAATTTTTTTTGCTGAGTTAAATAATTTAAGTCCTTTGAAACAAATTGCCAAATATAATCACTAGATTTTGAAACCACTGAACGTTATTTTTTCTTTCATATATAAGATTTATGAGTGTTTGTTTTCTTATATTATTTTTATTTTTAAAATAAATATTTATAACAAAATATAAACTTTTAATTATAAATAATATACGAATTAAAAACAATTAATAATAATGGATACATTTATATTTATATTAAATATTTTATATTTAGTAATAATGATGACTTTAGTTTCATTAAACATAAAATATGGTAATAAATCACCAATATATGAAATATTTGGAATAATAATAATATCAATACTTATATTAACAGTATTATCATATGCAATATTAATAACCCCAATTATAGCGATATAAATAAAAAATCATTTTATTTTGTATATTTGAAAAAATATATTATCTTTACACAAAATTTAAAATATATCACAATGAAAAGATTTATAACTATCAATCAAAAAGACAAAGATTTCTTTAAAATGATTAATCAATCTGAACATGGATTTGATTTAATTATTACGGCAGATTCAAAAATGAAATCATTATTAGATATTATAAATTTTAATAATCAAGAAGATGAAATTTATATATCTTGGCAACAAAAATTCAAAAATGAGAATTTTACATTATATAAAAAATGTATATTTTCAAATCCAGAAGATAATTATTTTAAAGAACAAGGATTTTTTTCAATACAAAAAAAATGTGGTACTAAAATTCATGTTAGTTGTTCAGGAATATCTTATTTTACTTCGAATAAAATGTTTATAAATAAAAATGTAAAATATTCTACATATTCATTTAAAGATTCTAAATCATTAATTAGAATGTTAAAAATTGGAGAATTAAACTCAATTGAATTATGAAAATAACTATAAATCAAGTAAATCCTCCTATTAATATTATTAGAAAAATTAAACTTAATAAGATTAATAGAAATAAAATTCAAACAGATTATATAAAATATAATTGGAAAATTACTACTGAAAATATAAACGAAGATTTGAGAGATTTTCATTTATTTTGTTTATCTATTGCAATGGAGTTAATTGATGATAATTCAAAAACAAACGAAATAGGAAAAATTGAATACATTAAAATAAAAAAGTCAAAAAAAGACATTTCAAAAATTAAAGAATTATTTGAATATATTGCTAATGATAAAAAAAAATATCCTGATAAATACAAAAAAAATAAATAAATATTAAAAAATATTAAATGTTCAATAAAAATATCATTTAATTTTCATATATCATTAAAAAACTATATCTTTGTACTGTAATTAAAACTTAATATATTTACTTTAAAAAAATATTTAATATGGAAGATAGTTGCAATTCACCGCCGATACAATAATAGATAAAAATATAATAGATAAAATATAAATAAATTAGATAAAATATAAATAATATAATAATATGAAAGATAGTTGCAATTCACCGCCGATATAACAAAATATAAGATATATAATCGAAAAATATAGATAAAAATATAAATGAAAGCCATAAAAGCAAAAAGTCATTCTTTTTAAAGAATGACTTTTTATTTTATAATACATTTTAATATTTAAACTTCTTCAGCGGCTTCTTTAGCATTAGTTACTTTTTTAGCAAGATTTACACCTTCTTCACCTAATTCACCATTATTTAATTGTCCAATAACATCTTGATATTTACTAAATTCACTATTAACTTGTTCAGGAAAAGATTCGTCTTTTTGCTTAGTTTTAAATAATTCTGCTCCTTTTTTGCCCAATTCTATGACTTTTTCAGCGAATTCTTTACCACGCTCTCCTAATTTATTATTTTTTAATAATTCTAAAACTCCACTTGTTGTAACTTTAACGATACCTGTTCCAATTGCTCCTACTGCTAATGCATCAATTGCTATTCCAGCCCAATAATACACTTGTTCAAGAGCACCTAATGATGCTGCATTAGAAAATAATTCAGACCATATATTTTCATTTAAGTTATTTTCTTCGTTATTAGTTTTTACTTTTTCAGTTATAAATGAACCAAAATCTTTAAGTTTTTTCATATAATTTATTTTTTTATTTTTTATTTATTATTTATTCTATATATAATTTTTATTTATTCTTTTTTATTTACATTATATATTAAATTTATCAGTATTAAATATATATGAAAATGCATTTTTTACTTTAGATGTAAAATAATAAGAATATTCGTTGTAATATTTTTTAATTATTTCTAAATTCGGAATATTTGATAATAATTCAATTATTTTATTGTCTAATTTATTAGTAAATTCAGGTTTATAATATTTATAAATATTATCTTCTATTTTAAATATAGATTTACGATTAATTAAACTAGAAGAATTAATGTTTTTTTCTTTAATAAATTTGTCTATATTTTTATAAAAACTATTAGTATCAGTATATGAATTATTTATTCCAATAAGATTATTGAAAATTGTTCTATGTTGAAACCTATCTGATTCAAGTTCTGTTAATGTTAAATCATCAATTTTATCTAAAATATTTAATCTTTTTATATAATCAGTGATAAACACTGAAAGTAAAGATTCTTCTTCTTTTGTTAAATATTGATTATTATAATCAGATGATTTTCTTTCTTCAAATGTTTTTACGTATTTCATAAATTAAATTTATTTGCTTGTAATTTTAATTCTAATTGCTCTTTTGTTTTACCATGCTCAACTATTCTATTAATATCAAAAGTTCGAATATCTAATCCATTATTAATATTAAAATAAGATTTAATAGTTTCAGGCACATTTTCATATAACACAACAACATCATTACGGTCAGTAATAATATCAATTATTTTACCAATAGTATTATTTATAAAATTCTCTGTATCTATTTGTTTTTGAGTATAAGGAAGTATATTAATTTTAATTAATACATAATCACCAACTTCTAAATTATCTTCTATATTTTCATAATATTTTAAATATTTCATATTATTATATATAAAAATCATTATATCATTTTTTTATTTCAAAATAATGTATTATCTTTGTTGAAAATATTATATAACCTATTCAATAAAAATATCATGAAAAAAATATTAATTTTAATTGCATATCCTATTATTTTTGCTATATTAGGATTATTAGTATTTTCTTATGTTGGATTGATATTTGGATTCCTATTTGGTTTAATTATTGATTTTTTTTGGTTCGAAATATCAAAATCAATTATACACGGAGAAACATTATATGATGAATATTAAAACATTAGTAATACGACTTAAAGAATCATGTAAAAATGCGATAATTCAATGTTCAACAAGAACATTTGAAATTAATAATTGGTCAACATTATATAATAAAGATAGAACAAATTTTAGGGAGTATAAGTTAACTGATAGAGGATGGATTAATTTAAATCTTTCTGATTTTCAATTTTCAAATATTAAACCTATTAATATTAAACTTCAAAGAAATATGAAAATAAAATCATTAGAATTAATACCAGAATATGATTATAAAATTTGGACTGATGATGAAGTTTATAAACATTCTAGATTTAAAGAATTACCATTTTAAAAATAATAAAAAATGAAAACAGAAATTGAAAAAATTAAAGAAGAAATTGAACTCAAGAAAAAAGAACTTGAACAATTAGAGCTAAAAGCTGAATTAAAAAATAAAGAAGTAGCAATCAAAAATTTATCTGAATTTACAGATTTAGAAAAATGTAATTTTTTTGATAAATTATACAAATTAGCATCAGATCAATTTGAAACATCAAAAGAAAATGGTGATCGAAATGATGATGATGAACATTATGCATGGGAAGTATGCATGGAAATATTAGCACGTGATAGTACTACATTTTGGAATTATTATAATTCATTATTTTATTAAAAAATAAAATATCTAATATTTTATATATACAAAAAAATATTAGATACTTAATGAAAAGCTATAATAACTTCATAACAGAAAGAAAAATATCATATAAAAAATTACTTTGCCCTGATATTTGGGAAAATAAAGTAATTATACCAAGAATCGAAGAAAAATTATTAAGAATTGCAAGAGATTTTTATAAAGAGTTAGATGTAGAAGCAGAAATAAAAGATATTATATTAACAGGATCAATTACCAATTTTAATTATACAAAATTATCAGATTTAGACGTACATATTATAATTGATTTTTCTGAAGTAGATGATAATGTTGAATTAGTTAAAAAAGCATTTGATGGGCAAAGATTCATGTGGAACATAAGACATAACATTATTATAAAAGAACATGATGTTGAGTTATATGTACAAGATGTAAATGAAGAAAATATATCATCAGGTAGTTATTCATTAATGAATCATATATGGTTAAAAGAGCCATCTTATAGTCAGCCAAATGTAGACAATAAAGAAGTTAATTCTAAATATGAACTAAGAGCATCAGATATTAATGAATTTGAAAAATTATCAAAACAAAATTTAGATCCTTATGATTCTGAGCAATATTATAACAAAGCAAAAGAATTAAAAACTAAGATAATGAAATCTAGAAAAGATGGATTATCAGAAAGTGGAGAATTTTCAATTGAAAATTTAGTATTCAAAAAATTAAGAAATGAAGGAAAATTTAAAAAATTAATTGATATAATAGGCATTTTATATGATAAAATATATTCTCAGTAATTAAATTGTTAAAAAAGAATAAAAGTTAATCATTTTTGATTAACTTTTTTAGTATGCCAATATTTATTATTATCTTTGTACTATGAAAACAGAAGATAAAATACAACAAGTAATTGATTTATCAGAACAGAAAACAAGTCTTTTAAAAGAATTGAAAGAATCTGTTATATATGAACAAAAATCATATGACTTAATTAAATTCAATATTGGATTTGAAAATACATATCTTCTGATCCGTATTTCTGATAAAATAGAAGTTTCATCAGGAGGAATTAATATAATTAAATCTTTCATAAAAATAAGAAATATTGATATTGATACTATATATAACAATAAATGTTTAATCAACTAAATTATTAAAATCATGAAAGTAAGTTTTGAAAAAGTTAGTGCTATTGCACTTGATGAAGTATCAAAAAGCAAATACATTTATTTTAATCAAATGACAGGTGTTATAGCCACAGTATTAGACAGATCAGGCGTAGAAAAAATTAATCCTATTCCTGAAGATTATTTTATTGCAATTAAAAATGCTCTCGCAGATGAATTTCATGGTGGAATGGAGCCAGAATTTAAAACTGAAGAAGAATTTAATAATTGGAATAATTTAGATTCTAACCATTTTTTCTATATCACAATAGAAGAAGCAAAAATTGATCCAAGATTCAGATTTACTCATTCTCCTTATCAAGATAAAAAACTTCCTTTTTTAGTTTACTCTAAATAATATATGGCAACTATAAAATTAACAAATAAACAGCTTACTTTAATTCAAAGGGCTTTAGATTTATATTCAAGAATTGGAATTTTACAACTAAATGAAATTGTATCACATCCAACTATTGATAAATGTATAACTGATCAATTTACAGTTAAAAAAACTCTTGAAGTTGGTGATGATACTATGAGAGGAAAAATAGTTGAAATAGGTGAAGATTTTATAAAAACAGAAGGTAGTTGGGGTAATGGAAATGAAATAAGAACTTGGAATGACATTAAAAATATAAAAATGTCGCCAGATTGGTCAAAATTGCAATTTACTCGTGATGAAATTGATAAAAAATTAAAAGAAATTAAATATTTAATTACGGGAGATATCACTTTTTATAATGGAGATTTTGGAATTTATAATCCACAAACTGATGAAACATGTAGAGAAGCTTATGATATTTTACAAGTTATAAGATACGAATTCTGGAAAAATCAAAAAGATAAAAGTAATTATACAGTAGACTCATCTATTACTAAATCTACAATGGATTATTCTGTTGAAGTTAAATTAGATACATTACAAGAATTAAGAAAAAGAAAAATTAACAAATTAAATCAATAATATGAATTACTACTTTTTTTTATACGGAGAAACCTTAATTTGGTGTGCATCAGAGAAAGATTTTAATATTATGCTTCATGATAATAAATATAAATACATGGGAACAATATTAGAACGTGGAATTAGTACTGGACCAAATATTGAACCATTTAACGGAAAAAACTTATGCTAAATTTAATTTTTATTTTATTTATTGGAATATTTCTTTCATTTGAAATTCATAAACTGTTCAGAGCTAATCTATTTTATAGAATTACCACAATTTCAGTTTATTATGGTAAAAATATACAAAAAAAATTGAATTCTAATATGTTATCGTTATTTTCTAAAATAGCACTTGCTGATATTATTTATTCAATTATAACACTGATAGGAATATTTACAATAAATTTTGAATTGTTCTTTATTTTAATATTAATGTCATTTATAAAAACATTTTCTTTTAAATATTTAAAAAATATAAATATAAGAAAATTAATTTTAATAATTGACTCAGTTTTATCAATATTAATATTAACTATAATACTAATAAATTTATTATTCTATAAAATACCTGATATAGTATTACTTACAAATTTATATAAACAAATATTTTAATAAATTATGAATATAGAATCTGAAGCAATTTATCGTGAAATAAAGAAAGTAATACCAACTCTAAATATAATAATTACTTATAACACTGGAATTGTAATGATTGAAAATAATATTAAATATTCTACTCAAGTACCAATGACAGAAGATATGATACAATGCTATTTAGCAGGATTATATGAAGGTACAGTAGGTGGACTTAAATATTTAAAATAATGAATGATCAAATAAAATTAATAAATTCTCCAATTAAAGTAATTTGTATTGATACAAAAGATGCAATAAATTTAATAAAAGGTGGAATATATTATGCTATTAATTTATATCAATATGATAATGAAACAAATAAGCGTGTTGTTATAAAAGGATTGAGTACTTATTCTGCAGAAAAATTCAAATTAGAAAATGATGAATTATTAATTAATCATGAATTGTTTCGTATTACTGATAAATATTTAGATAGTTATAATATTAATTATGTTGGACAATATATTAGAAGTAGATATAGCTCAAAATTAATTAAAGAAAATGAAATATACTACGTAGAAAAACAATATTCTAATGATTATATAAAAGTTAAAGGAATAAAAAATAAATTATCAACATATAATTTTTGTGAAGTTAGTATAAGAGAGCAAAGAGAATTAAAATTAAATCAAATAAACGGAAATATTATAAAAATATCTCGTACTCCAAATGATTTTGAAAGTTATTCAGAAATAGAAAAACTTAATATTTTTTTAAAATCGTTAACAATGTCATTATCAGATATTAATAAAATAGAAAATTCTGACACTTTAAAAATAGATATTAAGCAAATGATATTAAATAGATTAAAAAAATATAGTAATATTGAAGAATTTTCTGAAAAATTTTTTAACCTTAATATAAAAAGCATAATTGATAAATATAGCAAAACCACATAATTTCTATATCATAATAATGTTTGTTGAATAAGTACTAAGTTAGTATATCTGTGAAGATAAAAAACTTAGTACTTATTTTTTATATATAACATAAAAAAAATAAAGCATGAAATTTATTAAAACTTATGAATTTTTCGAATATAACATTCCTGAAAAAATTAAAAAATTAGCAATTGAATTAGAGTTTAAATTTAGAACTACAAGTAAAGAAGATATGAAAAATAAAACTATCTTCCAAATTATAAAAGAACTTGGATTTGATTCAGGTGAATTATCTGGAGCTGAATTAGGACAAATTCTAATGTACCAAATGAAATTTAATAAACAAACAGATGAAGAATATCTTAAATTCTATAATGATTATAAAAAAAATCCTGAAATTTAAATTTCAGGATTTTTTTGTTCTTTCTCTAAGATTTGAACTTAGTCATTCATTGTCAGAAAATGATATGCTATCATTACATCAAGAAAGAATATTGTCGCCTTGGTGGGGTTCGAACCCACAAGCTCACAATGAGCATCAGTTTCAAAGACTGAAATGTTTAGCCAATTCCATCACAAGGCAGTATATTAACAAAAAACCCAACATAAAATGTTGGGCACAAAAAAACCCAAACCATTTCAGGATTGGGTAAAAAACAGACATGACTCTAACCCAATCAAACGTAAGTTTGTTGTTGTTGCTGAATCATGTTTGAAATATTATTATTCATAAGAATTTTAATTTTTGTTTGTAATGTATATAGTAATATAATTTTATTAAGTTTTTTCTATTTTTAAATTTTCTAAATCTTTTTTTGTTGCAATTTCGAATAATTGAATATATTCATGTAATTCCAAATCACATAATCTTTTTTTATCAAATAATCTTAGCATAGTTTCCCATCTATCGGCTTCATTCCAATCTAATAAATAATAATATCCTCTATCTGGAACCTGAGTATCATCTATTAATTCTTTCATATTTTTAATTTTTTAATTTATTAAACTTCCTTACTGAATATATCAGTAAGGAAGTCTTTCTAAAAACTAAGTAATACAACTAACAAAATTTAACAAAAAGAAACATCTTTTGCTTCACAGCAAATTGTAGATGTAAAAAGAAATCCAAAGATAAGTAAAATATTTTATTCCTACAATAGGAAAATGATTTTATTTATAAAAATATTATATATTGATGTCTTTTAATATTTTAATTTTATTAAACTCTCTTACTGATAAACAGCAAGAGAGTTTTTTATAAAACAATATAACTAATAAAATTAAAAATTAAATATCTCTTGCTTCACAACAAATAGATATTAAAATCAAATACAAAGATAATATAAATATTTTTATTGTGCAAGTTTTTTATATATAAATAAAAAATATTTTTATGAAACATTTAAAAACATTTAAAATATACGAAACAGGAGAATGGAGTAGAGATGTAAATTGGAACTATGTTAAAGATAATCCTGATGATGATAGTGAAGAAGCAAGTTTAATTAGGTATTTAGAAGAAAGATTAGATTATATAATTTCAAATTTAGATAATGATACTATATTAAAAATAAAAGATATTAGAGGACACGATTTATATCAAGGTGCTTATGCTATAGTTAGTATATTTGGGAAAACATATAAAATTTGGAGTATGGAAAGTTCTGGATTAGAAGATGAATTATATATTGAAGGATTTCCAATTAACAATTTAGATGAAAATTCTAATCCTGGATATGTTGGTGACACAGAAAATATAGCAGAATTATTAAATAGTATTAATGAAGTTGGAGGAATTGAAATATATAAAACAACAAATAAATTTAACATATAATATGATAACAAAATTTAATATATTTACTCTAAATGAGACTATGATATCTCATGATACACGTGAGTTACGCAGTGGTAATTATTTAACATTAGAAAGATTAGAAAATGGGAATCTTAAAATATCATTAACTGAAGAAGGAAAAGAAAAAGTTGAAGAAGATATTGATATAAAGGAAGCAGATTTTTTTGATTATTTTGAAAATATATCTTCAAACTCTGAATTATTATATATTTATAATATTTCTGATATTGGTATTATGATGGAAGCTCCTTGTATTACAATAGGATATTATATTGATGATTCTGGTGAATTAACTGACGAAGGTAATGAAGATTACTCAGAAATTTTTTATTATGCTGATTATGCTATTAAAAATTTCACAGAAGAATTAAAAAATAACGGATTTGTAATATTCCAAACATCTGGTGTATTAACTCCAGAAGAATTTGAAGAATTTAAATTAAATAAATCAGCAAACAAATTTAACATATGATAACAAATTTTAAAATATTTGAAGAAAATGACGATATATATTTTTCAGTAGGTGATGAAGTAATATGCATTCACGGTGAAAAAAGGAAAAATTATAATAGTACTGAACCAAAAGAAGGTAAAAAATATTTAGTATTAAAAATATATGAGGAAAATTTTGATGATGAAGGAAATCCATTTATAATTGATCATCAATATGTAACAGAAAAATATAAAGGGGATTGGTGGATTGACGTTAAAGACATAAAACATAATATAATTTTAAATCAATGCTTAGCTAATGATTTTAAATCAGAAATTATATTAGCATCAAACAAATTTAATTTATAAAAAAAGCTACTAAATTTTTAGTAGCTTTTTAATTAATCTAATTTTTTACTTAGTAATAGTTGTATATATTACAATTATACAGCTTTCACAGGTACTGTTGTAGTATCTGTTACAGTTTCTACTACTTTAACAGGTACTGTTGTAGCATCTGTTATTAAAGCGTCTACTACTTTAACAGGCTCTTCTGTTGTAGTTTTTTCTGCATCTGATTTAACATCAGATATAATTTTTTCAATATTAGCAACAAAAGTTTTAACGTCATCAACGGTAGTAACAATTGAATTTTTTGATTTTTCTTTAAAATCTAAAATAATTTTCTCAATTTTAGAAACAATATCTTCAACATTAGCAACTTCTGTGACAAATGTCTTTTTAACATTATCAACATCTGTTACAATTGAATCTTTAATTTCATCAACTTTAGTAACAATTGAATCTTTTACATCAATAACATCTTTAACGATATCATCGACTTTAGTAACAACTGAATCTTTTACATTATCAACGTCTTTTACGACATTATCTGCATTAGTAATAATTGTTTTAGAATTATTTTTATACCAACCAATTCCAAAAATAAGTGCTAACACACCAAAAACAATAGTCAAAATTTGAAATATTCCCATAATCTTTTTTCTTTTTTATATTATAATAATTTGAATAAGTTTAAAATTTAATCAAAATAATTATATTTATTTCCAAATATATAATCCTTTATTATCTATAAATCCTTTACAATAGTCAATTTTTATATTATAATTAGGAAAAACATAAATCATAAATTTTTTATATAATAATATCTTTTTTTCTAAAAAAGTATTACCTATTATAAATATTTTATCAACTGTAAAATTATTTAATATATCACTAATTCTAAGCAGAACTTCTTTTTCTTCATTTAATCCAGTTAATTCTTCATAATTTATATCATCAATATCATATTTACTTAATGTAAAAGATATATACCAAACAAAATCTGATGATATATCTTTATTGTAATTTTTTATAGGAATTAAATCTATTCTATATTCAGTGTTAGAATTTGTTAAAAAATATATTTTATATCCATTAGAAGGTATATAATTTGTATATTGTTTATCAAATTTAAACTTTTCAACTCTATATTTAGTATTTGTATATAATTTATCAAATGATTCAATTATAATATTTTCATTAAATTTTTCAAATGTATAAATTTTCAAAAACCTATCTATTCTATCAGTATTATATTTACTGATATATTTTTTATATGTTTCATTAGTTACTATTATGCTCTTAGTTTTTATCATTTAAAATTTACCTTTTTTTATATCAAAAGGTTTACCTCCTTTTAATTCTTCTTTAGGATTTTCTTTCTTTTTTTCTCCACCTGAAGGTATTTCTGCTCCTAATTTTTTTACGTCAGGATAAATATTTTTTTCTGAATCAGTATTAAAATTAACATTAAAATAATCTTTAAAATTCAATAAATCATTATTTCTCAATAAATATTCACGATTCACTTTCAGCATATTATCCAAATAAATAGAAATTTTATCTACTTCTCTATTAAACATTTCTAAAGTTTTTTCGTTAAAAATGCCAATAGGCTTCTTTAATTTTTTATTAAATGAACTCAATATAAGTTTAAAAATATACTCAATTTTATCATCAGATTTTATATAATCAATTGTTTTATCATTCTTCAATAAAAATGTATTGATTTTAAATTTATCCTCTGAAAAAAATGTAGGTATTGATAAATTCCAATCTTTTATTTCTTTAGTAATATTCTCAACATAATCATTAAATATTGCTGAAATTAATTCAATATATAATTCTTCTTTTGTAATCTCTTTTAGTTTTATTTTATCAAAACTAATAAGTTGTAAAAATTCTAAGAAATTTAATAATATTAACGAATAATTCTCTAAATAATCTGTTCTACTATCAAGATTCATTTTTTCATACGACGGATTTAATATCTCAAATGAAAATTCATCATCTCCGTTTATTCTAACTATTATCTTTTCTAAATTATCATTGAAACTATCCATTAAAAATGAATTGTTTAATTGAGGATTTAATATCTTATAAAAAAAATATGCAAAATTAGATTCTCCATATACATAATCTAAATCTTCTTTTGATGTATGTAAGAACAAGTTAATTACCTCTAACTGCTTATCATTCAATTTACCTTTAAATATCACTGGTAATGCATCTACGTTGAATAATTTAGCATATTCTAATATCTCATTGTAATTATATTTATATTTTGTACCTTTAACTATACACGTTAATATTAAATTATTCTTCGGAATTTTCTTATATTCAATATTACCTGGCTGATTATCTGGAAAATATTCAAAACAAAACCACCAAGTTTTTGATAATAAATTAGTTACAAAATCCGGTAATGTGTAAAAATATTGAAATACGAAATTATAATATTTTTGTATAGCTAAATCTACAAAATTTAGATCTGTATTATTAATTGATTTTGGTCTTATTGAGAATTTATTTCCGTCCCATTGTACAAATACTTGAGATCCTTGAATATCTTCATATATTAATAATTCTTTATCTTTTAATTGACTTATTAAGTCATCAGGTTGGTTGTTTAATTTGATTATTTGTGTCATAATAATTCTTTTGTTTTTTGAATTTTTATTTATATAGTTATTTATAAAGGTTCATTTTAAAATAAATCAGGAGTCCAGTTGAACAATTCAGGTTTAAATATAAGTTTTTTTGTACCTAATTCATTTTCAAAGAAATCTATTTCAATTAAATTTCCATTAACAGATATCACATCTCCTCTACCAAATTTTTTATGATTAAGAATATCACCAACTTGAACAAATGATTGTTCATCTGATTTTATATCATTAAGTTTTGATATTGGTCTACCATATGAATCAGTTGAATCATCTACTGGTATATTTTTTATTTCTATATCACTAGAACTTGGTCTTCCTATTCTTCTACCTGGATTCATTTCTTTTGCCTTTCTTTTAGATTCTCTTCTTTTAAGAACTTCTTTTCTTTGATTTTCTGCTTGTGATACATTCTTAAATATTTGAGATTCAGTTGTATTATCTATAATATTCTCTACAACTTCTCTTAATTCTGGTTCAGAAAAACTATCGTATTCATTTATAACTTTCACATGTAATTTTGAAAATCTAGATAATCCTTCTGGTTCTTCATTATATTTTAATCCTAATGCATATCTTATGTTCAATGCTTCCATTTTTAATGATGATTCATTTGAACCAATATATTCATTTACAAATTTTTCAATTTTATCATCTTTAATACCAAGTTTACTAAATCCAAATTTTTCATAATATAATGCTATAATTACATCATTTTCTGTCCATCTGGTTTTTATTTTTTCACCTGTGGCATATTCAAACATTTTTTGAAAACTTATCAAGTTTCTCATATTTAACTATTATTTTTTAGTATATATATTTTTTTGAAAACATAATAAATATTTTATACTAATATAAAAAATGGAATACGACGAAAAAGAAACTGAGCTTGCTAAATATCTTAAAAATAGCACAGCATTAAGAAATTTATATAGACAATGTATATCTTACGGACTTAATAATTCAGGTGAAGAATGGACAGATTGGATAAATGCAGGTGATGAATTTGCAAAAATTTCATTTGATATTTATCACCACGGATTTAAATTTAAACAAGAAACTTTAACTAAATTATATAATATGAAATTACCAAATAATATAATAGTCGTAAATAGAGTACTAAAATTAATAAAACTTGATAATGAGTAAAAAAGAAATTAAAAATAAATATTTTGAATTTACTCCAGAGTGGAGTGGATTTAGTATACAATATCATTTAGCAGGATATTATGATACAAAGCCAATACTTCAAATATATTTTATTTGGGGTAAATTATTTTTATATTTACCTTGGAAGCATTATAAAAAAGTTGAAGTTGAAAAAAATATTAAAGAAAAAAGAAAAGATAAAATTTCTATTTTATCTAATAAAAATATAAAAATAAAGAAAAAATTTGATAAGGTTCTTTACGATCAATGTACTGCGCCAACATATGGAGTATATATTCTTGAAAGAAAAATATGGTTTAGTTGTGGAATGAAACACAAAGTTTTTTATTTACCTTGGAATTGGGAATGGATAAGAACAAGTTGCCTTGCTAAAAATGATACTTGGATTAATGAAACAAAGAAAAATAGAAATATGGAGTTTTGGAATAAAAACAAATGGAAAGATATTATTTTTTCAGAAACATATCCGTATACATATAACACAAAATATGATGATGAACAAAATTGTTTAGCAACAATTAGAGTACAAGAACGTGAATGGAGATGGAAATGGTTCACTTGGTTGAAGTTTCCTAGATTAATAAGTAAAGACATTGAAATAGAATTTAGTGATGATATAGGTGAAAGGAAAGGTACCTGGAAAGGTGGTACAACTGGCTGTAATTATAAAATGAAAAAAGGTGAAACTCCATATGATACTTTAAAAAGAATGGAACGTGAAAGAAAATTTTAAATATGAATGATAATTGTTTAAATTGCATGTATTCAAAATACTCAGAAACATCAATATTTCTTGATGATATATTAAAAGAATGTAATCAACAAGATAATCAGCATACAACATGTGATAATATAAATAGTCCATATTTTAATGAAATTGTTGACTATAATAATTCTTGTAGATTATTTGTAGATGAATATAATTATTTCTTATTAAAAGATAGAAAAGACAAAATAGATAAATTAAATTCAAATGATTTAGATTATTAAATTTTATTTATAACATCTTTAATCAATTTCATTCTTTCTTCTTCAGTCATATCAATCCATTTAGTTTGATTAATAAGATGATATTTAGTACAATATTTAGATTCTGAATTTTTACACAATTTAATTTCATCTGAATCTTTTCCATATTTACCTAAATATGCTAAATATGTCGGACAATATTCATATTGATCACATTCAATGTGAATAGGTTTTTTCTTAAACCAATTAAATAATTTCATATATTTGATTTTTTACAGTATATATAAAAAAACTATAATAATGATTATTCTACTTTTTCAATTTCAATTAATTTTTTCTTACGTGATATTATTGTTATATATTCATCAATGCACCCATTGTACCAATTTAATATATAAATTAACATCATATCAAAATTTGAAAATTTACTACCATAATTATCATATTCAGACACAAATTTAATATCATAATATATACGTTTATTATTTATACACGAACGTCCACAACAAGTTTCAATTACTACAGAATTTATGATATCACGATAAATTCTCCAATCAATCAATTCTGTTTTATTTTTATTTCTAGTTGTGAATGCTGATATTCTACCATATTTTAATCGTTTAACAAGATCATATATTTCTTTCTCATCTTTATTTAAATTTTTTTTCAACACTTTTTTAATATCATATTAATATATTTCAGTATTTATAAATCTATTAGTTTCATTATCTGTATTTTTTTCGACATCAGTTACATCTTCACCAGTTTTCATATTAAAATATCCTTCAGTATGAGTTTCATCTTTAAATCCATATATATCAACACTATTATAATTTAAAATATAATATCTTATGCTATCATTTACTTTTGAATGTTTCACATTTTCATAATTTATTATATTCAAATTACCATTATTATACTCATTAATTTGAGATTTTAGAGAAACTATAATAGATTTTTCTATTTTATTTTTATCATTCTTACATAAGCATAGCATAAATATTACACACACAGAAATAAAAATCATATACATTTTTTTCATATTATTTATTTATTATCTTATAAAGATAATCAAAAAAATTTGTATAACAAAAAAGAGAAGAATAAATCTTCTCTTTTTATATTAATATAACGATTATAAATAATAATTATTCTGAAAAAATAAAAAACTTTTCATCAAATAACATAACCTTACTGCCTATTTTACTATCACGAAAATTTATAGTAAGTCTATTACCATCTATTTCTTTTACTGCGCCTTTACCATATGCTTTATGATCAAGAACATCTCCGATACTAGCAAATACATTATTAACAACAGTTTGAACATATGCTACTTTTGAAGGATTCATTTGTTTAAATGTCATTGGTTTACAATCTCCTGATAATTTAGCATATTTTTCTTTCTGAGCTTTCTTAACAAGAGCTTTTCTTTTTTTCTCTTCTTTTTTTGCAAGAACTTCTAACCTATGTTTTTCTTTTTCTGCATTAAGTTCTGCATTTATACCTTCTGCAATTGATAAATTAATCTTTTTTTCTTCTTCGGTCATATTATCTAATATTAAGTTTACAATTTCTGCTAATTCATTTTCATCACATTTATCATATTCATTTACAACTTCTTCTTGTATTTTTGAATAATGTGCTAATCCTTCTACTTTTTCGTTATGTTTTATGCACAATGCATATTTTATATTTAATGCTTCCATTTTTATTGAATTCGCAATTGAACCAATATATTCATTAACAAAACTTTCAAGTTGAGTATCATCATCAGTTACTCCAACCTTTCTTAATGTAAATTTAGTATATAAAAAAGCTATAATGACATCATTTTTTGTCCATCTAGTTTTAATCTTTGAACCTGCTACGTGTTCAACTCTTTGTTCAATTTGTGTTTTTTCCATGTTTAAATGTTTTTATTAATATTTTTATATGCAAAGATATAAAAAAACATTTAATTGGACAAATAAAAAATAGATTTTTTTGGTTAATTGTAGTTAATAATTAATTAGAACTCAAGCATTCAATATCATCACTTAGCATGTCATATAAATCATTTTCTATATCCATATCTAAGTATTTCAAATCTCCACTATTTAATGATTCTATTAACTTCTTTACTTTATTTTGAATTGAAATTGATTCCGTATCATTTTCATTTTCATCATAAAAAAAACACCATTTTTTATCATCATTAAAATAATAAACATTTTCACAATATTTTCTTAATTTTTCTTTTGATTCTAATATATTCATAATTATATAGTTGATTTTAATTCTATTGTTTTTATAACATTATTGGTATTAATTCCTGGTAAAATAGTAATTATTTTTATTGTATTATCATTTTTGATTACAACAACGGAAAAATTATATTCAGAAAACCATAATGAATATTTACCATTCATCATAGCTCCTATTAAATGTGTAGTATATAATTCTTCTATTCCATCTCCAATTAATTTATTTAATTCTTTAATACTTTTTAAATTAGTTCTTTTTTCTATTCTACCTTTCAAATCATGTAATAAAGAATCATTCCATAAAATAGATATTCTAATTTTTTTATTATTTATTCTTGCTGAAATTGTTTTATATTTTATAAATTCATCAGAATAATCACTTGAATTATTATAGGAAATTTCAGAATCTATATTTTTATATACATCTGAAAATCTTGCTTCTTTAAATAATTCATAATTATATATGTACATATCTAAAATTTATTTATTCATATATATTAATATTTTACTTGATTAAAATATTAATTATATATTTAAAGTACAAAGGTACTATAAATTATTTAATTACGCAAAAAAAGAAGATATAATCTTCTTTTTTTATAATTTATTAAAATTCAAATTCTAATAAATCAATAAATTTTTTACCATTTTTAGTTTTAATATCATTTATTGTTATTTTTGATGATATAAGTTGACAGTAATATGTTAATGCATTTTTTACATCAATTAAATTTGCACAAGGAGTTTTAATATCAGAAATAACAACATAATCTTCAATATATGATGCAAGAAAATTTGTTTCTACTTTTGATTTTTTAGATAATACTAAATTTTTATCTTTATCTAAATATATTGTTATGATATTATTATTTAATTCTATATAACCTTCATTCGGTGTATTATGTACAATTTTTAATGAAAAATCATTTGTATGTGATGAATCATTTTGATCACTATATGATGAAGCTTGTTCTTTTATACCATTTTTAAAATTAAATTTATTTTTCTTAATTACATGTTTACATGGAGGAACATTATATTTATTTTTTAAATATGAAAGATGAAGTTTGATGTGTTTTATTTCTGTATAAATTATAAAATTATAATTATGATATCCACATGATCTACCTGCAAAACTTTGAACAATAAAACTTGTTCTATATGTAGAATCATTAACTGTAGTTCTATCAAATAACATTACAATATTTTCTTTCTCTAATTGATATGATTGCTTCATTTTCTCCTTAATAAATATTATGGTAGGAGCATCTGGTGCATTTTTTAATACATCATTAATAACTTCTTTATCTTTCTCATAATATGTCAAAGTTTTAAATCCATCAGGTATTAGATTATTTGTATTTGTATTTTTATTTATTCTAACAATATAATATCCTATTTTATTATTAAAGCTTTCTGCTTCATTTATAAAATGTTTTTCACCTTCTGTTGTTGATAAATCAAATGATTCTCTTAAAAAATTATTTTTTAAAAAATATTCTAAGCCTTTGTAATTAGGTCCGTGAGATAATTCAATAGTGTTCTTTCTTTTATATAAAATATTACCAACATGTTCTTCATACGGAGTTGCTGATATAGAAAATAAGAAAATATTTTTTTTTGATAAATCAGTTGAACCATTTAAATTTATACCATTTTTTTGAAGATAACTATTCATAGCACTATCAACATTTGATGCTAAATGAGCTTCATCAATAAATATAATACAATTATTTAAATCACCTACTTTATTTTTTCTTGACCAACGAATTAAATCTGGATTATGCATAATACCATTCCTCTTTAATATTTTTTGATCATCTTGCCGACACTCTCCATGAGATATGTCAGTTTTTAATTGTTCTTTATTTGAATTATCACACATTGGAGTTATTAATACACTACTTCTAAATTTCAAATTTAGATATTCTCTTAATTCTTGATAAGTTTCTAATAAATATATTATATTACGTACAACACCAGTTTTACCTGCTTGAGTTTCTGCAGTTAACATATTATACCTACTATGTTTTGAATTAAGTTTTGATGATAACATATTATATATGCAACTTAATGATGCAAAAATCTGATCATCAAATACGTGTGATTTATCATTAATATTATCAGTTCTATTTAATTTTTCTAATTTGATGCCAGTTAGACGATATATTTCAGAAATCAATTTATTAATACGAAATTTTATACTATGAGCTAAATTAGTATTTGCTGGAATAGTTGTGGTGGTGGTAGTTGTTTTACTATTACTATTAGCAGATTTTATTAATTGGTGTTTTTTATTATATACAATATCTTTTAGATTTTCAATATCATATTTAGTACATTTATCATTTTTAATTCTAATATCTATTAATTTATTAATTGCAATAAGTGCTTTTTTTCGATTAGTATTCCATTTCTTACTATATAAAGCATCAACTAATTGATCATTGCTATAACGACTAAAATCAAATTTTCTTACGTATGGTTTATTATTTTTAGTAAGTTGACCATTAATTAAATTTCTTTTAGCTTTAACACTAATAATGTTATTATTTACCATGGTTATATATTTTAATTACAGACAAATATAAGGATAATATTTGAAACAAACAAAAAAAGAAAGTATTTTTAACCTTCTTTTTTAAAATTTAATTATATTAAATTATCGTAAATATCATTTTTTACTAATCCTAATTTTTCACAATAAACTTTATCAAATGCAATATATGGGGTTTCTTTTTTCCTGGCATAATCTTTAAGTATAGGTAAAGTATATTGATTATTTTTAAATAACGAATATTTATTATAAAAAAATCTATCATCCTTAATTTTTATAATATTCTTTATTATTCTCTTAATTTTACTATCTAAACCTGTTATTGGTTCAGATTTTTTAATATCTCGATTAAAATCTACACTAAATGAGTCCGTCATTTGTCTTTTTTTTGCATATTTATATATACAATATATATCTCCTCCACTTCTTAATTTAGTATTATTATTTTTAATTGTATTGTTTTTAGATTTCTCCATCATCTTATACGGTTCAATTTTACATAAATTTAATAAACTTGTTTTTAGTTTAGATGTGATAAACTTTTTTAAATTTTCATTATTTTCATTATTAAACATATTATAATATTCATATAATTCATTTATTGAATATAAATTTCCGTTAATAATATGTTTTTTAATAAATGAAATCCATAATTTATTTAATTCTAAATCATATTGATTTGATATACTAGTGTTTTCTGAGTTTCTAAATTCACTTTTATTTTCATTAAAAAATAAATTTATTTTTGGAGTTTTATTTTTTTTATAATAAAAATGTCCCCACCTATCACATCGACCTATTCTTTGTAAAGTAGTTTCTGGAGACATCACACTATCTGTTAAATTTAAAAATGATATATCCATAGATGCTTGTAAAATAGGTGCTGATATAATACTATCTTTATTCAAAATATTTTTATTTTCTTTGCCATATAAATGAATAATTTTATTCATTATTTTTTCTTTATCAGAATCTATATATCTACTATGTATTAAAATATCGCCTTTTTTATAACAATATAATCTTTGAGAATTTGAAATAGAATTCATAATAACAACTGAATCTTTTTCATTAGTTATTGTATCAATATCATCAATATAATTAATCAAATATTTACCATTATGTGCAGATGTATAATGAGAATTTTTATTTGGTAAAATTTTAGTTTTTTTATCTATATTTGTTCCATCCCATAAATATTCCATTATAGTTTGTGTAGCACTTAATAATAATGTGTGACTATTTGTTAACATATGTCTAGATTTCATGATATTAATAAAACATGCAAATAGTGCATCATCTTTAATTAATTCATGATATTCATCAAAAATCACATCACAATAATTAATAACAAATAATCTATTTCTAATAGAATTATTCACATTAGGAGATAAATAATTATCTATATTAGTTATTATAATATCAGATGTAAATTCTTTAGTGTTTTCATTATTTGTTTTCTGTCTATTACCTGTTAAATATAACTCAACTGATAATTCAACTGATATATTTTTTAATTCTTGTAAAACAGAATTATATACATTTTCAGCAATAATATTTCTAGGGCATACCCATATTAATTTTTTATTAGATTTTAATGACCATAATAACCCCAATAATGTTTTACCAAAACCGGCTGGGGCTTTCATTATTGTAGTTCGATTATTTAATGATTGATTTGCGTAATCAACTTGAGAATCAAAACGAATAGAATCATAATTAATAGGTTTGCTATATACTTTAGTATCTTTATATGATAAATTGTTTATTAATTCTTCACAATAATCATCATCATACAATATTTTTTCTTGATCTGATGCTGATACAAGTCTATCAGCAGTTATAACACAAGATCTTACTAATGAATTTTTAGAATTTGTTAAACTATTTGGTTCATTTAAATAATATAATGGAGTATTGATAGATTTTTCAAAATTTATATCTTCAAATAATATATTTTCATTCATTAAAAAATTATACATTGATAAAATATTTTTTTTATCATCATCACACATATCACTTAAAATTAATGATATATTATCATTACTTATATAATTTATTTTTGGTTTAGAATGATGCCAATATATTGAATCTAAAGAATATCTATATTCATCATTATTTAAAATACATGACACAAATGCCCAACTTATTTCATGATGAAATATTGGAGAATTAATAAAAGAAATTGTTTTACTTTTTGATTTTATATAATTTTGAAAATCTAAATTACATTTACCTAAATCATGCAATAAACAAGCTATTGAAATTTGTTTTTCAAGGTCTTCATTTAATGATAACTTTTTTGATAACATCATTCCTATTTTTTTAACTGCTTTTGAATGAGTTATTAATGATATTCCACTACTATTTGATACAATTTCTTCTAATTTCATATTTTTTATTTTAATTGTGAATAAAAATAATTTTTTAATTATTTATAATATAAATCATAAATTTAATTACTGATTTATATAAATATAATAAACACATATTTAAATAGTGTCACTATTTTGTTGAGATTCCCTTACGGATTTATATAAATAATATCGAATTCGACTTCTGTGCGACCTTGTTCGTCGTTGAGACTCCCTTACGGATTTATATAAATAATATCTTCACTTAATGTAATAAATTCTAAATCATGTTGAGACTCCCTTACGGATTTATATAAATAATATCTTATCATTTTTTTCAAAAATAGAAAGAGAAGTTGAGATTCCCTTACGGATTTATATAAATAATATCTTATCATTCAGAATTATTTTTTCTTCTTTAGTTGAGACTCCCTTACGGATTTATATAAATAATATCAACTATAGAAACAATAGAAAGAGATTTATTGTTGAGACTCCCTTACAGATTTATATAAATAATATCAATATTTGTCATTTGTTTTTCTTCTATATATGTTGAGACTCCATTACGGATTTATATAAATAATATCTAAACTGTCATCTAAATGATCATTTGATTTGTTGAGACTCCCTTACGGATTTATATAAATAATATCATTATCTGAATATGCTGCAAATCATAAACTGTTAAGACTCCTTTACGGATTTATATAAATAATATCTGCATACAGAATTCACCGTTGTAATTCATTGTTGAGACTCCATTACGGATTTATATAAATAATATCTTTAACAAGTGTCTTCCCTCCTTTTCTATAGTTGAGATTCCCTTACGGATTTATATAAATAATATCTAAATACTCTGAATATTCAACTGGTAAGAAGTTGAGATTCCCTTACGGATTTATATAAATAATATCAAAATCATCTGTGAAAATTGGAGTTACACCGTTGAGACTCCCTTACGGATTTATATAAATAATATCAAATTATTTTATAACTGAATATCAATCAATGTTGAGACTCCCTTACGGATTTATATAAATAATATCTGTTGTACCTAAAACTAAAACTGTTTCTCTGTTGAGACTCCCTTACGGATTTATATAAATAATATCTAATTCTAATTCTAAATCTGTATAATCACCGTTGAGACTCCCTTACGGATTTATATAAATAATATCTTATTTGAAAATCTTTACAAGAAAATCAGGGTTGAGACTCCCTTACGGATTTATATAAATAATATCTTACCAATTAAGAAAAAGAATTGATACCTTGTTAAGACTCCCTTACGGATTTATATAAATAATATCTTATTAATAGATGTGCTGGCACCACCTTCGTTGAGACTCCCTTACGGATTTATATAAATAATATCTTTTGTATTTGAAATAATATCACTTCCTTTGTTGAGACTCCCTTACGGATTTATATAAATAATATCTTATATTACTATATTTATTAAATATGATAAGTTGAGACTCCCTTACGGATTTATATAAATAATATCTGAATCACTTTTTGTTTTACGTAGTAATTCGTTGAGACTCCCTTACGGATTTATATAAATAATATCATCAAGAACTTCGGTTGCCTTTAATTCATTGTTGAGACTCCCTTACGGATTTATATAAATAATATCCTATAACCTCCCTATTTTTTTCATCAACTGTTGAGACTCCCTTACGGATTTATATAAATAATATCATATAATCACTTCTTTTCCTGCTCTGCTTTGTTGAGACTCCCTTACGGATTTATATAAATAATATCATTGCACTAAAAATGTCATTAATAGGGTTCGTTGAGACTCCCTTACGGATTTATATAAATAATATCGCACTTTTCCCATTTTTTCTGGCTACACTTGTTGAGACTCCCTTACGGATTTATATAAATAATATCATTTCTTCTTTGAATGATTTGTAGAAATATGTTGAGACTCCCTTACGGATTTATATAAATAATATCTAGCGTATTTGATTCTAATAAGCAATATGTGTTGAGACTCCCTTACGGATTTATATAAATAATATCACCGATTAACTCTTTTCTTAATTGACTATAGTTGAGACTCCCTTACGGATTTATATAAATAATATCTAGCGTATTTAATGTAAATAAGCAATATGTGTTGAGACTCCCTTACGGATTTATATAAATAATATCAAAAGCGAATTCAACATTGACTGACGCTCGTTGAGACTCCCTTACGGATTTATATAAATAATATCGACAAATTAAATACATATATATAACATATGTTGAGACTCCCTTACGGATTTATATAAATAATATCTGATATAATTGAAAGTCAATCATTTTATTTGTTGAGACTCCCTTACGGATTTATATAAATAATATCCTGTTATGTTAGAATAAGTAATTGCACTATGTTGAGACTCCCTTACGGATTTATATAAATAATATCAAATCTATTTAAAGAGATTGAACAGCTAGAGTTGAGACTCCCTTACGGATTTATATAAATAATATCTAGCAGAACAGGATAGACATCAATTCATTGGTTGAGACTCCCTTACGGATTTATATAAATAATATCAGGATATTTATAATTAATTGATATTGAGTTATTTATAGTATATATTAATAAATAAAAATGAGTTATTAATATACGTATATCATTATATTTATTCATTTTTATCATACTAATTTATATTTATCTTTATTTTCTGTTTTATAAATTGTACCAAATCCAGAACCAGTTGATTGTCCTATACCTAAATTATAAATTTTTTCTGCCACATCAGATGAACAAAATATACTAATGTGACATTGATTAGCTTCATTTTTGACATTTTTAACCATTATTTTCTTTACTTTATGTGAAGGATGATTTATTATTTTAACATCAAAATCTTTTAAATTAATACCGTTATAAATTTTACTCAATTTTTTTATAATATGGTTTTTTACAATATATACGAAATCAGAATCATTTAAAGTTGAATAAGTATATTTCTTTTTATTAATATGCTTTCTAATAATAAATGGAGATAATGTTGCGAAATGATTCCATCCATTTATAAATTTTTCAAAGATAAAATTAATTTTATTAAATTTCATTCCCCAATTTAAATCTTGATTAGACATCACTCCACTTATTAAATCATTCAAAAATTCTTCATTTTTTGAAGTTACTACAATAATTCCTCCATTCTTAAATGATAAATGTAACTTATCTTCAGTTAGGTTTCCACCATATAAAGATGATATAGAGTAATCATTTTTAGAATCATGATATTTATTATTAACTCCAAGACATTTGTGTATATAATAATTAATATATGATTGATTCTTAATCGGTACCAATGTTTTATTTTCTGTAAATTCAATTTTTATTCTCATATTCTTCTAATTTATTAATATTAATATAACTATCTAAATCATTTTCAATCATTTCATCTTCATTTATCAAATCTTCTATCCAAACAAATCCTCCATCTAATAACGTTGCACAACCTTTTGAATTTTTAATTTTGTCAACATATTCTGATGTTAAAGGAATTATTATAGAACCACTAATTTTTGTAATATTATCAATTCCTCTAATATTTGTTAATGTAGTTTTTGGATTTTGACCAATTGTTATTGCTGATTGATTTACAATACCAATAAGAAGATTTGCAATTGGAGTTTTATTATTTTTAACTAATTTTTTACAAAAAATTGTAAAATCAGAATTATCATTATATTGTTTAATGAAATTTGCAAATTTTATTTTGCTATTATTTTTTATTTCATTATTAATATCTATAACTAATTTAGAACTACTATAATATGTAATAATCTCTTTTATTATATACATTGCAGGTTTTGATTTAACATCATAACCTAATATATTATTAAATAAATTAATCATTTCTATAAATAGATCAGTAGTTAAATAACATTCTAGATTTTCCCAATAAATAAAACTTCTTTTTTTATCTCTATAGCTATCATAAGCAAATTTATTTGTTTGTATAAACTCATTCATATAACACATTTTACCACTAGATTTATTTAAAAATCTTGTTGTATCTATTTTTATATAAGCTAAATTAGCTATATTAAATATATCTGATATAGGTTTAATTAATGTATCTCTATATGTTGGACTTGGACGTTCACCCATTAAAACATGCAGCATGTTACTTATTTGATGAACACTTATACTAGGTTTTTGATTATTAGTTGCTTTTTCAAAAAATCCAGCATCTTTAAATGACAATTTTAAAAAATATTCCATATTATTAGAATTATTTAGCTTCTTTTTGAGATTTTAATTTAGCTTCTTTTTTTTCTTTTTTATCATCTTTAGCTTTCAATTTAGCATCTATTCTTTTTTTAATTATAATAGATCTCTTATCTGACAATTCTATATCTAAAGTTTTTGCATTTTCAAAATCATATTCAGTATAAAAATTTTCATTTTCAAAATTTAAATTATCTATAACATCTTTTGTTAATTCAATCCATCCATCAGAATTATTTTTTTTATCATTAAATACGTCATATACTAATTTAATTTTAAGTTTAGACGTAACAACACTAGATCCAGATTTATAAATATTCATTTTTAGCATTTTATATAATAGATTTTTTGTTAGTTCAACAACATCTGTATTGGATAATAAAAAACCATATTCTGGTAATTCAACAACACTATTTGTAATCCTATAATATTTTAATTCCGAATTAAATGATGGTAATCTTTTTTTCAATAATTCTGAATATAAAGGAAATAAATCTGGATTGAATGCTAATCGATCTAAATTTTTAGAACAACTAATAAATTGCATTTGCATTAAATCAATATTACCATCAGTCTCATATGTTATATCTCCTACAGTTTCTTTGTTAAATAATGAAGTATCACTTATTTTTTCACCACTAACTGTCATAAGTTCTATTTTTGATTTACAATTATTTGTTTGTTCAGCGTCAATTATACATAAAACACTTTTTCTTCTAATTGTTTTATCAATCTCATCTTCATTCAATGCAAATAAATGACCTCTATTTATAATTGCAGGAGAAGCCAACATTGACACAAGTAAATAATTATTATGCAATATATTTGGAGATTGAAATGGAATATCATCAATAAAAATATTATGTCTTAAACAATTACTAGAAATTTTTATTTTATAATCATATTCACCATTACTTTTCTGATATATATTTTTTTTTGCAAATATTAAATTATTATCAGTTTCATACTTTCCACCACTAATTTCATTCCATATCCATTTTTGTCCATTACTATCACAGTTAACAACACCATTACCTTCTAATTCCATTTTAAATAAAATGTTCTTTACTTTTTTCATATTAAATAATTTTAAATTGTTTTTATAAAGTACAAAAGTAAAGTAAATATTTGGTATAACCTAATTTAATTAAAAATATTATTCAATTTTTTCAATTTAATTTTTCTAATCTCATTTTTTCTATAAAAATAAGTATATAAATATTCTTCATCACGTTTAAAAGATGAATAAGCATTTTTATCATCAGATATCAAATACTGATAATCATCATCATAATTAATAATAAAATGAACAATATAATATCTATCTTTATGATATATTGAATATGATGTTGTTAAATCTTTTTTACATAATAACTTATCTCCTACATTAAGATTCTGATTCTTCATAAATTTTTTCTAATTTAATTTTTCTTTCTTCTTGTTTAGTATAAAAATGTTCAGACATCTCTTTTATGCTAAATGAAAATGGTAATATTCTATCATTTTCATCATTAAAATAATAACAATATTCATAAGGACCGTATACTACCATAACAATATAATAATTATCAACATATAAATATTTATTTGCTCCAACTAGAAGATTTTTTTTACATAATAATTTATCTTCATCATTAATATCCTGTTTCTTCATAAAGTTTTTCTAATTTTATTTTTCTCTCCTCTTGTTTAGTATAAAAATGTTCATAAAAAAATCTAACGCTATATCTAAAAGAATAATATTTTTTTTTATCAAATTCTATATAATAACAATAATCAGTATTATTGTCAAATAATTTAATATCATAAACAATATAATATTTATTTTTATTAAAACTTGCATATAATTCATTTAAATTTTTTTTACACAATAACTTATCACCTACATTAAGATTCTGATTCTTCATAAAGTTTTTCTAATTTAATTTTTCTCTCTTCTTGTTTAGTATAAAAATGATTTAGTAATTCATTTTTATTTAAAAAATATGGATATATTCCATTAGATTCATTAAATATACAGCAGGCAAAACCTTTAAATGAATCATTCAGAATTTTATGATAAATATAATATTTACATTCTATAAAATGTGTACTATAATTAGCTATTAAATCTTTTTTACATAATATTTTATCACCTTCATTAAAATTATTCATAAAGTTTTTCTAATTTGATTTTTCTTTCTTCTTGTTTAGTATAAAAATACTGATGTAAATATGATTCACTAAAAAATGGTAATATTGTATTGAATTCTGATCTTAAATCATAAAAATATTCACTATAATCAGTTGAAAAATTTTTAATATCATCTACATAATAATATTTATCTTTAATAAATATTTTATCAATCTCCTCTTTACATAATAATCTATCTCCTACATTAATATTCTGTTTCTTCATAAAGTTTTTCTAATTTTAATTTTCTAATCTCATTTTTCATAAAAAAATGACCAACTAAATCATGTTCAGTTAAATAATATGAAAATATATTATTAGATTCACTTATATAACAGCAGTAAAAATCATTAAAAATACCACTAAACATATTATCATGAAAAATATAATAATCACCTTCTATAATATGGTTACCATAATAAGTTAAATCCTTTTTACATAATATTTTATCACCATCATTAAAATTATTCATAATTTTCTATTTTATCTAATTTTCTTTTTCTTTCTTCTTGTTTAGTATAAAAATATTCATATAAATCTTCTTCACCACAAAATAATATTAAATTATCATCATCATCAAATAAATAATAATAATAAAAATCCACACCGCTTATAGTATTAGAAATAATATAAATTGATATCATAGCATAATATTTGTCTATTTTGAAATTTTTATTTATATTAATTATATTATATTTACATAATAAATTATCTCCTACTTTAAGATTTTGATTCTTCATAAAGTTTTTCTAATTTGATTTTTCTTTCTTCTTGTTTAGTATAAAAATATTCACAAAATTCTCCGTAATATCTAAAATTAACAGGTTGATATTGTTCACATATAAGCATATAAATATAATCAGTATAATTATTATTAGTTGGAGTAATTTCACAAACATAATAATATTCAAATTCAATAAGATATGTACTTTCTGAATTAAAAAGATTTTTTTTGCATAATAATTTATCTCCTACATTAATATTCTGCTTCTTCATAAAGTTTTTCTAATTTAATTTTTCTTTCTTCTTGTTTAGTATAAAAATATTTACAAAATTCTTTTTCATCACAACATACCAATGATTCGAAATCGTCTAAATAATAGAAATAATAATCTTTACGAGCTACATTAATAATATCAATATATTTAATATAATAATATTTACCTTTTATAATATATGTAGAATTTGATAAAAAACTAATCTTACATAATAACTTATCTCCAATATTAATATTCTGCTTCTTCATTTTTTAATTTTTCTAATTTAATTTTTCGTACTTCATTTTTAGTATAAAAATAATCATCAAATTCTTCTATATAATAGAAATCTTTATTGGTATCATCTATTATATTATATTTATAATAAAGTACATCAATGTCAGCACTCAAAAGTACATCAAAGTCAGCACTCAAAATTATATATTCTACACCTTTCGTTAATGTCAGATATGATTTATTAACATCAATTTTACACAATAATTTATCTCCTATATTAAAATTTTGATTCTTCATGAAGTTTTTGTAATTTAATTTTTCTAGTTTCGTTTTTTGTGTAAAAATAAGTATAAATATCTTCATATGAACAAACAATATTCATTTTTTCATTTCCTATGGTCATATAATAATATGCATTATCAATATTAAAAAATTTATTATCAATATTAAAAAATTTAATATCATAAACAGTATAACATGAATTTAGTATATAATATTCAAAATTTGGATGAAATATACGTTTACATATTAATTCATCTCCTATATTAAGATTCTGTTCCTTCATTACCCAACTTTTTTAATTTAATATTCCTAACTTCCTTCTCAGTGTAAAAAAATTCATAAATATCTTTTTCATACTGAACTTCTACCTTTACATTATTATCATCAATTATATAAATAAAAGTATAATATTCAGTCTCAAATAAACTATCACTTATAATATATTCGTTCCCTTTATGAATAGATATCTTATGATGAATATAATCTTTTTTGCATAATAATTTATCTCCTACTTTAAAATTATGATCCTTCATTTATTTCATTTAATTTCATGCTTCTAATTTCATTTTTAGTATAAAAATAAGTATATAAATATCTTTCCATCCAAAATGAATATCGTTCATTATTATCATCAATTATATAATAAAAATATTCATTATAATCCACAAAAATATCATTAATTAATCTAATTTCATCAACAACATAATATTTACCTTTTTTAAAAAATAATAATGAAGTATTATTAGATACCAATGATTTTAAATCATTTTTGCATAATAATTTATCTCCAATATTAAGATTCTGTTTATCCATTTATTTTCTGCAATTTCTTATTTCTTAATTCTTTTTTTTCATAAAAATAATCATGAAAAAAACTTTCAGACCAAAATGAACATGATTTATTCATTTCTCCATTTATATAATAAATATAATCATCTTGTCCAAATATATGATCACATGTATTCTTATAAGCATATTTATCATCTATTATTTTTATATCAACAATAGAATAATATTTATCTTTTATAAAATGAGAAAATATTATTAATTTATCATCACTAATTAAATTTTGAAATAAATCTTTTTTACATAATAACTTATCTCCTAAATTAATATTCTTTTTCGTCATTTTTTAATTTGTTTAATTTTATTTTTCTTTCTTCTTGTTTAGTATAAAAAACATCATAAAAATCAACTTTACGTAGATATAATAAATTTTTGCTATTTTTTTCTTTTAATGAATAAAAATTACTACTATAAAATATGTTAGTATTAACTATTTCATATTCTCTATCTTTATAAAAAACTTCAGTATAATTATAATAACTATTTTTGCATAATAATTTATCTCCAATATTAATATTCTGTTTATCCATAAAGTGGTTCTAATTTTATTTTTCTATCATGAACTGTTGCTAATGTAAAGTAATTCTAAACTAATTTCATTGTTTTTCACCGAAATTAGAAACTCTGACTCCAACTGTATTCAATTTTCCATTCAATATCAAATATAATCATTTTATTCCGTATTATATGTATTTTTTAAATTTTTCTTTCATCTATTCATATTTTAATCTGTAACATTTACCACCACTCTTAAATTCTATAACATCAAATCCAATATAAGTCCTTTCATTCACTGGAATAACCTTCTTTTTAGATCTTTTAATAGTCTTAATATCCTTCATTAAATTTTTAATTTTTCAATTATTATCTTCTCAATATATCCAGAATAATTCTCAATCTCATTCTGCTCACAATATCTAACAAACATATCATAAACCCTTGGATCTATCGAAAATGAAATCTTCTTCCTTTTTTGATCATCAGGTATCTTTTTCCGCATAATATAATTTTTATCTATTATATGAAAAATAATTTAAAAAGTTATTTTAAATTTTATATAGTAAGATTTTAGTAAAAATATAGCAATTTACGACCTTAAGTTATTTATATATAGAAGAAAAATAACTAAAATATATGAAATCACCAAAGAAAAATAGAAAATTGTCGATATCTATATCACTAGACGTTAATATTATTAAACAAATAGATGATAATTTTACAAATAAATCAAAATTTTTAGAATATAGCATAATAGAAGAACTCTGTAAAGATCTAAAATTTAAAGATGAACTAAAAAATAAACATATTATACTATGAAATTAAAATGGACTTATGAAAAATGTAAAGAAGAAGCTTTGAAATATAATACAAGAGGTAGCTTTAGTTTAAATTCTGGCTCTGCGTATTTCGCATCTGCAAAAAATAAATGGTTAGACGATATTTGTTCACATATGATTAAATTAAAACATCATGAAGATTATTGGACAAAAGAAATATGTTTAGAACTAGCATTAAAATGTAAAAATAGAAAAGAATTTGGTGAAAAATATTATGCTGCTCATAACGTTTCTATAAAAAATAACTGGATAGATGAAATTTGTTCTCATATGATACAACCTAACGATTTTTTAAGATGTATATATTCTTATGAATTTAGTGATAAGAATGTATATGTTGGCTTGACATATAATTTAAAAAATAGAAATAGTAGACATTTCAATGAATATAATAATAGTATTGTATATAAATATTTTAAAGAATTTAAATTAAATCCAACACTTATTCAATTAACAGATTATTTAAATATTAGTGATGCAAAAATTATGGAAGAAACACATTTAGAAATATATAAAAAAAAATGGTTGGATTATTTTAAATACAGCGAAAACAGGAAGTTTAGGAGGAATTACTTTAATATGGACAAAAGAAAAATGTCAAGAAGTTGCATTACAATGCAAAACTAAAAGTGAATTTTACTTAAAATATGCAAGTGCTGCTGGATCAGCATTAAAAAATGGTTGGATTGATGATATATGTTCACACATGGAAAATAAAACAAAACCTAAAGGTTATTGGAATTATGAAAATTGTTTGAATGAAACAATAAAAATAAATAATAAAAAATTATTAAATAGTTCTGGCGCTTATAAATCAATGATTAGAAATAATTGGAAAGATAAGATTTATGATTATATGAATTGGAATAAACAATAATAATATTTTTATATACAATAAATAAAATTACAATTAAATGATTCAAATAGACGACAAAAAAATATTTTTTCCTCTCAAATACGAACCAAAATCTTACCAAATTGATGGACTAAATTTTATTAAAAATAGTATATTGACAGGTAAACGTTTTATTTTAGAAAATTTGCCGACTGGGGTTGGTAAGTCATTCATGGTCATAATGCTAGCCAATTGGTATAAAGGATTCGTGAATCCAGATGCCAAATTTGATATTCTTACAGCATCGAAGGTACTTCAAGGCCAGTATATCAGAGATTTTCCGTTCATAAATGATTATAGAGGCAAATCTAACTATTATTGTAAAGATTTTGATTGTGATTGCGGTACAGCTAAAGAACTCTGTGCTATAATGAAAAAACATTGTGATCAATGTCCATATGACATTGCTAAAAATTCCTGGATATCTGGAGATATAGGTTTGAGTAATTTTCATCTATTTGATACATTATCATTATTTCAACCTGATATTTTAAAAAGAAGAGATGGTAATGTACTTATAATTGATGAGTGTCAATCATTCGAAGAAACCTTCTCATCCTATCTTTCCTCAAAATTAAGTTCAAAAACTTTAAAAAGATGTGGATTTGGATTAAAAGAAATTGAAGAGATTGATAGCAAATATATTTCAAAAATTAAATTTTTAGATAAATATTTAGAATTTTTAGAAAGAAAGTTAATACCAATGTTAGAGAAAAAAAGAACTCAATTTGAATCTGATATTGCTGGATCATCAAAATCAAAACAAAAAGTAGAGTTATCTAAATATTTACAAAATATTGATAGTAAACTATTATCGTTTAAACATTTATTTGATTCACATAAAAATGATCCAGATAATGTAGTTCTTGATATCAATAAAAATAAGAGTGAAAAAAATTATAGTGGGATAGAGTTGGTAACTGAACATATTTTCGTTTATGAGTACCTAAATCAATATGTATGGTCTAAATACGATCATATAATTTTTATGTCTGCTTCTGTACTCGATTCTAAAATGTTTAGTTTCATTAATGGATTAGATGAAGAATTAACAAGTTATCATGAAATGGATTCTCCTTTTGAATTAAAAAATCATCCTATATTTTATATGAAACTTGGTAAAATGTCTTTTTATAGTAAAGAAGAGACTTTTAAGAATCAGATACCTTGGATAAAAAAAATATTAGCTAAATATAAAAACAAAAAAGGAATAATTCACACATCAAATTATGAAATAACAGAATGGTTAAAAGAAAATATTATGGATGAAAGGTTATTATTTCACACTACTGAAGATAGAAATGAAATTCTTGAAAAACATTTAACAAGTACAGCTCCAACAGTTTTAGTAAGTCCATCTATGATGGAAGGAATTTCTTTAGATGATGAATTAGCTCGTTTTCAAATAGTGTTAAAAATATCATTCGCAAATTTGGGTAGTAAAAAAATTAAAGCAAGACAAAAAATGATGCCTGAATGGTATAGCTGGAATGCATGTGTTCAAACAATACAAGAAGTAGGTAGAGGAATTCGTAGTGAAACAGATTACTGCGATACGTTTATATTAGACTCAAACTTTTCAGATTTATTAAAATATAATTCTAATATATTACCTAAGCACTTTACAGATTCTATAAAAGTTTTAAAAACATAATTAATAATAATGAATAATAGTTCATTATTTTTCATTATCTTTATATAATATGAAAGAGATAGAAGAATGGTTTTATGATTGTAAATTTATTTATTTTAGTTTCAATTTAGATATTGAGCCTACAAATAAAATAAATGAATTTAGAATAATAGCAGAATCTGAAATACCTAAGATACCAAATAAATATATATCTGGATTTTATGGATATGTAGAAAAAGGAATATCATATTGTTGGTTAGATTTAATAAATTGTAACATTATCATGACTGATTATGATCATAGTATTATACCATCTGTATTTGAGTTTAATAGAACTGATTGGATTAAGAATAAAAGAAAGAAAAAATTAGAAAATATAATTAATAATGTATAAAGTTGGCGATAAAGTTTTTTGCATAAAGGACTGTTACAGAGAGTTTGATAAACTATTGATTTTTAAAAAAAATTATTCATATTTTATTTACGAGAAAAAAGATTATAATAATATTATTGTAATAAAATACACTAATGATGGTTATGGTTGTGATGGTGATGGTTGGTATTCATTTTGGTTCACCCCAAGAATGGAAGATTATGATTTTGATACATATTTTTGTGATTTAAAAGAATTTAGAAAAAATAAATTAGAAAAAATAATTAAAGAATGTTAGTAATTACAAAAGAAGAGATAAAGTTTACTGTAAGAAAAATACAGAAAAAAAAAAATAAAAAAAAATATTAGAACATGAAAAATAAAGAAGAAATATTAATTTGTAGTTGTCATTCAACTGATCATCAACTTATATTTTTATATGAAGAAGATATAACAGAATCAGGTAAAATTGATCCTATATGTTATGCTCATGTATTATTAAATAGAAGATCATTTTGGAATAGATTAAAATATGGTATTAAATATATTTTTGGTTATAGATGTAGGTATGGCGCATTTGATGAATTTATTTTTAAACCTGAAGATGCTTATAAAATTCAAAGATTAGCTAATTATTTAAAAAGTGAGTTAGAAAATGCGTCCAAAGATTAATGAATATTATTATTGCAAGAAAGCAATGAAATTTTTATTTAATAATGACTATTTTGAAAAAGGAAAACATTATAAAGTTTCAGATCGTCATCATGGTGACGTAGTTATAATTTCTAATATTGGTGAAATGGTGTTCTCATTAGAGAATCATATGAGTTATTTGTATTTTTATGAATATTTTGGAACTATTAAAGAAGAAAGAAAAGAAAAATTAAATAAGTTATTAAATGCATCCTAAGATTAATGAATTATATTTTTGTAAAAAGACATTAAATACAACTCTTAATAATTTTCCTGAATTAGAAAAAGGAAAATATTATAAATTAACTCATATATATGATAGTGTTATTACAATTATACTTAATGATAAAATTAGTGAAATATCATTTTCATTAGATGATGAATATGATGAATATAGTGTTTATTTTTATTTTTATGAATATTTTGGAGATAATCAAGATGCAAGAAAATATAAATTAAATAAGTTATTAAATGATAATGTATAAATTTTTAGATGTTGAATGTAAGATTGATTTTGATTCTTTTTTATCTATAGATTCCGTAACAGGTAGATTATATAAAAAAGATTTTGAGTCATTTTATTCTTTATATGAGTACATTGAATTCAATTTGAAGGATATTACTCATATATTATTTGATGACTATGAGTACTACTTAAATCATGGTAAACTTCATAATTTGTATGGTCCTGCTATGATAAAATATAATGTTACTAGTGAATTTAGTCCAACTCAATTTAATATTAATAAATTTTATATTGATGGTAAATTAGTAGTTGATGATATAATGAGTACAAAAGGTTGTCGTAAATTAGAATTCTTTAAGTCAAGAGAAATTTTTTTCTATAAAGAGTTAACAAATAAAAAATCAGGACGAGATGAACTAACTGGAATTTTTTACAGAAGAAAAGAAGGAATTGATTATGAAAAAACTATCATAAATCTTAATGATAGAATTAGAATTGATCAAAGAAAATTAAAATTAATATCATTAAAAAATGTCAATATTTAATTTAAATAAATTATTAGACTTTCCAGATAATCCTATTGAAGTGTATTTATGATATAAACAAAAAAGTCAGTTTAAAAACTGACTTTTTTAATATTTTGTCAGTTTGTAAACTGACTTTTTATATTATAAACTATCTTTTTTATTTTTAACAATAGGTACAAAAAACTTATGATGCTTTACAGGTCTTATAGTATCATATACAGGAATTGTATCATAAATTATCTGTTTAACAATTGGAATTACAGGTTTTTCTGCTGCTTCTTTTGCTTCAACTTCTGCTTTATGTTTATCTTCAATTTTATTATAAGAAAATATAACAAAAGATATAATAATAACAGCAGCAAAAAATACAACTGCAGAATAAAAAATTAATCCTATATAATATAAAGATTTGAATTTATTTTTATTAATTTTTTTCATTTTTTAGTTATTTTTGATGTTATTAATTTCATTATTTTTTCTTTCTTGTTCGATTAAATCAGTTTGAACGATATTAGCATAAATCATTTTGAATGAATTTTTAACTTTATTATCAATTTCTTTTTCTTTTTCATTTTCAATTTCTTCTTTTTTAATATCAAATATTTCAAGAAGATATAAATATTTTTTATCTGAAATAATAATTGGTGGATATGCAGTTTCTTTATGGTAAACAAGAACTTGCATATTTCTAATAATAATATATGTTCCAGTTATTTTATTGTCTATAATTCTTTTAAGTGTTTTTGAAGTCATTGATAATACTGAATCATTATCTCTAATAAGTCGTCTACATAGACTTACTACTTCATTTTCACTATTATTTACTTTATTAATCTTATTATCACTAATTGTAAAAAACCTAATAAGTTTAATTGCAAATTTTTGTGTGTCACGACGAAATTTTTGTTTCTTGACTTTAAAATAAGATTTCTTAATTTCAATTCTTTCTGTTAATTTCATATTAATGTTTTTTTAATGAATAATTTTTACACTACAAAGATATATATAATAACTGATATAAAAAAGTTAATAATAATTAATCAACTATATTTAGTTTTTTATGATTACAAAAGTAGATATTTTTATTTTAATAAAAAAATTATTTAATATTTTTTATAAATTATAAACAGTTATAGCATAATATATCAAAACAAATCATAACAATAATAATATATAATTACAAATATAATGATTGAATATGATTGATTTTAAATATAGAGAATATTATGATGAAAAATGCATAAAATTAATTGAATCTATAGGCTATAAAAATAAAACAAATAATTTCATGCTATTTGAACAAGATGGCTATATTAATATAAATTTTTATATAATAAATGATTGGGATAAAATAATTTCATTTAATAGGTACTACCAAATAACAAATGAAATTAAAGTCTATACAAAAGAATTTTTTAATTTTGAAGATTTTAAAAAATTTATAATTGAATATCATATAAAAATATTTAGAAAATTAAAATTAAAAAATTTGATATGAATGATCATTTAGAAAAAGATTATATAGATGATGATTTTAAAAATAAATATAATAGAGAAATAATAAAATCAAAAATATTAAATAATATATTTAAACAAGAAATTAATCAAGATATAATTTAAAAAATATTTAATATATACAGATATGAAGCACTTAAAATTTTTTGAATTAGATCAATACACAGAGAAAGAAATTAAGCAGTATAAAATGTCATATTCTCAAGCAGGTAAAGCTTGGAAATCTTTATGGTATGATTGTTATTCTTGGAAATCTTTATGGTATGAACATAATTTTTTTCATCCAGCTCAAAAATTTTTTAAAATAAAAATATCATTGAATTATGATAAAGATGAAGATCTTGGATATTTTGAAATTTTAAAATATAGTAAAGAAAATAAATCATATACTAATCTTGGAGGTAAATTTTTTAGAGGTACACCTGAAGATAGAATGAATTTTATAAAATGGTTAGATGAACTTAATTTAATAAATAAAAATAGAGATATTTAAATCTCTCTATTTTTAATATTCTTAACTAAAACAAACAAGTCCATTATCTGATGCTACTCTAAATGCTTCTTTAAATTTAGAATAAATATCATAAAAATAATCTCCTTGACTAATTGCTACTTTATCAAATTCAACAAAATCTTCATATAGTTTTTTTGATATTTCAGGTCCTATAACGCCTTCACAATCACTGAATATTATAATTTCATAAAAAGATTTAGCTACATATTTTTCTCCTGAATTAATTTCATCTAATTTAATTTTTCTAATATTTGTATCAAAATCATTAAATACATCTTGCATACTAATATATCCTAGCATTTCTAATAAATTCTTTCTCCAAACACCATAACCTGAACATGATCCAACATGAAAAGAGTCACTTTCAGATTCATCTGTTTCATGATAACATTGACCATTTTTTAATGAACCTAATTGATATATGAAATATTTATGATTTTCAATATAATTATCGTCATCATCGTCATTACTTTCTGATATTTTAATTTTACTATAATATGATATATCTAAACCCATTTTTATTATTTTTTAATATTTTTTAATTTTTCTTTTCTAACTAATTTAATTGGTAAACAATTATTATATTTCAACATATCAGCTTCTTTTTTTCTTATTATTTCATCTTTTTCATACTTCAAAATAAGTTTTTTGTATTTATATAATACTTCACGTGATGGAGAATCGTTTCTCCAATCAATTGTATTACCATTATGAAATGAGGTAACTAAAATATAGTAATTTGTAGTATTTTATTAGATTTGTTGGGTAACAATTCTAACTTTACTTTTACAATTTCCTAAGTGATAGTCTATTAACACATCATCTTTTAATAACATGTTCCGATACTTCAGTTGGTTGGTCTTTCTATATAATTGAATCCAATTATCCTGTGTTGTGTTGATATTCTCACCAAGTAGATAAAACAATTTCTCTTGATTTATTAAATTCATACACGGGTATATAGAACTACCTTTTTTAAATTTATTCATCCCTCTACTGCCAATTTCAATGCTAGATGAAATTGGGTCAAAGAAGGTATGTATCATATTTCCGATAAAACTACTATAAGCAGCGTTTACCTCTATTTTATTTAAGCCATTTTCATTACAATATTTAGTAATCAAGTTGGTCGTTAAAGTTCGATGCCATAGATTTTTAGTTTGTTTATTTAACTCTTTACCTACTGTATCTTTTGATTGTTTATCTTTAAAATCAAGATCTTCCATCACAAAATTATACACTCTGAAGTGCTTACACATCATGAATATTTGTTTCCAGACTTCTTTTATTTCATGTTTTCTTTTATCATTTTGTTTAACTTGTTTCTTGTCTGAAGAGCTTAAACTTAATTTCGTACTTAACTCAGATAAAATAAAGCACTGAACATGAATTAATTTCTGCTCATCATTAATGTCATCAAATATACTTAAACCGATAAACTTTGGATTTAAATCAACCGCCATGTAACGATTTGATAGCTTACCTACTTTTTTTCTATCATTTTGTTCATTCTTATGCTTTATATAAATTTCCTTTTTACTTTCTTTGCTTAACGCAAGTAACTGTTCTTTCTTGCAGTCCAATTGATTGAATTCATAACCATTTAATAACTCTTCGTCATAAGATAAATGAATATATTCGTTTGATAATCTTATGGTCACTGGCATTAAATTCAGGTTAGACATTTCTTGAATTTTAATTAATTTATTTTTTTGTTTTTTGCCGTTAGTTTTAAAAGTGATATCAATTTTAAAATCTCTTGATGGTTTGAAAGTGATTTTATTATTAATTAGATCGAAATCAATTTTTCTGTTACCTTTTTCACAGGCACGTCCGATTAAATAAATTCCTAATTTACGTTTTGATGTGAACTCTAATTTCTTGAGCCCTAACCTTTCTATTAATTCTTTCTTATATTCAAGAAATTTCTTGTAATCTGTTGATTTAATATCAATCTTTGTTAGCTGTAGCTCAGTTTTATAAATATTTAAATGTAATTTCGTGATTTCACGTTGTAGTGCTTTACCACCAAATGTAATATTATTGTTTATATTTCGTTTAATTCTTGCTAGATTATTTATTAAATTATATTTTTTACGTTTTTCCTTTTTTGTTTTGAATTCGTTATTATCAAGACATTTCTGAATATCAATTATCTTTTTTGATTTCTTTTCTTTGGTTGCTTCGTGCTGTTTAAGTTTTGTTTTCACATCAGAAATACAACAATCAAACATGGATTTGTCTAACACAGAATTATTTAATAGTGATTTTATATAATCATCATCAATTAAATCAAAATGATTATAAAGAGTATAAAACAAACCAGTGTAGTCAGAACAATATTGATCTATTATCTCTGCTTGTAAGCACTCTTTTATTTTTAATTTAATAGTTAACATTTATTTAAATCGTTTATTTGGTAGAATCAAAATTTAATAGTATATTTGTACTATATAATAAAATTATTATATCAGTTTTTATCATAAAAGTTTATATATTATATTAAAACTGATAGCTATTAACTATGACATTTCACCTTTGCTCATCCATATATACCATCTATTATAATCTTTAACAGTAAAATGAATATTATCATCACAAATCAAAAATTTTAATATTGAATTATCATAAAATAATATTGTAGCATAATAATTATCTACATTAATAGATGAAATTTTAACATTTTCTAAATATACAAGTAAAATATCTAACAAAGGATAATAATCATATTTTATATGATTATGCCATAAAAACCCGTAATATATTTTTTTTAATAACTTATTCATTATTTTTTAATATTTTTTAATTTTTGTTTTCTAAGTAATTTAATAGGTAAGCAATCAGAAAAATCTTCAATTTCTACATTATCTATTTTATGATTTTTAGATTTTTCATGATTTAGAATTAATTTTTTATATTTATAATAAACTTCACAAGATGGTTGTTTTTTATTCCATTTCATTATTCTTCCATTACTAAATTTCATTGTTCCATAAGCCATCCAAGCATTCCATCTAGAATTCCAAAAAGTTAATACTGAATTATCAGAGAAAGTTATTACACAATTACCTATTATAATTTCAATATTAATAATTTTAACATTTTCTAAATATACAACTAAAATATCTAATGCATGATAGGTATCATACAATTTCATAGGAGTATATAAAAAGTAATAAAAATTCTTAAATATTTTTAAAATATTTTTTATTATTTTATTTAACATATTCATATATAATTATTTAAGAAATAACCAGACAAACAGATAAAAAACTCCAATAATAACAACCCACCTAAGAATAATTGAAAATAATGCTGAAAGAGGATCAGCAAACCAATAAAGTATTTTAATTACGCCATAAACAATCAATGGTAGAAATAACTTTAAAGGATTATAATCACTACCTTTTCCTATCCAAGATAGAATACCAATAGCATTAATATTAAAATACCATAAAAACACAAACAAAATTTGAACGACAATTAATGTCATGTAAAAATACCTAGTTATCTCTTTCATGATTTTATAATTTTAAATTGTATCACAACATATTAAATTTTCAAATAGTACATCATCAAAAAAAGAATCATCAGTTTTTATATGACAAATACCAGAATTATTAATCAATTCTCTTGTATTATTTATTTGTTTTTCTACTTTTTCTTTTAAATTACATATTTTATTAGCATCTTCAATAATTTCATTTAATTGCATAATAAATTCTTCAATAACCAAATTAAATTGACACAAATCAAAACATTTATCTATAGATAAATTAATCCAACAGTTTGAAATTGAAACACCATCTTCTATTTGAATATAAAGAGTAGTCTTTCTTAATGCTATTTCAAATAATCCGCATTCATAACTAAATTTAAGTTTTCTTAAAGTTAACTCATGACTAATTAAATTAATTTCAGTTATCATTTTTAATTTTAATGCTCTTTCTTCTTTATTTTTCATAAGTTATTGAATATTCAAGTTTTTAATTAATACAAAGATAATAATAATTTTTGTATAACAAAAATTCATCACTAAATAATGATGAATTTTATGCTTTTTTATTTAAAGAAGAAGAAATCACAACGTCTATTAATTCTATACATCATTTTTGGAGTATCAATTTTACCTAATCCATTTATGATAATATGATCCTCTGAAATTTTATATGTATTTACTAATTCATTTTTAACCATATTAACTCTATTCATGCTTAATTTATCATTATAAGGTACATTACCAATATAATCACAATATCCTCTTATTTCAACATTATAATCTGGATATTTTCTCATTATAAACGCAACATGTTTAATAATATTTAATGCAGTATTATCTAAATTATATTTATCGAAATCAAAATAAATACTTGGAATTTTATTAACAAATTCATCATTTATACCATTATTATTTGCATATGTAGTACTATCATTACAAGTTTTACACCCATTATAAATAGTATTTGTATTTGTATTATAATTATTAGTTATATTAACTGTTGTACCACAACAAGGTTTATCATAATCTGAATACTTTTCTAATTTTTTATTAATTTCTATAGATTTAGATTCTTTTGATTTAAATTTATAACGAGCATAGAGTGTAAATACATCAATATTATCATTAGAATTGCTATCATATCCACCACTACTATAATGTTTTACTCCTTCAGGTGTACTAAAAGCTAAAACTATACCTTCTAAATTATCTTTATTATTAGTTCTATAATGTATTTTTCCTCCTATACTTATATTATTATATAAACTATATTCAGCATAAAATGTAATAGGAATAGTGAATGCATTACCATAATCAGGAATTGCTTTAGATGTAACATCAGGCTTTATGATATTTTGATTAAATGTATAATTTGCATAACCAATTCCAATTGATCCATTAAAAGAAAATTTAGAATTTGACATTGGAAAAATCATTTTTGTAAAATTAATAGTGGCATTAAAATCACCTGTATTATAATTAGTTTCAAATGATGCATAATGATTTTCACCTTTTAACGGTAAATGATAATAATTAACTGATAATCCCCAAATTGGAGTGAGAGTATACTCAATAAGACCTCCAACTGTTATTTGTCTTACTGATCCAGGAAAAATACTTGTGATATCTTGAGTTACATCACCATCGAAATAATTTACTCCAATTTCACCTACAATTGAAAATTTATGATTATCATTTTCTGAAAATATAGAAAAAGAAATCATCAAAAAAATAAATAATAATAGTTTTTTCATAATAATTCTTTTAAATGTTTTAGTTTTTTATGTTTAAGATATAATACATATATAAATATAAGAGAAAATAACTCTAATATAGGTATATCACCAACTGGAACAGAAGATGGAGGACATGGTTCAGATACCCATTCATCATAAGGAGGAATCCATACTTCATGCCAACCACATTTATCATATTCCCATTCGTAATATCCATCATGATGTACCCAATGTCCACAACCAGTTGGCGGAGTAGTACATTTTTGTGATGAACTACCACTATTTGATAAACTACTATTTGATGAACTACTATTTGACAAATCAGTAGTAGTAGCTATTGCTGTTAAATTATTATCTAATTTAGAACTTGATGCTTTTTTAGAATTATATAAATCAAATGATGGAATTAATATATCTGAATGATCATTCATATTATTATGAGAATATAATACATCATTATAATCAGAAGAACTCAATGATGACGGATTATCATTATTTACTGATATAACCTTATATGATTCATCAGATGGTATACTGATGTTAGGTTCATCACTTTCATCAGAAATATTATTATCTGTACTACTTGATAAAATATTAAGTTTTTTATCACTATACGAAGATGATTTATCAATTTCACTAAAATTGTAATCTGATGTAGAAATGTTAGAATATAATTTAGTATATGGTTTAACATTTATATAGATTAAAAATATAATAACTGAAATCGAAATTACTAAAAATAATATTTCTTTATTTTTCATACTTATACAATTTTAATATTTATGTGCAAAGATAATATATTTATTGTTATTTACCAAATTTATTTTAAAATTTTAATAATTTATCAAATTCAGCATATTTTTTATTCATTATCATAATATAATTATGTTCCTTTTTAGAATATTCTTCCTTTGCTTTGCATTGTTCTAAATGCACATTATACCAATATGACGATTTTATTTCAATTATTAAATCATAATCAGGTAAATAAAAATCAGAATGATATATTCTTGTTTGACCTAAATAATTATATTTTAAAGATAATCCATTCTCTATTTTAATTATATCTTTGTATTTTAATACAAAATCATTTTCATAAGAACCTTGACAAAATAAATCATCAAAATAAGTTAACTTAAATCCATTATTTTTATGTTTATTAAAATAATCTTGATTTTGAGAAGGATAATCAAAACCATAATTTTTAAAATTTGTTTTTCTTATTTTATCTTTAACTGATTCACATTGAGTAGGATATTCTACTCCTAAATTTTTTAAATTCGTTTCTCTTATTTTATCTTTAATTTCTTCATTTTGAAAAACATTTTTACATCCATATCTTATTAAATTAGTATTATCTACTTTGATTTTAATTTCTTCATTTTGATGTGGATTTTCAACTCCATATCTTTCTAAATTTGTATTTTTCATTTTTTCTTTTATATCTTCTAATTGAAATACATTATCTACTCCATATTTTTCTTGTGTAGCCAACAATCTTTTTTGTTTCATGCACTTAACATCATTACAACATGTTGTCGATTTTCCATTTTTTGTTTTATTATTATAATTATTATAATTATTATAGTTAATTTTAAATATTTTACCACAATAATCACATTTAACATCTATAATAGCATGACTGCCTAATGTTAAGTTTTTTACTGGATAATTTATTATATCACCTATTTTGCATTTAGTATCACTATAAATTCTTAAATTATTTTTTGTTATTTTAATTTCAACATATTTTGATATTATCATTCATTTTAATTATTTTTAGTCGGACTTTATTTTATTTATATATAAAAATAAAAAGGTCATAAATGGAAAAAAAAGTAAAAATATTAACAGTTAAACATTATTTTAATTTAAGCACAGAAATTAGTTATAAATTTGAAAAATATATTAAAGATAATGTTATAAGTAAACCTAAATTACTAGAAAAATTAGTAATTAATTATCTTAAAGAGAATAATATTATAGAATAATTTAAATAAACTATTACTCAATTAAATTATATAAAAACATAAAAACAATCAATTAAATGAACAAATTTAAAGTTTTAGTTCTTGACTCAGACTGTGATGGTGTTGGATACGCAAGATTGCTTTCACCATATTCATGTTTTAATGATCCTGATATTCAAGTAGATATAAGATTATTTATGGATAGTACATTACCATTATTTAATGAAAATTTTCTAAGTCAATATAAAATAATAGTATTTAATAAACCAATTCCTTTTCCTGAACCAAAAGCTAAAGAAGTTTTTGATGCAATTATAAAAAAGCATAATATAAAAAAAGTTTTTGATCTAGATGATTATTGGATTTTATCCAATGATCATCCGAATTACAGAATGTGGAAACAAAATAATTCTCAATCAATAATTGAGAATCAAATTCGTGAAGCAGATGCAATAACTACAACAACAGAATTATTAGCAGATAAAATTATAGAATTTAACACTAATATATTAATTGCTCCAAATTCAGTAAATTTAAAAGAACACCAATGGTGTTCAAATAAAAAACCTTCAGATAAAATTAGATTTTTATGGGGTGGTGGAATAACTCACTTGGTAGATTTAAGATTATTAAAAACATCATTTGAAAAATTAGATAAATATTTTTTACAAAAAGCTCAAATGGTAATGTGCGGATTCGATTTACGAATGGCTACTCCGAATGGTATAATTAAAGATAATATAAATAGAAGTCCTTGGACATTTTTTGAATCAATTTTTACAAATAATTTCAGATATATTTTAAACGGTAAATATAATGCTTGGCTTAGACAAGGTGATGATAAAGGTCGAGATAATTACGGAGTAAATGAAGAATTTAAAGATGAATTTTATCAGAGAAGGTGGACAAAACCAATATTGCTTTTTGGTACTATGTATAATGAAGCAGATGTAGTATTAGCACCTTTAAAGTCTCACAATTCTTTTAATATGGTAAAGAGTCAATTAAAAGTAATTGAGGCTGGAGCGCATCATTGCCCGATTATATGTAGTAATTATGGACCTTATACTATAGATGATATTGAAGGTAAGATTGATGGTAAACAAAAAGGTTTTTTAGTTGATGAAGATACTGATAGTTCATTACGTTGGAAAGAAATTATGCAATATTATGTTGAAAATCCTGATAAAGTTAAAGAGCATGGTGAAAATTTATTTGAATATGTAAGAGATAATTATGAAATTGGTATTACAAATCAAAAAAGATCTGAATTATTTAAAAAATTAATAGAATAATTATGATAAAAGCAATATTTGTAAGAGGAGATTATGGAAAACAAAGTGATCTGGAAGAATTAAATAGAGAGTTAAAAGAATGCAAATCTATAATTAAAGAAATGTCAACTGGATATGGAACAGTTTTAATAGTTGATATTTTTTCAAGAAAAGAAAAATTAGAAAAATTAAATGAAATATCAAATAAAAAATAATTAAAAAATATGTTAAAAGCAATTTATATAGGATATGATGCTAAGCAAAAAATTAATGATATAAATAGAGAATTAAAAGATTGTAAATCTATAATAGAAAAGATTTCGACTGGAGATGGTCAAACTATTTTAATTGTTGATACGGTCACAAGAAAAGATAAATTAGAAAAATTAAATGAAATATCGAATGAAAAATGAACTAATAATAATAGTATATAAAATAAATATATCAGGGTTAACAAGACAGCAAGCAGAAGAGATGATAATGAGTTATATTGAATCTGGTAATTTATCATCAGATGAAGAATTAAAAGAAAATTATACTATACGTGAACTGTATTTACCGATACAAACAGGAGATAATAATATTGAAGTTATTTATCCAATAGCTGGAAATACATATTCTAATAATTTTTATGATATAGTAAATGATATTAATAAAATAATAAAAGATATACACTATGATGACGTTAAACCATATTGGAATAAATTATTAAGGGAATTAAAAATAAGAATATTAGAAGATAAAGATGAATAAACAGATAATATAAAAAATATTAAAATGAGCAAATTAATGAAATGGTCAGGATCGAAAGATTCCCAAGCAAAAAATATAATAAATTATTTTCCTAAAAAAATAGACACATACAGAGAGCCATTTTTAGGAGGAGGATCTGTATTTTTAAAATTATTAGAAAGTGATATTGAGGTCAATAGTTACTATTTATCTGATATTAATAAGGAATTAATAGGTATTTATCAATTAATAATGAATGATCCTGATTTACTTATAGATACATATAATAATCATTATAAGGAATTTAATATAGATGATGATATACAGCATAGAAAAGAATATTTTAATGAAATAAGAAATAATTTTAATGAAAATAAAAAGTCAGAAGATTTCTATTTTATTATGAGGACTGTAACTTCTGGATTACCAAGATGGAATCAAAGTGGTAAGTTTAATTCCAGTTGTCATTTCACAAGAAGTGGAATGATGCCAGAATCTGTTGATAAAATTATAAAAAAATATAACAAATTATTCAATTCTAAAAATATTATATTTTCACAAGAAAGTTATGAAAATATAAAATCAAATGAAAATGATATAATTTATATGGATCCGCCTTATCAAAATACCAAAGGTATGTATTATGGTGGATTTAATTCTGAAAAATTTATAAATTGGTTAGATTTATTATCATCCAAATGGATTTTATCATATAATGGAAAAATAAATGATGATAAAATAGAACATTTTGGACCAAATAATTATAAACGGCATGAATATTTAATATCTGGAAATTCTTCATTTAGAAGAATAAAAGAAGCAAGTAATGATACAATAATTAGTGAATCTCTTTATTTAAATTTTTAAAAAATAATAAATAATATGAAAACAAATGAAAGAGTAGAACCAAAAAAATTAACTGATAATGAAATTGATGATTTAAATAATTATTCTACTTATCAAATAAGTGAAATATCATTATTTATATATGAAGAATATCTTAAAGAAAATTTAAAAAATAATGAAAATGAAAATGAATAAAGCAGATAAATATTACATTGAAAATTTAAACAGAATAAAAAATGAAGGTTCTTTTGATGAAAATCCAAGGCCAAGATATAAAGATGGTACTGAGGCATATACAAAATTTATAACTCAAGTATTTGAAGAATATGACATTTCAAAAGGTGAGTTTCCAATTCCAACACTGAGAAATACAGCTATAAAAACTGGAATAAAAGAGATTTTCTGGATATATCAAAAACAAACAAATTCATTAGATGTGGCACATGAGCTTGGAGTCACTTGGTGGGATGAATGGAATGTCGGTGATTTAACAATTGGATCCAGGTACGGTTATACTATTAAGAAATATAATTTAATGAATAAATTATTAGATGGATTAAAAAATGATCCATTTGGTAGGCGTCATATAATTAACATGTATCAATATGAAGATTTTGATGAACCAAAAGGATTATATCCTTGTGCATATGAAACATTGTGGTCAGTTAGAAAAGTAAACAATGAATATTATTTAGATATGACATTAACGCAAAGATCAAATGATTATTTAACTTCAGGATTTATTAACAAAATTCAGTATGTGGCATTTCAAATGATGATTGCTGGACATCTTGGATATAAAGTTGGTAAGTTTTGCCATTTAATGCAAAACTTACATGTTTATGATAGGCATTTTGATGCTTTAGAAGAATTATTACAAAGAACTCCATTAGATACACAGTCAAAATTAATATTAAAAGAGAATAAAAACTTTTATGATTATAATATTAATGATTTTGAAATTACTGGAATAGAAGGAATTGAAAAAATTAAATCTCCTTTGGAATTAGCGATTTAAAAATTATAAATATAAAATATGATAGAAACATATAATGAATATGTAGAACTAATAAAAGAAGGACTAATTAGAACTCATAATATAATAACATATGAAGGTAGTTTAGAAAGAGAGTTATATTTAATTGGGATTAAATTTGAAATAAAAATTTACAATAAATTAAAATTTGATCTATCATTATATAAAACTAATATTATTGATAATGATTATCTTGAATATATTGTTAATTATATTGAAAAACAATTAGGATATTATCCTTCATATATAACAGTTGAAAATAATATTGGTAAAAATGGGTTTAAATTTGATAAAAAGTATTTATCAAATAAATATAAATCAATTAAGATAAATTTTGAAGCTAAGTACGATGATGGATTTTATAAAAATATTATAAAAGTTCCTAAAATTGCATATCACTTATCACCAGTTGATAATGAAGATAAAATAAATAAAAATGGATTATGCGTAAAGGCATATAATAGAAAAGGTGAACATCCTGAAAGAATATATTTATTTGCTGATATTAATGAATATGATGATTTATTAAATTCGCTTAAAATTGATGATAAATTAAAAGGTATAAATAAAAATTATAATTTATATGAGGTTGAAATGAGTGATAAAAATATTATACATACTGATCCTAATTACAGTAACGGTTTTTATACCTATGATAGTTTTAATCCAAAATTTTTAAAAATAATAAAAACATAATATTTAATTAATGATAGATAATTATAAAGAATATGTAGAATTAATCAAAGAAGGATTAATCAGAACTCATAATATAATTAATTGTGAAAGTAGTTTAGAAAGAGAATTATATTTAATTGGATTTAAATTTAAAATAAAAATTTATAGTAAATTAAAATTTGATCTTACATTATTAAATACTAATAATTTTGATTTCGTTGATTTTGAATATATTATTGATTATATTGAAGATCAATTAGGTTATTTTTCATCATATATAACAGTTGAAAATAATATTGGTAAAAATGGGTTTAAATTTGATAAAAAGTATTTATCAAATAAATATAAATCAATTAAAATTATATTTGAAGCTAAATATGATGATGGTTTTTATAAAAATGATATAAAGGTTCCTAATGTTGCATATCATTTATCTCCAGTTAATAATGAAGATAAAATAAATAGAATTGGATTATTAGTAAAAACTCATAATAGAAAAGGTGAATATCCTGAAAGAATATATTTATTTAGAAATATTAATGATTGCGATAAATTATTAAAATCATTAAAATACGATGATAAGTTAAAAGATATAAATAGAAATTATAATTTATATGAGGTAGAAATGAGTGATAAAAATATTATTCATACTGATCCTAATTATAGTAACGGTTTTTATACCTATGATAGTTTTAATCCAAAATTTTTAAAAATAATAAAACATAATATTTAAATAAAAAGTTCAGATTTTTCTGAACTTTTTTATAAATTAAATTTTGCTGATGCTCTAATAGAACTCAAATCACCTAGTGCTTTTGGATCATATTTCATATTATTTATATATTCTAACGAATTTTTTGAAAATTCTGTTTTAAATTTAGCAATAAAAGGTTCAGGATTTTCCATATAATAAATATCATTTGATCCTTTATTTTCAAGTACTGCTTGATAATAATTATGAGTATCATTTTTATCATTTCCAATTCTAAATTTAATAATATATATAGGATAACCATATCTACTAACTGATATATCAAACCACTCATCATTTAATACATCATTTACATTTTCATTCCAGTATATAACAGTTGGATGACTTACATAACCTTCAGCTATATTAAAATTTTCATTTATAAAATCTAAATATTTGTTTAACATAAAAAATTGATATTCTTTTTTTAATATATATAAAAAAATGAAATTCAAATTTAATGGAAAATAATAAAGAAAAAGAAGAATTCAAAATGCCTCAAATTAAATCAGAATCTGATTTAAATAAAGTATTTGATGCTATATATGATCAAGGATTTGGATATATAAGTAGAAGAGATGATTATCACCAAAATAAAATTCAAAAAATTGTACAAAAATACAATACATTAAAATTAGATATACCTGATAATTTTTATCGTAATCTTTATGATATAAAAAATTATTCAGAAGTTGAAAAAGAAGTGATGAATCATTTTTCTAAATTTAATCCTGATGATAAAATTAATGAATTTATAAAAAATATTTTTTCATTAAAATATGATGATAGAGGTAAACCTCCTGAAAATAACTGTGAAAGTATAAATACTGTCATTGATTGGTTCAAATTCAAAAATAAATATAATCTTATTGATAAAGATTTCAAATTCAATAAAAATTATCTAAATGTAGATGTTTATAATTTAGATAAAAACTCAATAAAAATAAATTTTAAAGATGATTATGATAATTTTGAAAGTTTTTACGAATTAATATTTAATGAAAAATGTATTGAGATAAAACATAGAACTGGCGATTGGCAGAATATTGGTAAAATAGAAATAAAATTATTTCTAAATAATACAGCTAGTATTAGAGGAGATTTAACTAAAATTAAAGACTATTATTATAAAGATTTAATGAAAAATTTTTATTTTAATAATGCATATATTATATACTATAAAAATAAAATTGAAAAAATAAATCCAAAAGTGTAGAAATTTCTACACTTTTTTATTTTTATAATAACTTATAATATTATTATCAATATCATTTAATAATTTTTCAAGATTCTTAATAATTTCTTTATGTTTTTCTGCAGCAGAAATAATATCAAAATTTAAAAATTTTTTATAAATTAATATATCATTTTTATATTCTGAATATAGATTTCTATTACAAATTTTAACTCCTAATTTAAATATTTTTTCTTCAATTTTGCTTGTTAGATTAATTATGTCTTTACTATTAGATTTAATATAATTATTACTATTATTATAATCTTTTAATAAATTTATTACGCAATTAAATGATTTATTTAATAAAGACATACATGTTACATAATTACCATAATATAATATAGCATTATCAAAATCTTCATCATTTAATAATTTTAAACTACTATTCAAATCATTTTTCATTTTATCAGCATAATAATCAAGATTTATATTACTAAGATTATGATATCTATTACCAACTTTAGCATGTTCTAATATTTTTTTATCATTATAGCATATGATATCTATTTTCGTTAATTCATCAATTTTTTTATTAATGTTTTGATAATCTATAACAATATTATTAATTTTAACAATTTTAGTTAAAGATTTATTCAATTTATTATCTAATAAGTTTTTTTCTTTAATTAACTTCTTCATTCTATTAATTGTATACTCATTATCATTCATATTAATATCTACGGTAAGATTATTTAATTCAGATTTGATATATTTTTCACAATTTGGATAATTAGTTTGCATATAAATTTCAATATCAGATTTACTTTTTGATATTAAATATATTGAATCATCTATACTATTAACAATTTGTTTATATTCAATTAATGATTTATACATATTTTTCAATTTGATATAAACATTTATATTCACATCAATCTTAGTTATTTTATCATAGATTGAATCATTATATTTTATTAATAATTCATCAGGTAATTCATTTATTTTATTTTTTAATTTTTTTATTCTTTTATTTAATATTACAATATTTTTTTTTAGAATTATAAAATTCCTTCTTTTTATATATTCAAAATATACTATATTTATTAAAAAATATAATAATGATATTATAAATAAAAAAGAAATTAGCAATGATAGCACAATTAAAATTTTCATATTTTCATATAACGTTATTTTATTAGATGTTCTATTATAAAAATAGTTTTAAGTTTTTTTTTATTTATATATAAAGAAAAAACATCTATTATGATAGATACAAGAAATGAAGATTTAGTAAAAAAATATTTTGATTTAGTTCAAGAAGAAATCAAAAGATTAATTTCTCAAGATAAAGAAATAAAGAAAAGTGATGTGCAAACATTTAATGATGAAATTTTCAATCAATCTGATGAAATTAAAAGTGAGATAAGTAATTACATCGATCAAGCAACAATGAATGATTTAGATATTAATAAAATTGCTAAAATTCTTTATGATAAATTTAAAGTTCAAACTAAAAATAATGTATTCAATCAAACGGATTCACAGAATGTGCCTAATACTTTAATGGGCGAGAATAAACACATAAAAACATTTGAACAATTTAATTATGATAACAAATTTTAAAAAATATACATTAAATGAAACATATGAATTATCTGGAAAGAATTCATTTTTAACTTATTTGCAGATAGTTTCAAATCATGATTATCATTTTATTTCGAATGATACATATAGAAAATTATACAAATATCATGTATTTTTTTCAACTGAAACTATAACAGGAATAGAAGATTATGTAGATATTTTTAAATATAAACACTCATTAGCATCAGCATATGAAATATTATTACAAATAAAAGATAATAAATTAGCATTCTTTTTTGGTATAAAAGAAAATTCTACATTAAGATATGGATTTTTAGATTTAGATACACAAAGGAGTTATGTTGTTGGAGAATTTATATTTACTAAAGAATTTTTTGGATCAATATCTAAATATAAATCTATGCAGTTTGTTAATAAAATAATACAGAATACTGATGCTAAAAAATTACCAATACTATCAAAGATAAAACAAGATTGTGAACAATTTTACAAAGGTAAGAAGAAAACAAAAGTAGAAATATCAGACAATAAAGTGATTATTTATATAACAAGAGATCAATTCACTGATGATGATATAAATATGAATCGTCCATTCAGATCATTAGATAATTGGGCTTCTAAAAAAATGTGGAGAAACAAAGTTGAATGTAGCGTTGATGATGAAGGCGATCCAATAAAATTTATATTGATAGTGAAATGAAATACTTAAAAAGATTTGAAAATAAGGAAAAAGAATATAATATTGATGATTATATAATTGTTCATAATAATATATATGTAGGAACTAGTAAAATATTTAAAATTGTTGATATTGTAAAAAATGCATATTATCCATATAACGTTATTGGAGTAAATGGAGATATTCATTTTTTAGAATATAAGGACATAAAAAGAAAATTATCTAAAAAAGAAATTGAAAAATATGAATTAGATAATATATCAAATAAATTTAACATATGAAATATTTAAAAAGATTTGAAAATATTAATAATAATCCTGAAATTGGGGATTATATTATTATAGATAAACTTAATAATATACTAGGTCCAAGTTATGATGATATTTTTTATTTTTTGAATAATAATATTGGCAAAGTTGTTGGATTTGGAAATGTATATAACGGAAAAGGTATTAAAATCAAATTTTTTAATATACCAAAGAATCTAAATACTCATTTTAATCCTGATCATATAAAGATTTTTCCAATGAATTCTATTTTAGCATTTGGTAAAAACAAAGAAACTGTGAAAGAAGAAGCTGAAATACAACGTAATATAAAGAAATTTAACTTATGAAATATATTAAAACATTTGAATCAATATCAAAAGGAATCAATAATATAACTACTATTGATTGCTCTGGAGATAATTTAACTGAATTACCTGAATTACCAGATAGTTTAATTACTTTATATTGTAATAATAATTTTTTAACTAAAATTAAAAAATTACCTCCTAATTTGAAACATTTAAAATGTTCTCATAATCATAATTTATCTGAGTTACCTATATTACCAGAAACTATGACTGAATTACGTTGCTATAACACTAAATTACCTTATAATAATCTAATTGAATATAAAAAATGGTTAGATAAAGAGCATCCTGAAATATCAAAATCTAAACAATTTAATTTATGAAATACTTAAAATATTTTGAAACAAAATTAGAAGTTGAATATCATTGTCTTGAATGTGGATGGATAGGCTGGTTACCTATGACCAAAATAGTTAAATGTCCAAATTGTGGAAATATTAATGATATATGGAAAGAAGGCGAATCAATACCTGAAAGACATAAAAAAATGAATTATTTATCTGAAAATATTAATATTATTAAACAACAACCTTTTTATTTAAGTGGAGATATATTATACATATCAGATGATATGGCAAAATTAATGACTCCAACATATGCAAAATTAAATAAACTTTATAAAAATAAAGGAGTTCGTGATTATATCAATCAAGAACAAATTGATTTTTATAATAATGAAAAAGATGATAAAGGTTATTATAAATCTAGAAATATTAATACTAATATAACTGTAAGATATGAAAGGATGTATGCTATGACAATACTTATAAAAAGACTTGGTGGAGTTCTTGAAAATAAATATGGAGAATTTCAATATTTTATAGGAGGAACATCAGGAGATCACGATATGCATGGTAAAAACATGGTGAGAGATACAAAAGAATGTAATTATAATCTAATGATAAAATATTATCCTATTATTGAACATATAAAAAATTTTTACAAAAGATTAAAATCTAAAGACGAAGGATTTTTTGATATAATTAAAGATTCATTAGATAAAGATATAATGTTAGCTCAATACGGGGTACCAAAAGAACTAAAAAAATATTTCAAAAATGCTGAAGATGTGGCAATAAATGTTAATAAATTTAATATATAATATTATATATAGTATATATCATGATCTTGCATGAATTTTATTTCGAATGAAATAGATTTTTTTTATATATAGATAAAAATTAAATTATTAAACATGATAAATCAACAAAATAGTTTTGTATCATTAGCTGAACAACTAGCTGTATTAAATAAAAATTCTACGGAAGTTATGACAAAATTAAATGATGTCGTAACTAGTAGAAATTCTGTTATTAACGTTAACTTAATGAATTCTGATGGTACAACATCATCATATCAATTTCCAACTGTTGGACAATTGAAAAATGAATTAGATATTGCGAATAGAAATATTCAAAAATTAGCAGGATTAGCTGATAGTACAGCCTATGTATCTGATGGTACAACAATGAGAAGAATATATGTTGATGATTTAAATAGTGAACCTAGTCCTATTGATAGTTTAGATACAATTAATAATTTTACTTCTATAAATAATTCTTTTTTTGAATCATTATGTGATCCTATATTAGCTATTGAACTTGATTTAACTGATAAAATAGATCAAAAAGTAAAAAAAGTATTATCACGTAGATATATTATTGAATTTCAGAAAGATCAATATGGAAATTTAACATCTGATGGAGCAAATTCTAAATCTGATTTTGAAAATAATTTCTTAAATAGAAATGATATTTTTATTGATGATTTAACTGCATGGTATACAAACACTAAAAATAACGGAGTTTTTCAGAGAAATGAACCATATGATGAACAAATATTTGATTTGGATTATGATAGCCTTCAATACTATGGTATATTTGATGTTGTTGGTATTGATAATGATACAATAAATAATAAAATGTGGTATGTATTAGGTTCAATTACATATTACGATTATACTGGGAATACCAAACAATTATCAGTTGGAGATGAATTGATAATAAATAAAAAAGATTCATCAACATTATGGACAATTAACGAAGTTAGTACTGCTAAAAGTAATTATAGAGTTATTTTAGAGAGGGTGGAAGGCTTAGATCCTGTGCCTATACTATCACAAGGATTAAAGATTTATAGTCCTGTATTACCAGCGAGAACAATAAAAATATCTATTGGTTATGACGAGTATAATGTTATATTTATTAAACCGATTAATACTGATTCAAATGTAATTTCGTCAACATGGTCTTATGGTACATCTTTCTATACCAACAATTTAGTATTGGATACTAATAGTACTGTCTCTATGACAAGATATTATAGTGATAATGTATTTGATTATGGCGCTATATTAAAAGATTTGATTGCTAAAAATATACCTAGTCAATTTGGAGTTATTCCAAATGTACCAAATTTAACAGCTACTAATTTTAAAGTTTTACAAACAAATACTCATTTAACAAATACTGCGGATTCCGCAAAAATTCAAAGTTTAAATGTACAAAAAGTATCTATAAATTCTCAATTAGAACAATTAAATGATGCTATTATTGAACAAAATAAAGAACTTAGTACTAAACAATATAAATCAACATCTGATAAACAAGCTAGTCAAACAACATTAAATAATTTAATAAATCAACAATCTTCTTTGACTAAATCTTATACATCAATAGTTAATCAAATAACAGCACAAAATACTGGAGCAATTTCAGATGTTGAGGCAGAATTTAGTGTAAGAGGATTTTGGAGTGTTCCAGAACCTATTATAATAAATACAGTAGGAGAAAATCAAAAGCAAGAGGTTGTTCAATTTATTGTTCAATATAGATATAGTGCAACAGGTGGATCTGCTCCGACTACTGTTGGATTTGATCTAAATTTAACTGAAAATATATATACTAACTATATTTCAACTGGTGATATTGTAGATCAAACAAAAGCATATCAAAATCCAAGTGTATCAACTCAAAGTGTAACAGAAACTGGATATTTTTCAAATTGGTATCAATTTACAACAGATGCTAGAACAAGAACTTATAATTCAGCATTAAATGTATGGACATGGGATATTGAAGATGTTACTGATGCAAATATAAAAAAAGTAAATCAATTGGATATTCCATTACATCCTAACGAAACAGTTGATATTAGAATTAAATCAATATCAGAAGTTGGATATCCTGATGCACTTATTACATCTGATTGGAGTAATATTATGACTATTGATTTTCCAGATGATCTTGCACAAGTAGGTAATGAAAATGCTACAATTTTACAATCTGCTCAAAATGATCAAATATATAATCAAATAGAAAGTGATTTTAATTCAAAAGGACTAACTGCACATTTACAACAATCATATTATGTTAACGATTTATATGTTGCTCATACAGATATAAACTTAGGTACATCTTTTAAAGATAGTTCAGGCAATATGATTATGTTGAGTGATTATCTAACATCATTAACTAATAGAATTTTAGCACTTGAACAAATTGTTTCTAATGCTAAAGGTGAACTTTCAATTAGTTTATATCAAAATACTAATAGTGTTATTATACAAAATGGCGCATCTATAACACAAAAAATAGTATGTGAAAAATATGCTGAATTGTCTGGTACAACTACAAGAACGTATTATAATAGTACATATTCAACTAATGATTATTATTTAGAATTTGATAATTTATCTCAATCTTCACAATTAGGCTTACTTTCATATAGAAAATATGTACCTACTATTTCTGGTGATAATAGATTTTATAATCCAATATATTCAAATGGATCATTAGCAACATATGTAGATTCAAATGATAATTTACAAACACAAGTTGATAATCAATTTGTTTGGATTTCTGATACATCAGGAAATAATGCTATATATAATTCAGGAGTAACATATGATGCTAATGGATTAGGACAGGTATTATATTCTAAAAATTGGAATATTGGATTAACTGGTACAACAGTACCAAATTCTGGCGGTACATATTCAACACCAATCAATATTTTTAATGATATTAACTGGACTGGAGGTACTTGGATAGCAGATAATAATTATGAAACAGATTTTCCTGTTACTATTCATCCATATATTGATAATATTAACGATTATGTTTATGCTGATAAAAGTGGAGTTGAATTAATTAACGCAAATAGTAAATTTATATTACCTATTAAAATATTTTTTAAATTATCTGGTGGAACAAATGATTCTATAACATTTCCAACTAATTTATCTACATCTCCATATGTAATAAGGAAATTAAGAATATTTATTGAATCTGAAAGCTTAACTAGACCATTTGAATTCGAAATTATATTTAAAATATTTAGAAATAATACATCATCAAATAGAAGTAGTACAGCATCTTAAATATAAAATATTAAAAAATTATGATAAATAATAGCTTTCAATTATTAAGAACAAATCCAGCACTAACAACTAATGTTAAATTAGTTGTTAGTTCTGATTATAAGTTCTATTTAGAATCATTTGATACAAATTCTCAATTATCTAATCAAAAATATAAACATTTTTCAATATCAAAAAATAATTTATATGAAAATCAAATTGTTAAATTTTATGATGGACTATCATCACAATTGGCATTTGATGTTAAATATGATTCTGATGATTCTACTGTATTTTCTAAATACGAACAACAATTTGATGATATTTATTGGAGTGGTGCTAAATCAGTTGAAGATACATGGTATAATGAAACATATGAATATTTTGCGCCATTATTTATAAGAAAAAATAATATACCAGATGGATTTGTTATATTAAGAGTAGATGATTCCGCTCCTTATGATATCCAAGATGATGATTTAGGTGCTGGTAAAATTACAAAAGATAATTTTAATTCTCAAATTGTTAATAATTGGAAATGCGTATCTTTTGTTGATATGAGATATAATACAGATTTAGGATTATTTTTAAATACAAATATTACAAATAATACATCATATCCAGAAAGATCATTTGATTTGGATTTTAGATCATATGAATATTCTAAATTTTACGGAATAGATTATAATAATGGAGGATATGTTAATATTTCTAATTTTTTACAATCAACATTGCAATATGAACAACCACATTTTAAACTTGAATCTGATATTATAGAGTCATTTAAAACAAATAATTTAATATATCCTCATATTTTAAATTTTAAATTTTTATTTAATGATGTACCAGCAGATCCTGTTAATATACATAATTATTCATTAAATAGATATTATGGTTTTTATGCTGATAAATTAGAATTGATTACTAATTTAACTTCATATATAACTCCAGAATTGATAAGTGGATTTACATTGAAGAATAATATATTTGGCTATATGTCAGGAAGTACTTTCATACCAACTAATGAATCTCCATTTGTAGAAGGTTTCTTTTTAGATAAAACTTATTGGATACAACTTACGTCATCTGAGACTGATAATGAATTTTATCAAGTAGTACTAGTGTATAATAACGGTGTTAATACATATAGAGTTATTAGTGATTTTGATATGAGTGGTTCTACTTTTAATGTTTCAAATGATAGAACGTGCTTTATTAATTATACTGATGGCTATATTTATAATTGTCAAACTATTAATAATCCATCAGGTATTACTAATTATATATCTGGATATACTTCTAACTTTAATATTGATCCATATTACTCAGGAAATACTATTAAATCAATGTATGGTGATTTATATTTAATACTAATTGATGGTATATATCATGTACTAAAATGTAAAAATGATAGCTATTTTATACAAAGTGATTACGCAATAAATTCTTACACAACAGGACTAGAATATTGGAAAGGTGGTAAAAATAGTAATTATTATACTACAAAACAAATTTATACATATGGAAATAAACCATTAATCTATCCTGTGTATAGAATAAAATTTAATGATATTAAAGATTTTGATTTTAATAGAGTAAATACACATTTTGCTGATTTTGACTATGAAAAAGATATTTATACTGCAACTGATGAACAAAAATTATATGCTATAGATTATACTGATACTTCAGTATTAAGTCAAAATTATATGACATATCCAAGAGGTGAAGATGGACAATATCAAATAATGAATGTATCTTCTGAATATATCGCAGATGACGAACTTTATGAAATATCATTTAACGATTTAACAGAAATATGGAGAAAAAATCCATCAGTTGTAAAATGGGGGTTCGCTGGCTCAAATTCTAATTGCGATTATCCATATAAATTAAATAATTCAATTAGTATAGGAGACGTATTTAATGCAACTGCAGATGTATTTAGCTTGCTACCAACAGAAGTAGAAAAAAATTTAGATTACTGCTACAGAATAGGTAATTTTTTCTCAGGTAATACAAATAATATTATTAAATATTTAAATCAAACTACTAACATAGAAGTAGATTTTATGGAAAATTATAGTAAAAAATTTAATTTAGATTTATATCTAAATTCAAATGTTGATTATTTTGATTATTTTTTTAAAAATAAAACATATTTTACTATAGATGATATTAATTATACAAAACAAACATTAAAATATTCAACTTTTCAAGCAGGCGATATATATACAGCATCTAGTACATTATTTAAAGGTTTAAATATTAACGCATTAAATGTTACAAGTGTATCAAGAGATATTAATGGATCAATTACAAGTATAGTTGCTGATAATAGTAAAAATTTTAATGATTATAAATTTGCAATAATTCTTAATGATGTTTATCAATATTATACTGGTAATACATATGATTCAACATATGAAGGTGGATTATCAGGAAATACGATAATTGATATATCATCAAATGCAATACACGCATTTTTAAATGAAGAATTTAAAAATATTTTAGTTGTTGTTAATGTTAAAATACCAATTCAAAAAAATTATATTAGTTTAAATAATGTCGCCTTTTTTGGTGAAAAATTTGGATTATATAATTCAAAAACATTAGACGGTAATAGTTTAGTCTATCCAGCAAATGTTAAAGAATTCGATCCATCATTAATAGTTGCATCAAATATATTTAACGCATTTTATGATATGAATTCATTATCAGAATTTGATTCTGGTATAACATATTATTATATCAATTCAATTGGACAATCTGGATATACAGCACCTATGAATACAACTGGAGGTACCATGGCATTAATACCTGATTGGGTTAAAAATGATACTCCATTTATTTTAAATTTAAATGATCCAGCAGTTTTAACAACTAAACAAAATTCATATATTAAAACTGCAATAAAAGGACCATTAACTAATATTTATGATAAATATCAAGTGTATTACGATACAAATCAAAAAACTAAATATAATGTTTCTGAACCGTTAGCTAGATCTATGTCATTAAATATACAACAAAATATAATGAATACTTCAAACGGCGTATCATCAGATAATTCTATTTATAGATATAACGGCTCTTATGAACCAATATTTAATACAATACCAGTATTTAATAATACATTTTTATATGAATCAGGAAATACTATAAGTCAATTTGAATCAAACTATAAATTCGATACTTCATTTGAAAACTTCGGTATGATTGAAGAATTAATTTATTCAAAAATTAATCCTGTAATATCTCCATTAAAATTAAGTAATACTAATACTGATGTATCTGTGTATCCAATAGTTGACGAATTTGGATATCAGTTTTCTTCAAGATTTATATTTAGCTCATCTTGGGATAACGATTTTTATGTAATAACAAATAATACTCAAAATATGAATAATAATGTCTTTTCAAATTTTTCTAACTATGAATATATAATTGATCCAATAAAAAATATAAATGATTAATGAAATATATTAAAACTTTTGAAAATGAATTATATAATGAACCAACATATTGGTTATTGCCGACTGATGATAGATTTGAAAAATCTTTAAAACAAATAAAATGTCCTAATAATAATATTAAATTTTTTTTAAATAATAATAGAATTAAAAATATTAAATATGTATTCATTTGTTATTCACCATATAATAAACAATGGGAATGGAATTCATATAAAGGTAAATTACTTGACGATTATCTTGAAGAAAATAATTATAAATTTGGTGGACATATAAATATGAATGAATTAGAATTAATTGCTGATAAATTTAACATATAACTATATGAAATATATAAAAATGTTTGAAGAAAATATATATGAAAATATATATGAAAATATATATGAAAATATATATGAAAATATATATGATAGTAGATGCTATTGGTTATTACCAACTGATGATAGATTTGAAGATTCTTTAAAACAAATAAAATGTCCTGATTTTAAAATAGAACAATTTTTAGGTAATAAAAATATGAGACAATATAATTATGTATTTGTTGGATATAATCCAACTAAAACTGTAGATGACGATGTTAGTCTTTGTTGGGGCTGGAACTATAAAGTTAATTGGAATAAAAATACTGAAGATTTTTATGAAAAAAAAGGATATAAATTTATGGGAAATATAAATATACCTGATTTCGAATTTGATGTAAATAAATTTAATATATAAAAAAAATAATAAATAGTGAAAAGTAATTTAATATTAAAAAAATTTTCTGTAAACTCTGTGCCAGGTACAATGAATCAAACAGAATTAAGAACTTTTTTTGGAGGTAAAATAATATATACCGAAGATGAAATCTATATTAACGACGACGCTATAAAATTTAGTCAAATTGTTAACAATACTATCAATGGTAATAACGGATACCAATACTATGATATAACTACAATACCCGATGATTGGGAAATTACATTCAATGAAAATTTATCAGATTTAAAACAAAATAATCAAGTAATTTCACAATATAGTCAAACACAATCAGATAAAAATAATAATACCAGATGGCTAATAAATATTAACGGAGCACAAATATTAAAAGATTATTTATTCTTTAAAATTAAAGAACAAAGAGTATTTAAAATAATAAGACAAAATGATATATATTCTAATGATATTAATAACGCAATATATGAATATATAAATCAGAATATTTTTAATAGATATAAATTAGATTCTATACAATTTTATGTAAACTACTATAGCATTACAGATCAAACTATTTATAATAATATTGTTCTACAATATAATCCAATATTTAATCCAGATGTATATCAAACAGCAAATTTGACAAATATAAGTATACAAAATTATGATCCTTATAATTTTAATTCTGTGTCAATATTATATAATCAAAGTAAACCATCTAATCAATATAATTTTAACTATTATTTTGATATTAATTTTGCAAAAATTTAAACTAACTTCTATTTATATTATATATAAAATAAACTCATTCTACAACTATGTCAGAAAACATTGAACTAGACTCAAGACAAAAATTTCAAAAAAAAATGATAGAATCTACAAAACAATGGATCGCTATTGTTAATAAATTAACTAATAGATTAATTAACGACGATCTAAAAAATATTGCAGATATTCAGGCAGAAGCTATAAGTCAACGACAAATTGTAGTCGAAGAAATTAAAAATTATAGCGTTAAAATACATAAACTGGTTCAAAAAACAAAAGTTCTAACAAAAGAAAGATTTGAATTCTATGCAACATCATATCAAGTTAAAACGTCTGGAACAGAAAAATTAAGACTTATCGAAGCAGATTTATCAGAACATCAATGCTTTATAAATGAACTAGATGAACATGTAAATTTTTTAAGAGATACTTCTAAAAATCTAGAATCTATAAACTATTCAGTTAAATCTAAAATTGAACTGGCTAATATATTAGGAGGTTACAAATAATGATAACTAATAATTATATTAAAAAATTTGAAATAAAATCAGATTTTATAATAGCAGAAGGAATGAATAGCCCAAAAATTACAATAATACATTTCGATGACTCAAAATATATTTATAATTCTGACAAACTATCATTTGATTTATTAGATAATACTATTAAAAACCATATAAATATTGTTTGTTTAAAACAAATTAGAAAAAAGAAATTATTTTTATTAAATGAAATTAGATGATTTGGCATATAAATTATTTATAGAAAAATTTGGATTTATTTCAATTCAGGATTTTAAAATTAATATTTTTATGAAAAATAAAAATAGATATAAATCATATTACGATAAAGCAAATAAAATTCTAAGAAAAGAAAAATTAAAGACATTAAAATCATATGGAACTAAATAATTTAGCATATAAATTATTAATAAACTACTTAGGATTTACTCCAAAGTATTATTGTAAAAAAGATTTTTTTATTAAAAATAAAAATAATTTTAAATCATATTACGATAAAGCAAATAAAATTTTAAGAAAAGAAAAATTAAAGGCATTACATGAAATTTAAATTAAATAAAGACAATTCAAAGTTAATTTTAACAGAATCAACCAAAGGAGAATATAACCAACTTAAACTATATCTAACCAGAAAAGTTCATAACTACCGTTTTATGAAAAGGTTCAAGCTTGGTGTATGGGATGGAAGTATAAGTTATTTTGGAAATCCAGGTGGATCAATTGACTTTGGATTATGGCAAGAAATATATAAATGTTGTAAAGAGTATGGTTATAAATTTATAATTGAAAATCAAGAACAATTTCCACGTAATAAAGATATATTAAGAGAAAATGTACAAGATTTTGTGACTGAATTTTATAAAGATCATAAAACTCCTGATGGTAAACCTTTTATGCCATATGAACATCAAGTAGATGCAATATTTCAATTATTAAAACATCAATATGGATTAATTGAAATTGCTACTGCTGGAGGTAAATCATTGGTATTTGGCACATTACTATTTTATTATTTAAAAAATATAAATACAAATGCTAAATTTTTATTGATTGTCCCAAGTATAAGTTTAGTTACTCAATTTTATAATGATCTTAATGATTATAATTACGGTTTTAATAATGATAATAAAAACCCTATTGATATTAGAATTGATGAAGTTATGAGTGATAAACCAAGAAAATATAGAGATGGTGAAAAAATACCAAATATATACATTGGAACTTATCAATCATTAGAAAAATATCCTAAAACATTTTTTGACCAATTTGAAGTTGTAGCATGTGATGAAGCACATACTGCAAAAGCTATTACCATTCAAACTATTTTAACAAAAACGTTTGGAGTTGCAAAATTACGATTCGGAATGAGTGGATCTTATCCTTCGGATTCTTCAATAGAAATATTAACAATTCAATCTTTAATGGGTCCTAAATTAATAAATATTAGTGCTAGAAAATTAATAGATAAAGGATTAATATCAGATCTTAAAATAAAAGTTATCATGTTACATCATGATAATCATAAATTTGCAGAAGGAGTTAATAATATAAAAAAAACTGACGGTCAACGTGCATGGATTTTAGAACGTGAATACGTACATAATTCAGCAAAAAGAAAAACATTTATTAAAAATTTAACAGATAAATTTAAATCTAATTCTCTTATATTATTTCATACTATTACTTATGGAACAGAATTATATAATTATATCAAAGATAATTGCATTGGTAAAGATGTGTTCTATATTGACGGTACAACATCTACAGAAAAAAGAGAATATATCAAGAAAAAATTAGAAGATACTTCAGGTAATCCTAAAATACTTTTAGCATCTTTCGGAGTATTTTCTGTCGGCGTAAGTGTTAAAGCAATAACAAATATTATCTTTGCGGATTCTTATAAAGAGCCTAAAATAATAAGGCAAGCAATAGGGAGAGGTCTAAGATTACACAAAGAAAAAACAAAATTAATCGTATTTGATTTGGTAGACATTTTTCATCCTGACTATAAAACAATATTATGGAAACAATATGAATCTAGAAGAGATGAAGTATATAAAAAACAACAATATCCTTATGATGAATTAAAGGTCAAATTATAATTAATCTTTAATTCTTATAAATTTGCAATTTAAAAAATTTTCAATTTCTTTTTGCCTATCAAGATCTTTTTGTCTTAATTCACCTTTTATAAAATGATGTTTTTCGTCATACTCATATACTACATTATTTATAGCATCATATCCATCTATCCAATAACCAAGTTCTTCAATATGATATTCTCCCTCATTCATTGCATGTTGAATATGAATATTTTCATTCTTTGATATTTCATCAAAAATATCACAACCTTTTTTATTATATGATGGAAATACTTGATTTCCATCAAATTTATCATCACTTAATCTTTTTAATCTTTTTAATCTTTTACTTGTATTACTACATTTTTGACAACCACACAATAATAAATGATGAGATGAAGTTTGTTTAAAATCGCCATGTATAGGACAACTAATTACTAGCTTCGTGCTTGAGTCAATATAATTAGAATCTGAATAATTTGGATAAGTATATTTATTGTTGTGTAATATTTTTGCTTCAGAAACGAATTTTTTATATCTTTTTTCTATTCTTTTTTCTTTATTACATTTTATGCAGCCTCTTCCGTCAATTAAATCTTTCGGTAACATTTTAAATTCTCCGTGTTTTTCGCATTCTACAATAACACAAGTATGATTATTAACATATACACTCTTTGAAAAATCAAGATTATTTTTATATACTTCATTTAATTGTGCAATAAATGTTTCCTGACTTTTAGCGAAATACAATTTTGCAGCGCATTTATAACTACATGAAAATATAGATTTTCTCATATAAACATCATATCTAATTTGAGTTTTTCTATGACAAACATCGCATTCTACATCAATAATAACTTTTGAATTCGGTTTTAAATGACAAACGTTAACTTCAATATATTCATTTAATTTTACTTTATATCCTAATTTTTCAAAATGATCTTTGTTGCTTGTACTAATTCTAATATTAACAGTTTTACTTATTATCATTTATTATTTTATTTTATTATCATATATTTATATAAAAATAATTAAGTTTTGTTTATTTTAATTATAATCACTAATATTTAATATATAAATAAAAAATTAAAATGGAAATAAATAAATTTAATGAATTTATTAATAATGATTTATTAGTTATAGAAAAATTAATTGATGATTTAGAAAATCAAAAAGGTAATTGTTCAGTATTAGAAAAAATATATTCTCATCCATCATATATTAAAATTATAGAATATGGTGAAAAATCAATACCTTCATTATTAAATAGAATAGATGAGAGTATGTTTTGGTTTGAAGCATTACGTAGAATAACTGGGGACGAGCCTGACAAAGAATCAATTAAATCAATTGATATTATGAATTCTTGGAAAAAATGGGGTATAGAAAATGGATATAAATAATATTGAAATTTGGCATCCTAAATTGATAGGTAAAAATTATAAAATTATAAATATAAATTATAATTTAATTGTTTTTAATTGTTTTGCATATAGTTTAGATATATTTGATGAATGGTGTGGCGCATCAGAAAAATCTTGGCCTTATAATATATTACCGCGTAGTTCAAAATTAAATAATTATATTAAATATTATAATTTATATGGATATAATATATGTGATAATGATGAGTATGAATTTGAATATGAAAAAGTAGCACTTTATGTTGATAATTCTAATAATGTAAATCATGCATCTAAACAGTATGAAAATATATGGAGAAGTAAATTAGGAAAATATGTTATAATTGAGCATGAATTAGAATGGTTAACTGGATTTGATGCTGAAAATTATGGTAATATTGGTGTGATTTTAAAAAGAAAGAGAAAGGCATAAAAACTTTTTATATTTTTTTATATATAATAAAAAAGAAAATATGAAACTTGGAAAATATTTTAGTTTATCGGAATTAACTGTAACTTCAACAGGATTAAATAATTTACCAATGAAGCCAGAGCAAGATAATTTAGTATTATTAGTTAAGAATATACTTGATCCATTAAGGGAATTATATGGTAATCAAATTCATATAAATAGTGGATATCGTTCTCCGATAGTTAATAGAGAAATTAAAGGGTTCATCAATAGTCAGCATGTATTTGGTCAAGCAGCAGATATTACAGGTGGTAGTCCAGAAGAAAATGAAAAACTTTTTAATTTAATAGTTAGCAATTTCAAATTTGATCAGATTATAAATGAAAAAAATTTCGAATGGGTACATGTTAGTTACTCAAATGTTAAAAATAGAAATGAAAAATTAAAATTTACTGGTAAAGGTTATATAAAAATATAAAAAAAGACTGTCATAATGACAGTCTTTTTAATTATATATTGAAATTATTTGACTTTAATATGTAGTCATATTCTATTCTTATATTATCATCTAATATTTCATCAGGAATATTATTAATTAGAAATGAATTATTCTTTAAATATTGTTTTTGAAAATTATATGTCATAAAAATATTTATAATATTTTTTGCTGAAATTTTATTTGAAACATCTATATCTTTTGATGGAGTCCACTTTTTAGTATTTAAATCTAATTTATATCCATTATAATAAAATATCATTTTATCTAAAAATAATATATTACTTAATGATGGTAATTTATTTTTAAAATTATCATTTATAAATTTAATTGTATATTTTGCATAATCTGTATCCCAATTTAACCAAAAATTAGTAGATAAAGAATATATAGAATTTATTATTAATAAATCTTCATATGATAAATTAGATTTAATTATTTGTTTTTTATTTGTCATTATTTGATTAGATTTTGTGATATCACTTGTGATACTATTAACATAATCAATTATATTACCTAAAAGTTTCATTGGATTATTAATTATTGTGTTACTTTCAAGATAATCTATAATCTCACTATATGCTTCATGCCAATAAAATGAATATAATTCATTATTATGAAGTATATTTAATGTTCCACGTCTAGGGGAGAAATCAAACCCAAAGGATTTGTTTTTACCTATATCAGATATATTGAATTCATTTAATTTTTTGATGTATTTCATAATTTACATATTAAAATTTGCTGCATCTTTTTCTAAATTAAAAACATTAGATATTTTACAATAATATATAACTGTAAATTTAATACCTACTATTTCTTTATGATCTTTAACTTTTGCTGTCATATATATAGTATCACCTTTTTCTACTATTCTACCAATATTATAAGTCATATATCTATTACCTTCTTCATCTATTAATTTACAAGTATATTGAGTGCCAAATTCAGTGTTTTGGATTTTAAAATTATAAACATCAGCTTTTATTGTAATTTTACTTCCAATCTCACCAACATATTTACTTATACTTTCTTCTTGATTTTTTTTGGTTAATGTTTCAAAGAATAGATTTTTATATTTTTCAATTTCATTCGCCATATCTTCATTTCCTTGAAATCCTTTAGATAACCAAACAACATATTGAGGATCATCTACGAATACTTCACCTATTGTTTCTCCACGATGTTTTCCAAATTTTAATATTTTATTTTTTTCTGCTTGAAATAATCCAGCATATGTACCAAATCTATCTATAATAACTGGAATTTGACCAGAAGCTTTAGCAGCTTTTTTAACTGCTGTCGTAAAGTCAGTACTTAAATTACAAATATAATAGCATGATGCACTTCTTGGATTCCATCTCCAAAAAGTATAATAAACGGAGTATTTTCCAGATACATCTATATAAAAGCAGCCTACATCTCTAATTGTCAATTTTTTATCTTTTCCTTCTTCTAATATTTTTTCAGCTTCTAAAACATCTTCATCACTTGGTTGTATGAGTTGATTCATTTTAGCTTCTTTGATATATTGCAAGTATGTTTTCATATTATGAATGATTTATTTTTTAATTATATATTAAAAAAAATAAACAAAAAATAATAATTATCATATAACTTAATAATAAAAAAAATATAAATATAATATGATAATAACATTAACGATTGATGATATTTTTAGACGTTGCTTATGGAGTGACTACAAAAGATTTGTACTTAAAGATAAAAATGAGCAAGAGATTCAAGAAATTGTAAAAGAAAATAAGCCAATCGTCATTTCAGAAAATGATGCATATGCAATAGGATTACTAAAAACAATAGAGACAGATAATTTAGTACATAGGTTTATTGTTCATATGAAAGAGATGATAAGTATAAAATCAAATATTTTTGATAAAAATGTTTATTTATCTGTTAGAATAGTAGAAAATGAATTAGAAAGTTATAAGAAAAGATTTCCTGATTATTGGGATTCAGATCCAGTGTTTACTGATGCTATAGTAGATTTGAATAATTTCATTAATAATGCGTTACAGCAAATTAAAAAATTTGAAGTTTACGAATTTAAAATTAAAGATAAAAAAATTAGATATTATTTATCTAAAGATATTAAAAAAATGATTGAAAATTAAAAATAATTTTGTATCTTTGTAATATAATATTAAAAAGAACCTTATATTGAGGTTCTTTTTTTATAAATTAAATTTAATTGCATTTATATTAGATTCAAATTCATCTATTTCATCTGTAGTTAAATATCTAATTATTTTATAAAAAAGAACAGTATCAGTTTTATTATCATCATATAATATTTTATATGATGTTGTAGAGTCAAAGTTATTTTTTATTATTTTTGATTTTTTATCAACTCTATGATGTGGATCAAAATAAATATTAACTAAAATATATTCACCTTCTTTATAATTTTTATTTTCAATCATTTCAAATTTCTTAATATATTTCATAAATTAAATTTGTTTATATCTGTTTCAAGTTTATTAAGTTTATTATAAATATTTTTTATAACAGTTAAATTAGATTTATTATCATTTTTATATATATCTAATGAAAATCTAATATTATTTGATGATTCACTATAATTAAAACTTACTTCATATTTATCACCGTTATATTCAAATTTATAATCTGGATAATTTCTGGTAAAATGAATTTCATTATTCGTCCTTTGTTTAGAATTTGATGCGCTATGCCAAAAATAACATTTCTTATATTTTTCAGCGCAATCTATTGTATATTTAAGTTTTTTTGTCAATTCTGGATCATATAAAAAATCATCTTCTATCTTCTTTTTAGATTCATTTATAAATTCAATAAAATTTTTCATATTTTTAATTTTTTTATAAGTATAAAAGATTGATTTTTATTATCATCATAATCTTGATATATTTCAAATCCGCATTTTAAATATAAATTTACTGCTTTATAATTATTTTTATAAACAAGTAAAGTAATAATATTAATTTTAAGTTCATTTTTAACATAATTAAATATCTGTTCTAATAGATATTTAGCATACCCTTTTCCTTGAAAATTTTTAACCGTTTTTAAATCATGAATAGTTACATATTTTTCATTAAACCATTTATCTGGATGTTCTATTCTAAAACTAGATTCAGATACTAAAATATCATCTAAAAACAACTTAAATTTATAATTCTTTTTATCAATTACAATTTTTTTTTCTGCTGTTATATACAAAAACAATAAAGTACAATTAAAAAGTATACACTTTCCAATGGTTTCTTTTAGTATTTTTGCTAGAACAGTCAACTGGCTTTATATCGGTTAGCTGCCAACGGTATATAATTCCCGCCTTTTTGAATAGTTTATAAAGGCTTACCCAGTTTTCACAATCTTTAACAACTGAAACATCAGGAAAAGAATTAATAAATCTTTCAACCACTGTGTTCAGCATTGTACTTGTAAATTTTGGATAAAAACCATTCTTATCATATTTATAAGCTCCTCTTCTTCCGATTTCAGTTGCTGCTGCAACAGGGTCGAATACTGAGTAATTTATATTTCCGATAAAACTTGAATAACAAGGATTAACTTTTATTAATATTAATCCATTATTATCACAATGTTTATTTATTAAATTTGTTTGGAAGCCTAAGTTCCAACAATTATTTATTTTACGACGAACTTCTTTTGACATTTCATCCTGACTATTTGATTTAAAGTTTAAGTCTTCCATCACAAAATAACCACACTTGTAGTGAGTTATTATATCAAATATCTTAACGTAAATGTTACCGATTTCATGTTTTCTTTTTCTGGTTAGATAAAGACTTTCGTCTACGGTAACATCTTTACCTGATTTTTTCATCAACTCACTTAAGTCATAACATTTACTATCAATTACTTTAACTTCATCATTTGATGTTTTATCTAAGATTACTAAACCAATATAATCAGGATTTAAATCAACTGCAGCAAATCTATTTTGATTTTTGCCTACAAGTTTTCGTGATGTTTGTTCTTGTTTATGTTTAATGTAAATGTTTTTGTCGTACTTACCATTATTCTTTTCTTTGATTTCCTTGATGTAAGTTTTATAATCAAAAGGTTCACCATTAATCATTTCATTATCAACTGTAATACAAAGATATTCATGATCTAACTTGACTGAAATAGGTAATATATTTAAGTCTTTAATTAATTGAAGATCCTTCAATTGTTTCTTATAATTACCTTTAACTACATAATTGATATAAATTTTATTCTCGCTGTTCATTTTATAAATGATTTGATTATTAGTAAAATCAAATTCAAAAAATCTATTAGAATTAGGATCACATTTAGATCCGTAAAGACTCAAAGGAAGGATTCTATTCGAATGATATTCATCTGTTTTAGTAATTATAGTGTTTTTATTTTCCTTTTTATCATTATTTAAGTAGGATATTTCTTTTAGTAGTTTTCTTGTACCGAAAGTAATATCCTTTGATAAATTTCTATTTTTATAACTTAAGTTTTTCTGATATTTAAATAGATTCCTTGTTTCTTTTTTGGTTAATTTTATTTTTGATTGTAATTCTTTTATATCATCTTGTAAATCAAGTATTTCCTGTGATAATTTATCTTTATTTGTTTGAATTTGCTTAAATTTTGTCTTAACATCAATTATTAAACAGTTAGACTCGTAAACACTCAAACCATATATTTTAGTTAATTTAGTAATATATTCTTTATCATTAATTTTATCATAATGTTTATAAAGTTTACGAAAGAAATATGAAAACTGTTTCTGACGATTTAATATTTTAAGTTTACCCTCTTCACTAACGTTAAATCCAACTTTTATTGATATCATATATTATCTTGTAGTTCTTTTTTAATTTTATATCATTTATTATCTTGTAGTTCTTTTTTAATTTTATTTAATTTTCTTCTATTTGAATATGATTTCATAGAGAAATAATGAATAATAGAAATCAAATCATCTGTTAATTCTTGTTCATAACTTTTGTTTTGTATGTTATCACTTATGACTATAATTTTAGTACCAAAATATTTAAATACTTCAGTAATAAGGTCGAATCCAAATCTACATAATCTATCTTTATTTTCAACTATAACGCATTCAATTTTACCTTCAATAACAAGTTTAATTAATTTATTTAAACCATCTCTTTCAAATGACATACCTGACTTAATATCTTCAAATTGCTGTTCAATTACTATATCATTTAATATAGAGAATTCATAAATTCTATTAGATTGTTCTTTTAAATCATTTTTTCTTGGTTGGTTTGAAACTCTGGCATAACTAACATTAATTCTTTTATGTTTTATTTTTTTAACTCCAATTAATTTATATACATCTTCGTCATTATAAATATATGAATAATTATTTATTTTATTAATTTTTATTAATCCTTTTTTAATATATTTACTTAATGTAACTTGGGTTATACCCAATATTTCTTTTACTTCTTTTGCTTTCATAATTATATATATTAAATAAAAAATACCGTTTTTTGCTAAAATAATATAATTTATATAACGTTATATAATTATAATTAATAGTCTTTTATTATTTTTGTATTACATTTTCAGTTATAAATTCAATATATTTTTTCATATTTTTTATTCCCATCTATTATTATAAATATTTGATGTATACAATTCTTTAGTTGCATTATCAGCTAATATTAAATTATTAGAATCTTGCACTACTCGTTGTAATAATAAATTAGATTTAGATTCATCAGGAATAACATCATCATATATCCTTATATTTGTCAATTTTATATTAGATGAATTTATTATTATATTTTGATCAACATTAAATGTATTTAATGGTACAGTTACTCCTTCATATTCATCAATATATTTTATTGACGCTATATTATATAAACTTGTGTCAGTTAATTTATCAGCAATTTCAGTATTTTTAACTGGTCTATATCCATTTGATGTATAATACGATATGTCATTTATATTTGTATTATCTAATATAACACTTTTATAATTAGGTGTAAACATTGTTATTTTATAATTATATCTTCTTTTAAATAAATCTAAACTTATTGTTCTTTGTCTATTATCTAAATTTACAGTTAAACCATACCACATATTTGTTGTTAATCCTGTTATTGGTAAACTATAATTTATGTTATTTATAGTCAATGTTATATTATTATTTGCGTAAGATAATTTATATCCTTTATTATTAATTGAATCATAGTTGTTTATAAATTCAAAATAACTTTTATTACTAACATAATAAGAATTAAATATATTTTCATCAATTGCCTTATTTGGATCAAAACTATTATTAAAATTAAACCACACATTAAATGCTCTATTATCACTAAAATTCAAATTTGAATCTTTATATGTATAAGTAACTGCGGTTGTACCAGAAGATAATGATGATAAATTATAATAGCTATCTGCTATTTTTATATCTTTTAATGAATTATAGATATCTTTTTTAATTATCTCTAATTTTGGATTAACAATTAATCTATAAACTTCGTGTGTTATAGGTTTTAATTGTTTATTTGCAATTTTATCTTCTTGTTCTCTTATTTCTCCGCCAAATAAAGAATCTATAGTATTATTATTTGTTAATGATTCAATAAGATTTTTTGATGCATTAGAAACATTAGTTTCATTTGCAAGTTTTTCATATTTTTCAAGAACAACATTATAATAAACACCCATATACATAATATCTCTTTTTACTTGAGCATGTTTAATTCTATACATACGATTTGCTTGACAAAAATATATAATATCTTTTTGGAATGGTCTTTTTTCTATTCCAAATGCATTATGAAATTCGTCTTTTAATATAATAACTTGAAATGTATCCATCATATCTAACATATATTCATTTATTTGAACTTGATTATCTGGAAAATTATTTTCAGGTACAATTATTTTTATTTTTTGTGTATCTACTATATTAAATAATTGATATTCATGTAATATACTATCTATTCCTTTACCGTCAGGATCTGTTAAATGATAATCAACTGTCCATCCAAATATTTTACCTACTGTATTTGATAAATATGTATACCAATCTCCTATTTTTTGTCCAGCATAAGGATTAAATATGCCTTGTGATGCTGCTGTTTGAGTTGAATCTAATCCAGTTGTATTACTTTGTGAACTTAGACTTGGTATAACATTACCTGATATATAACAACTTAATCCTTTTGTCACCCAATCTTTACTATAATCTAATGGAGTTTTACTATCACCTTTATATGATGTTATACCATTTAAACAAACTGAATTTGTACCACTATCTGTTGAATTTGAAATTGTAGTTCCAGTATTTACTGCAGGATAAGAAACTGCACAATCCTCTCTAACTCCATATCTATTAGTTTTAAGATAATTATTATTAATATTTTGAAAATCTCCTAATAATATAATATCATAAATTTTAGATGTTGTTCCAGTATTTATTTTAGAAACTGAATACTCAACTTGTGCAAATCTAATTGGATTTATTTTTACAGTTGATATATTTTCTGTTGTTAAATTTTCCCAAGGCGTATATGTTCTACCATTATCTTGAGTGAATCTATATTTAATTTGTAAATTATTAGTATTTGATCCATATATTTCATAACCAGTTAATTTGAAAACTTTATAAATATCTTTTGGGGTAAATAATATAAATTCATTATCTGGTATATTAACAATTGTATCTGTTTGTTCAATATCATAAGTTCCTTCGATTACAATTGTATTTATTGTAAGTGCTGGTATTGTAGTAGTATCAGCATCAATTCTATAATAAGCTAAATTTAAATATAAGTTATTTAATGAGCAATAATCTTGTGTAATTCCTGTAATAGGAGAATACTCACTATAACTTATACCACTTCTTGTATTGCTATAAGAAAAATATTTTTTGAAATAATGATCATTAGTTTCTCCTTTTACAATATCTGTAAATTTTGTAATTGATGATATGCTTTTTAATGGAACGATAGAAAAATTTTTAATATCACGAATTTGAGTAGATATTTCATCTGTATACGTTGGAGTACCTAACCAACTCATTGTAAAAGTACCATCAAATTTAGGAGTGTAAATATATCTCATTTTTAATTATTTTATATTTCTCTTATATATAAAAAATTTAATTATAATATATTTTTTAAAAATTAACTCTTTCTTTTACTCTTATTGCATAACTTAATATTGATTCATATGTATAATAAGAATTTTTCATTTTAGGGTCTTTATATAATTTAAAATCAGGAATAGAAGAAATATCAACTTCTAATATTACCCATTCGTCGATATTCATATTGAATAATTCTGTCTTATCATATTTATTTTTAAAAAATTTTCTTTTTTCTGCACAAAATTCTTTAGCATCTGACAAATTGTCAGTTAAATATACTCTATCTACATCATTAGATATCATATTTTGAGATTTAGGAACTAATCCTATTTTTTTAATTTTTTCGTAATAATATTTTGTTGTTGCATGATATAATATATCAGGTGTTCCATCAGGTACATCAAATCTTTTTTGAAATGTTATATTAAATATTGTATCTTTTGATATCATTATACTTTTTATTTCTAATCCATTATTATCAATTATACTAGGTTTAAAATATCCCATATTATGCATAAAACTAGTCAATTCTTTATTAAATTGTTTTTTATTTACATTTGAAATATCAATTGATAATGAAATATATCCTTCTAATTTTTTTATTTCATATTTAATATTATATGATTTTATTAAATTATCTAATTTTTCACAAAAAAAGTCATAATCAACAGAATGAATTAATCCCTCCTTCATAGCTAAATAAAAATGATTGTGAAAATAATCTGCTTCTTCATTAAAATTTCTATATTTTTCAAAATTTTTAAACCTATCTAGCATATTTTTTATTTATTATAGTTAATATAATTATATAAGTTTATATAAAATTTTGAATGATAAATTTTATATATAAGAGAAAACATTTTTTTATGGCTATAATCACCCCTAATGATCTTATTAATCCAACAGAAAAAACAATAAAGAACTGGAATTGCTCATTTATTGCAGTTGAAGGTCCAAATATAATTGAAAAATTAAGCTTAGAAGATTTGGCTATTCCATATGAATCTCAATATAGATCGAGAATAGTTTTAAAAGCTGGTGAATCTAATAAAATGCTTTACGGATTTATTGGTAAGGCTGTTACATTCTTAATGATAAAAGTAACTTATGATAGTTTATCTGATCCATATTATACATATGAACAAGAAAAATATAATATAAATTATTATTTTGAAAATGATCCTATTCTTAGACCATTAAATAGATTATTAATAATGACAGGTTCTTCTGATGAAAGAATACCACAAATTTATGTGACAAATCCATTAGATTATGACGTAACATTAGATGTATTAGAAGCAACAGTTGATTCTGAATTTGATGAAGATGATGATATACCTGCTGATTATCAAATACATTATGCTATAACAAATATATCAAGTACATATTCTGGAAAAACAGATGATGAATATATAAGATGTTCTGGTACAACAGAATCAGGTTCTACATATTCATTATATTTACCGTTAGCAACTGGTACAGGAAATGTATTAACAATCAAAAATATATTAAACGGAGTTATAACTATTTTAACACAAGATACAGATTTGATTGATGGTTTAAATTCATATGTATTAAATACTCAATATGAAGTAGTCGTGCTAATTGATGCAGGTACTGGTATCTGGGATAAAATATAATATAAATATGGCAAAAATAACAAGTAATAGTCTTTATGGTAAAACAAAAAGAGAAATAAAAAATTGGGGTAGAGATTTTAGAACATCAGATGGACCTCAAACATCTTCTGTTATGAGTCTCAGTGATATTGCAATACCGTATGATTCATGTTATACATCAAGAATAGTATTACCTTCTTATACTGAAGATTTTTTATTAAATTATGGTATAATTGAAGAATCTACTTTTTTATTATTAAAAGTTACATATAATGGTAATTATGATAATGAGAATGAAGATGCGTATGATCCATATTATTATTATGAACCAAGTACATATAATATTAATTACTATTATGATTCTAATTCAGGTATAACATATCCAATTGGAAGATTATTGCTTTTAAATGGCTCATTTCCAAATAAATTAGGACAAATTTATTTGAATAATCCATTAGATTATGATGTAGTTTTAGATGTAATGCAAGCTAATATTGAAGCTCCAATAGTTCAACCACCAAGTAGTGCAGTAACGATATCAAATTTGTATTATAGTGACATTATAACAAATCAAGTTGAATGTTATTCTTATACTGGATTAACAACAGGATCTACTGAATTTATTATTACTGGAATTACATCTTCAATAATAAGTACAGGTTATACAATTACACAATATATAATTCCATATAATACTATTATATCAATAAATTCAGATACATCATTATATTACATTTACATAAACACTACATCAACTTATTATACTATTAAATTTTTAACTCAATCTGATTATGAACAAGCATATTTTAGAATAATATTCGCGTATTCATCATATACAGATGGTAATTGTAGATATTTAACTACAACAGAAACATACGATAGTGGTAATAATATAAATTGTTAAAAATAAAAATTAATTATAAATGACTATTATATATTATAATTCTCCTATAAGTGGAACTACTTGGATTGGTAGTGGAACTACTGTACCACATAATGCATATTTGCATTTATATCATGATAGTGTTACAGGTTGGACATTAAATAGTTTAAAACATCTATTCATTAGTGGAATAACTGGTTGCATTTCAGTGAATATACCATTAGATAATATAACTTTTGAGTTATATGAGAAAGGTACAAATATACAATTATATGAATTAACAAAATATGGACAATATTTTATATATATTTCAATTTCAGATTCTGTTGGAAATATAACTACATCATATATTTATAATATTGTTGTAAATGATAGTTCTCCTGAAATAATATTTAATTGTAATATTTTTAATTCAGGATTGACAGGAAATACTATTGATTTTTCTGGAGCAACTGGTATAACATCAGGAATTAATATTTATTCTGGCGTAACATTTAATCTTTTTGAATTTGATAAAAATATAATTAATAAAGTTGATATAATTTATAATTGTATATGCTATGTGATTGATAATATTGATTATTGTATCAATAAATATATGATAAATGTTTTAATTATAGGATCAAATTTATTAAATAATAATGAGTATCAAGAAATTTCTATACCAGGTTATTATTGCATAAAATTATCTTTAATAAATAGTACAAATTATGAGATTGTTTATTATTTTCTTGTAGATGCTGTTTATGATCCAAATAATTATAATTCTAATATTTATTAATATTATTGACCTAATAAAATAAATATATAAATTAGTAAAAATTAAATAAATAAATGAGTAAAGTAACTTTTGATGGATCAGCAAAAATAATAACTATAAATAGTGGAGTAACAAGTATTGATGTTAAAACTGATTTATATTTAGAATGGAAGCAATGGGTATTAGAAGGAGATAATTCTAAATGGCTAGCTGCATTCAGATCATTTGGTGGTGATCCAACTACATTAAATCAAAATGCTCCAAGCTACTTTTTTTTAACTAATAATTGGATAGTTAAAATAGAAAATTTAAATGTAGCAATACAAGATAATTTATATTCAGATGATTATGATATTCCTTATCTAAATATAAATTCTACAATATTATCAAAAAATTCTGATATACCTAGTATTGATAGTTTAACTGGTATTACAGAAACATTATCAGATATGAATAATACTATCATAGATATTTCATTTGATGTTAAACATATATTAGGATTATCACAGCAAAATTATAGATTAAGTAATCATGTTTATGATGATGATTTTAGATTGACATCAGTTACAATAAAATTATTTAATACTAAAACTGATTGTAATAATAATGTTAATAGTTTTGCTAATTATACAATGAATGCGGCTTATGATGATAATGGATTATTAATTGATTATAAAGTAGTTAAAAATTAATTCTTATTATGATTAATCACATAACAACAAATTTAGTAACTAAAGGTTTATTGAATATTTCTAATATTACAAAAGGAATGATACAAATTAAGTATCAAATAATATTTAGAAAAAGAGGAGGATCGAGTGCTAATGTTGTTCATTCATATGATAATGATGAAGCATTCTATGATGAACTTAGAAAGCATAAAGAAGAAGAAATTGACTACATAAAAGTGTTTGTTGATTGGAAAGGAGCAAAATTAAAAGCATTTAAAAAAATTGAAGTTAAATTATTAAAAGAACATATTGAAGCAGAAATATTATTAAAAACAAATAAAAAATTCACAGTAGAAATAATAAAATAAAAAAGATGTAATTTATATTACATCTTTTTTTATAAATATTTAAGTTATTTAAATGAATCAAATTTCATTATACTGGAAACTACTTTTTCTTCTTTTTTAGATTTTTCTGTTTCTTCATCAACATCTTCTTCAACAATTTCTATTTTTTTCTCAAAAGCTGCTTCCAATTTTGAGATTGTGTCATTTTTCTCGACTACTTTTTCAACTTTTTTTTCAACTTTTTTTTCAACAATTGGTTTATTTTCAAATTTTGTTTCTGATACAGATATTCTTGGTTTATTTGAAGGTTTTTGAATTTCAGATACCATTTCTTCTATTTTAATAGAAGCTTTACTTTTTATTTCAAAATTATCTTGCCACACTGGAAAATATAAATCTTCTGATATAATTTCAAATTTTATTTTTCCATTATCACCTTTTTCATATAGACTCAATTTAGGAATTTCAAATCTACAAATATCATTTTCAATCTTACCTATTAAAAGAACATTTTTATTTTCTTTTGTCATTAATATTAATCTTGGCTCAACATCATTTACGTTAATGCCATCACTATTTATTTTAAATTTTAAAATATCATTCTCTTTATTGTTAAATAAATCCATATTAATTATTTATTTTTTATATTCTATATATTAATAAAAAAATATAGAATTATATATTAAAATTTTGATCTTCTTTTTTTAATATATAATAAAAAATTAAGTTTAATGTCAACTGGAGTAATACTTCCAAATAATTCGTTAATAGCAGATTTGACCAGTAAATATTGGCTTTATTTTTCAGATAATTTTGGAAGTATAAATGCTACACTTATTAATGATTCTAATGGACATCCAATAACAGGATATATATCTGGAAGAACCTCAATTTATTATGATTTTGATTATTCTGGTAATACTCAAGAAGGTAGAATACCAAACACTGATGTAGATTTTACTGCTGTTGCCATTGGGCAAAATATCGCTAGATATTCTATAATTAAAGGTGTAATCACAAGTGGTTTAACAAATATAATTTTAACTTCGGATACAGATTGGAATTATTCTGGTAATACTCAAGGAACAAGTGGCACATCAGGAATAGATGGAGAAAATGGTACATCAGGAGCTTCTGGTAGTGAAACTCTTGAACTTACAATTACTGGAGTTCAAGATGGTATAAATAAGAATTTTATATTATCTAGCGGAGTCAGTTATATCCACATGTTTTATGTTGATGGTCAATTACAAACATATAATAACGATTATTATGTTTCTGGATTAACTTTAACATTTATTAAAATACCACCTAAAGAAAGTGATATTTTAAGATTATTCATCACACAGCATGGCGGTGTTTTTGGTACATCAGGAACAGATGGAACATCAGGAACAGATGGAACATCAGGAGCTTCTGGTAGTGAGTCTCTTGAAATTACAATTACTGGAATTCAAGATGGTATAAATAAGAATTTTATATCATCAAGTGGTATTAGTGAAAATCATATGTTTTATGTTGATGGTCAATTACAAACATATAATAACGATTATTATGTTTCTGGATTAACTTTAACATTTATTAAAAATCCTCCTAAAGAGAGTGATATTTTAAGATTGTTTATTACTCAGCATGGCGGTGTTTTTGGTACATCAGGAACAAACGGTACAAGCGGATCATCAGGGTCATCAGGTAGTTCAGGGTCATCAGGTAGTTCAGGTTCATCAGGTAGTTCTGGAACAAATGGTACATCAGGTATAAATGGAGATATTATAAACGAAATTGATATTTCTGGAATTCAAGATGGAGTAAATAAAAATTTTATATTATCAAATGAAATTGTAAGTGAAAATCATATGTTTTATGTAGATGGACAATTACAAACATATAATAATGACTATTATATCTCTGGATTAACTTTAACATTTATTAAAATTCCGCCTAAATATAATTATATTTTAAGATTGTTTGGTAGTATAGGCACAAATTATCATAATGGAATTACTATTAATCAAAATATTGTTGTTGATAATTATGGAACAATAAAAACATTAAATATTGTTAATGGTTTGATAATATCAATAACATAAATTATCAATAACATAAATTATCAATAACATAAATTATCAATAACATAATTTTATATATAATATAAATAAAAATAAATTAAAAATAATGAGTACAAGATTAGATGCGAATGATAGATTAAAAGGATTAAGTTTTAAAAAACCTTGTATCGTTGCGACATTAGAAAATGTAAATTTAACAGGGTCAACTAATGTAATTGATGGAGTATCTTTAAATTTAAATGATAGAATATTAGTCATAAATCAGATAGATCAGATAGATAATGGTATTTATATTGTTTCAAATGTTGGTACAGGTTCTGATGGCGTTTTATTACGAGCAAATGATTTTTCTACAAGTGATGATATATTTGCTGGAATTAACATTTATATTTTATCAGGAGATACATATAATGATAGTTATTTCATATTAAATACCGAAAATCCTATATTAGATATTACTCCGTTATTTTTCTCTAATAAAAAAATGTTAGATACTCAAAATGTAAGTAATAATCAAGTATTATTATATAATAATAATTCAATAATTGGTTATACAGGACTAACATATGATGGTAATACATTAGATATAAATGGTAATGTTAATATAACAGGTAATACAACAGTAATTGGAAATATTATTTCAAATACAATATCTGTAACAGGAGGAACTTCAACTCAATTTTTAAAAGCTGATGGATCTATTGATTCAACATCATATACTGATTTTAATTTATTTACTGGTGAAACATTTGATAGAATAAGTGGTGATACATATTTGAATAATTTATTAACAGGTGAAACATTTGATAGATTATCAGGTGATACATTTTTAAATGAATTATTAACAGGTGAAACATTTGATAGAATTTCAGGAGATACATTTTTAACTGAATTATTAACTGGTGAAACATTTGATAGAATTTCTGGAGACACAGTATTAAATGATTTAATTACAGGATTAACTTCAACAGTTAATAATAATTATAATTTATTAACAGGTGAAACATTTAATAGAATAAGTGGAGATACAGTATTAAATGATTTAATTGAAGAGTTATCAATAAATGCTCAAAATCAAATGAATAATGAAATTAATAATAGAATTTCAGGAGATACATTATTGAATAATTTACTAACTGGTGAAACATTTGATAGAATAAGCGGAGACACTTTTTTAAATGAATTATTAACAGGTGAAACATTTGATAGAATAAGCGGAGACACAATATTAAATAATTTAATTACTGGATTGACATCAACAGTTACGGATAATTATAATTTATTAACAGGTGAAACATTTAATAGAATTTCAGGAGACACATTTTTAAATAATTTAATTACAGGATTAACACAGAATATTATAAATAATTATGTACCTTATACTGGATCTACATCAAATATAGACTTAGGATATAATAATTTAACAGCTAGTTCAATTATTAAATCTGGTGGTACATCTAATCAATTTTTAAAGGCTGATGGAACTATTGATATAACTACATATTCAAATACTGGTCATAGTCATTATCAATTATTTCAACCAAATGGTACAACTCCTTTTGTCTATACAGATAATGGTGGGTCATTTCATATTGATGGAAATATTATTCAATCAGGATCAACATATGAAACTCATACAGAACAAATATACACTACTAAAGATTATATTTATTTGAGAAGTGGAGCAACTTCTGGATTACCTGATGGACAATATGCAGGATTTACAGCTAAATTATATGACGGATCTAATGATGGTCAATTAGTCTTTGATAATAAAGGCTTTGCAAGAGTTGGAGACGTAGGTAGTTTATTGAAATTAGCAGCTATTCAAGAAACACCTACAGATACACAATTTACTTACTATGATGCTGCAACTTATTCATTAAAAACACGTGCTTTTTTAAGTGGTGATATTACAACGGCTTTAGGATTTACTCCTTATAACGCAACTAACCCATCTAATTATATAACAATTGGATCAGTTCCTGTTGTAGCTACAACAACTCCTTTAATAAATGGAATTGCTGCAATTGGAGCAAGTGGTAAATGGGCTGATGGAGCACATGTTCATCCAGTTGATACTTCAAGACAAGTTGCATTAAGCGGAACTGGATTTGTAAAAAGCACATCAGGAACTATTAGTTATGACACTTCTACTTATATTCCAGTCACAGGAAATACAAATACAATAAACTTAGGTGTTAATAATTTAACAGTAGATACAAATACTCTGTTTGTTGATTCTGTTCATCACTATTTAGGTATTACTACAAATAATCCTAATGCGTCAGTTGATATTGGAGGTTTTGGTACACCTTCTGATTATGGAGGAGGAACTGGTACGGCTAAAGTTTTAATTGCTGATAACGCGACAGGGTCATCTGGTGTTCAAATGTATAATTCTAATTCAGGAACAGCCTCTGATTTTAGATTTGCCATTTTTAATAATAATAAAAATGAATATATGGCATTTTCAACGCCAGCCGATACTAATACTAATACTTTATTTGGATTTGCAAGAAGTACATCTAATTATTTATTTAATAATTTAAATGGAGTAGGTGGCACTCTTAGAAATTTAACTATTGGTACGGTTGGAAGTTCTGACCTTATATTTGGAACTAACAATGTAGAAAATTTAAGAATAAAATCTGGAGGTAATGTCGGGATTGGAACTACTACTCCAGGAACGTTATTAGAAATAAGTAACTCTGCAAATATATCTATTAATTCAATTTTAAGGATTAGAGACATTAATACTGGTGGTTCATATTTTGATATCGGTTCTGCTAATGGTAGTAGTGGATTATTCATTAATCAAGGCTCTACTAAGATAATGCAAATTAGAAGTAGTGGAAATGTAGGATTTGGAACTTCATCAACCCCTAACGCAAGATTTAATATTTATAAAAGTGGAATAATTGATTATTTCAATATTACAAGTTCAGTTGATGGTGATGTGATGGTTATCTTAAATAATGGCAACGTCGGGATTGGAGCTACCACTCCAGACCAAAAATTATCAGTTTGGGGTGGTTCACAAAATATTATTGATCCAACAACTTTAGGTTCTGAAAGCTTAACTAATGGTACGTTATCTGGTGGAACTTCTTGGACTGCAACAAATGATTGTACTTTAGTATCTAATAACGCAACTTGGACTTTTTCTGGTGGAACTGCTTCAACTCTTACACAAACGAATGCTAATTTAACAGTTGCAGGAGTAGGATATAGATGGTATAAATTTGTTTATACAGTATCAGCTATTTCTGGAACTCCATCTGCATCAATAACAACATCTTTTGGCGGATCAACAACTTCTCTTACTATAACAGCTGGAGCACAAACTACTTATTTTAAAGCAGCTACTACACCTACTGATTTTGTTATTACTTCTACTTTGGTATCAGGACAGACATTCACATTGGGTACGTTTTCGTTAAAAGAAGTTCAAGGTGGAAATTTAATAACTGGTGGATTGTTAACTGGTGGAGGTACAACTGGTATTAAAGTTTTAGCAAATGGAAATGTTGGAATTGGAACAACTACTCCTGGACAATTACTTGAAGTAAATAATGGGCACATAAATGTTTTAAATACCAATTATGGACTTCTATTAGCTTCTAATCAAGCTCTAACTAGGAATGGAGCAAAACTTGTACTTGCTAACTCAAGTGCATTTACTTCTATGGGGTTGAGTACCGTAGGAGTTGAAAGAATTTCTATTGATAGTTCAGGGAACGTAGGTATTGGAGTAACTCCAACGTCTATGCTTACTCAAAAATCTACAACCGCATTAGAATCTGCTACGTTAGGAACTGAATTAACAGCTTCTGGAGATACTTGGGGATTAGCAACAACTAAAAGCATAACTGCTTTTGCAAATTATGGATCTACTGTTGCTGGAACAGTTGAAGTAACTTCAAATGCTCATGGATTTCCAGCTGGAACAACAACTAATGTTGTAATATCAGGAACTACTAATTATAATGGTACATACACAATAACATATATTGATGTTAATAACTTTTATATTACGGCAACTTGGGTATCGAACGATGCAACTGGAACTGCAACTCAAACTGGTTGGTCTGGAACTTATGCTGGTGGATACACACACTCAACTGGAAATACAACAGCATTAACTGATTCTACATTGGTTCCAGTGGTTGGTAATTTATACCAAATAACTTATACAGTAACAAATAGGACGACAGGAACATTTACGATTACATTCGGCGGAGTTACATCTTATACTTATTCAGCAACAGGCTCATATGGTCCTAAAGCTGCAACAGTAGGAACATTAACTATTGCTCCAACGACTGATTTTAATGGCACAATAATACTTTCAATTAAATTAATTGCATCATATTCTCCTATTTATGTTATTCAAGATAGTTCTTCTGCTAATACATTAGAAATTCGTAGTTCTTTAAATACTTCAGTAAATTTATTCATAGGTAAAAACTCTGGAAGATATAATACAACAGGTATTAATAATACTTCACTTGGATCTGGAGCGTTACCGATAAATTCAACTGGATTTAATAATGTTGCAATTGGTGGTAGTGCTATGCAAGCGAATACAGCTGGATTTTCTAATATCTCTATAGGTTTTAATTCCCTTTTAAGCAATACTGTCGGTTATGCCAATACATCAATTGGTAATGCAACTCTACAAAATAATTCTATTGGTTATTATAACACAGCAGTTGGTATAAGTGTTCTTGTCACTAACACAGCTGGGTATTATAATACAGGCATTGGAGCAAGCGCGCTTAGTTCAAATTCTACTGGATATTATAACACTGCGATAGGAATTAATTCTATTAATTTAAATACTACTGGTTTTTATAATACTGCATTAGGTGGTAATTCTCTTAGTTCAAATTCAGTTGGATCATACAATACTGCTGTTGGCTATTCATCGATAAGTAATATTGTATCTTCATATAATACTGCTATTGGTTATATATCTGGTCGTTATATAACTGGAGGGGTAACAACTAATATCAATTCTTATAATTCTGTCTATATTGGAGCAAATACAATGGCATCTGCTGATGGCAATTCAAATGAAATAGTAATTGGATATAACGCAACTGGTAATGGAAGTAACTCAGTAACATTAGGTAATACATTAATTACTAAAACTATTTTACAGGGTAATACTGGTATTGGCGGATATACAACTCCTTTACATTTCTTAGATAATACTCAAACTCAGAATCAACGCACTGTTTATGGATTAAACGTGGTGATGAATGCTACTAATCTTCAACAAGATATAGTATCTACAGGTAATGATGAACCACTTTTAAATCAATACTATGCCTGGAAATTTACCGCAAGTGCTGCAAACACAATGGGTTCGTTATCAGTTAGATTGAAGAAAATAGGTACTGTTACAAATACAACAGATTATATTAGACTTAAATTATATTCAGATACAGGTACAGCCCCAAATGCTTTATTATACACTTCTGATCAGGTTAAAATGGGCACATTAACGACTTCTTATGTTGAATACTTGTTTGGTGGAGACTATACGATGGTTAATGGTACTTCATATTGGTTAGTAGTTGAAAGAAGTGCATCAGTAACAGGAGGAGGTTCAATTACAGTTGATAGAAATTCTAATTCTTTAAGTACGACAAATGTAGCAACTCCTGCGAGTGGAGATTGGACAATAAATACAGGTTTAGGAAAATATATTATTTATGGACAGACTCCAAGGGGTATTTACGGTAGTTCAACTAATCAACCTGGAATTTGGGGTAATTCCATTAATAATTATGGGATGTATGGTATATCCATAAATGGTTATGGGGTTTATGCTAATTCAACTAATAATATTGGAAATTTTGGATCATCCGTAAATTCTCACGGTGTTTATGGGTCATCAACTAATTTATATGGGGTATATGGAATCTCTACAAATAGTATTGGAGTTTATGGACAATCAAGTAGTAATTATGGACTATATGGACAATCAAGTAGTTCTTATGGATTAGGCGGTATATCAACAACTGGAGTTGGATTTATTGGTATATCAACAAATTCATCTGGTGGAGCAATGTATATAGGTGATGGGGTAGATAAATTAACCCAAAACAATACTGGTTCTGTACTTATAATGTCAAGACGTGTTGATGGTAACTCCACATATGCAGTAAGTGGTAATTTATTAAATATAACTGATAACCCAACCAACTGTACATCAGTTTCAGGAGCATTAATTTCAGGTACAATAGTATCTACTGAAAGATTTAGAATTGATCCTCGTGT